CTGTAACCCGCATGGTTGAGCCATTCTTACGAATTTACTACTGAGTAAGGAGTGGATAATGGTTGGTCTCTCGTGATGTCTTCTTCTGTTCTTTATGAGAAGAGGTAACTAGGCTTCCAGAACGTCACACATTCTCTGTAAGCCACATAAACACTGGGTTTTTATGTTTTCTACAGAGTAGTGATGCCCCTTGTTGTTTCTCTCCTCTTTTCTTCTTCTCTTAAACAGAAATAAATAAAGAGGTCATTAAGACCTCTTCTATTAAACTCTAAACATTAGTTAATCTATTTCTTTTCTCTTAGACTTAAATGTTTCAATTCTTTTTCTAATCAAGTCTCTCACTTCCCATGCTACTAAAGAAGAGAAATTATCCAGAACTTCATATTCACCAGTAGTATGTGTAAGGACAATAGCTGGAACAGTTTTAACTCCCATTCTTCTTGCTTTATTCTTTTCTTCATTACTATTTGCTTCAATAATGTCTATTCCTCTTCTATGTTGGATTTCTCCTGTTGCATCATTCTCTAGCATTTCTGATAGAGCTTCGTATTGAGGTTTAAACAATTCACAATAAGGACAATTATCTCTTGTTACATAAATAACTTTAGTCTTCATTATCTTCTCCTTCATCTTTATTGGTAAACATTTCATCTTGCAAGGTTTCTGTCATTGTCTCAGCAACCATTCTTACTCTGGTAATAATAATGTCTGCAAAGAAAGACATCCCATTAAGAATAGCAGCAGAACCATATGTGTCTTGAACAACTATCCTTTGAGGTTTCTCTTCTTCTTCCTGTTCTTGATTATTGAATGGGAGAAGATGTGCAGCTTCAAGAATGAATAGAGGTTGACAAGTCTCTTCATCAATTTCCCATGAAAGAGAGAATGCGTACTTCTCGTGTTGAAAGACTATTGCTTTATCAACAAAGGATAGTTGTCCAAAATGTTCTTCCAGTTTTTGTAGAAGAGAAAACATCATGATGACACCATTTATCTCTTTCATCTTCTGCCAGTTGATTTCTTTTGCTTTCAAAGTTTATCTCCTTTATTCTTATTAACTTATTGTTAGGATTATAACATCTTTAAATGTACTGATGCTCTACAAGCCGCATAAATACTGGGTTTTTAAGGTTTTCTACAAAGTAGTGATGCCTTCCTTGCTGTTTCCTTCTGCCCTTTTCATGTGTGTCATCTATCTATGTAAAAGAGAGTATGTAGAGGTCTCCAAGATTTAGCATCGGCTGTAACCCGCATGGTTACTGGGTTTTCAAGAATTTACTTCTAAGTAAGGAATGGTTGTGTGATGTCTTTACTATGTTAAATTCCATGACGTAAGTCTAAATGAATTTCTATACACATACTGAGCATTCACATGGTGGGTAACGGCAGTGACTAAGAACTTCTCTGGTCTAAATCTTTCATTAGCCATTGCTGTTCTAAGGTCAGCATCGTTATGGTTCATCATTAGTTTTACTGGATTAGCAAACACCTTCCAAGACTTACAAAACCCAAAGGTAGAGAACATAATGGGAAACTGAAGAACCTTAAACAGATTTCTTCTTCTCTTGGCTTTCCATTGGTCTGTCGTCTCTGTAAGTGAGTTTCCAACATCAAAGGTGTTTTGTGCTTTTGGAGCATTGAGAAGAACAGCATCTGGTTCTCCTTTATTAGTGAACTTCTTGGGTTTACCTTTCCATTGCTTTTTTGTAACATCATAGGTGTGCATCTTGGATGCAGAGTATCCAGAGAGAAGATTTCTCAATTCATCTTGTTGTTCTATGACTGGTTTCTTAAAGGAAAGATTATGGTTAGTATTTCTTGTCTCTGCTAGGTTATTGATAGACTGATTGAAGATAAGCATCTCAGACTGTTTCATTATTTCTTCTAATGATTCAAGTCTGTATTTACCTTGACCGTTCTTTTCTGTCTCTTCTATATAGATAAAGTAATCTTCTTTTGGAGAGGTATCCCTAAGAGCCATATGTGCAGCTATCATAGGGTTGACGTTTGGAGCAAGATAGGTAATCTTGTTCTTTGGTTCTTTATACTTTGTCTTTACTTGTCCAATACCAATCTTCTTTAAACACTCTTTGATTGCCTCTTGGGGTTTCTTGTTCTGAAAGGTCTGAGTCACACGAGTTGACAAATCTTTCATGAACTCTTTGTTAGCAGCGTAAAGGGTAAAAGCCTGTTGGTTTGGTGTGTCAGATGTTCTGTGTGCAATGTGATAGATTTCAAATGCTGTATCAATACTTCCGTCAGTGTCAAAACCTTGCATTGTTGACATCTTAACCGTGACCATATCTCCAACTTTTATAGAGTCTATTACATTCTTGTAATCATAGATAGAGACAATAGCCGTCATGAATGGACAAAACATATCTTGAAATATCTTCAAGTCAAGAAGATTGTTGGAGAGGTCTTGCCCTCCAACAGTCATGACGAAAGAAGATAAATCACCAAATCTGGGTGAGTTTGAGATAGCCATTATTGATTCTCTTCTTGGAACAGTACATCATTTACAGAGATAGTTCTTATCCTTACAACATTAGTCATCTCTCCATAGATGTTTGGCTTTTTGGATAAGGCAGATATTTCAAAAGAGAAGGGAAAGTCTCTCTTAGATGTCAAAGGAAGTTTGAATCTAAACTCTCCTTTTTCATAATCTACTTCACCAATTCTAAGCTCTACCTTTCCTGCTTTAACATCATCTCTTGTAACATAGATAGAACCTTTTGTGGGGCTTTCTTTTCTGTCAGTCAATACCCAAGTATAGTTATAGTCAGAGAAAGTCGCAGAAGAGGTTTCAGGCTGTATCTCGTTTGTCAGGGAGAGAATGTGTTGAGCAGAGTTATTTGTGTTCACATCAATCTCTTTACTAATTCTCTTCTCTGAGTAAAGTGAATCTACCCCAAGAATTCCCTTCTTGATAAGAGAGTTCATCTCCAAGTCATTAAGATAACTTCCAAACTGATTTAGGTATTTATCTGAATATTCCCTACACGCCTCAATCGTCTTGTCAGCCACGTTAGCTTTCGTAATGTCAGATATAGTCTTCTTGGTCACAATAGAAAACTTGATGTCAACGTTTATGTATTCAGGGTCAACAAGCATGATGTCTTGTCCTGTATAACCATATCTGTTAATCAGGTTTTTCTTGATGTCTATCTTTGCACCTTGAGACAATGTGTCTGAGTTATTTGGCTTGATAGCAATCATTGTTTTTCCGTAATACTTAGGAACGTTGTCCTCACCACCCCAAACATTAATAGAGCGAATATTACGGAAATCTTCCAGAAGAATATGTTTAATGTCTTCAGCAGTGAGAAGTCTGTTCTGTCTTCTGTAGGTGAACATTGCATTGTGTTTAATGCTTTCTATTGACTCACCGTCAGAACCTCCATAAGAAGAAGAGACTGTCTCTAATTCCCATCCATTAAGTGTAAAAGATGTACAGCCGTCTCCATCCTCGCCAGAGGGTGCAATGTATTCACAGACAATGTATTGTCCGGCTTTTGGTCTTTGAGAAATTGTATCTTCCCCAAAGAAGATTTCATACCAACCATCTTCCGCTGTTGCAAGATAAAAGACTTTTCCTTCTTTGGAATATGTCCCTGTTGCTGACTTGGAATAGAGAAACTCTTCTCCTAGTTCTTTTTCGTCTAAAGAATATTTAATGAAAACTCTTAATGTATCAACGTCTAGTTCTTTATCCTTAATGACAAAACGTTGTTTTGGGTCTGTCGAAACTTGAAATTTCCAGTCTCTTCTATCACCTTGAAAGAGGGTGAAGGTTTTGTCCTTTGAGAAGAAGACATAATTGTCTCCGTCTTTTTCATAGTCGTATAGGAATACATCAGTCTTAAAGAAAAACTCTCTGTGCTCGTCTGTGATGTTGTTTATTCCTCTGACAGCCCAGTCTTTATCTAGTCTGGTGTATTTACCGTCTGGCATATAGTCCAGTTTTCTCTTTACTCTCACTTCTGCCCTAGATGCTTTCTTTCCTCTTACGACGTATCCATTTCTTTTTGCACCTGCAATGACGGCAGTTCTCGTTTGAGCAGATTGCAAATAGTGTTCGTTATCATTGGCTTCCAGATAATAGCCAATGTGAGTCATTTGATAAGCAAGAATATTGATTAGTTGATTGACACCTGAACCCTCATAGTTGATGTCTTTAAATTCTGTTGTGGTAGAAATGTACTCTTTGAGTAAATTCTTATATTGGTTGAAGTCTATAGGAGCTTTCATCTCTTCTCTTAATTGTTTGTTTACTAACAGAATTTTATTGAAAGAAGAAATGAAAACGGGGTCTATAAAGACCCCTTATGTTATTTCTTTTTCTTAATCTTCAAACCCTTAAACTTCTCTTTTGCTTCTTGGATAATATTCCAATTCCTATGAACAGCAAATGTCTGTAGAGGTTTAATGACTTGATTTACCAACATCTTTTTCCTATTAACCCATTTTTCAAGAGGAAAGTCTTTCTCTGGTATTTCTGGGTCATAGACGATTCTATCGTTACCGTAGGGATTGTTTTCTTTTAAATGTACTATCCTTACTTTATCCCCTATTTTAATAGGTTTTATATGTGTAAATTTCTTTTCTTTAATGTATTTATTAAATGCTATAGCAGCTTTAATATGGGAAGGGGTTCCTTTTGGAAGCATTTGAACTGGTTTTGAAATTCCAGAAGAAGGGGCAATATCTCCTAAAGGGGCTTCCAAAAACTGTTGAATAGATTTCTTAACGTGTTCTTGTATTTCTTTTTCTGTTCCTCTAAGAAAGATTTCATAAGAGGGCATAAGCATTTCCTTTACCCTTTGAGGAACAATGCTTTTAACTGCTTCAATACCAGTCATGGCTAACTTAGGATGAGTATATCGGACACCTTCATTATCTGCAACATCAATAATGTAATTCTTTTTGGCTCTGATAATCATTGTTGTTGCAATCTTTTCTCTTTTCATATCCATTAAGTTTTCTGTTCCATTAATAAAATCATTCATCTCATCAAATGATTTATTTAAGAATGACTTAACTTCTGTGGCAACATATTTATCAAGAAAATCAACCTTTTCTTCATCGCTTATAGAAAAGTGATTAATTATATCATCAAATGATGTGTACAAACTGTCAGTATCAATTAATAGAACGTTATCTTTTACTTTTCCAATTATTAAAGAGATGAATTTGTTAATCATCATCTCACCATACTTAATCATTACCTGTCCTGTCGAAGTAATAGCCTCCGCAAGTCTTACATCATAGAACCTGAATGATTTCTCCGCTAATGCTCCATAAAGAGAGTTAATAAGAATCTTCATAGCAAGTTGAAACAGGTTATACCTGACGACTAATGCTTCCTCCTCTCTAAGAAGATTGAGAAGTTCTTCATCAGAGTAATTGCTGAATTCTTCTTTTTGTTGCATTATTGAATTCCTTCTATTTGGTCAAAAGGAAGAATTATTACATCTACACCACAAGTTGTAAACATTCGTTGTGCTTCTGTAATAGAAGAGAACCATCTTCCTTTTTTGTCTTCTTCTGATATAGATGGACAGACGACTCTCTTTAATCCTGCCTGAATGATTGCTCTTGCACACTCATGACAAGGATGGAATGTACAGGCTATTGAAGCCTCCATAATGTTTATGTTGTTTCTAGACGCATTAAAGATTGCATTTCTCTCTGCGTGTTCTGTATAGATTAGTTTCTTATCCTTATCTTGTAAAAGAAGAATGTCATCAGGAAATCCTCTGATGAATCCATTGTAGCCAAAAGACAAAGGATATGACTCTCTATATATGACTGCGCCCACTTTTCGGTGGGCGTCTTTTGAGAAAGTGTTTGCAACATTAAATGCTGTTTGAAGGAAAAATCTGTCCCATTTGTTTTGTTGCATAATTAATAGTCTCTCGATTTAAGCTCTTCTTTAAGTGATTCAATGTCATCTTGTAAAGAACGATTCTCTTGTTCAAGATAATGAACGTCTCTCTCCAACTCTGATACTTCTGCTTCTAAGTCTTCTTTTTCACTTCTTTCAGCAGAGGAAAGCTCTTTATAGTAAATAGCTGACTCCATTGCATCAAGTAGTTTTTTATAAAGAAGAATAAGATGTGGGTTGTTTTCTTTTTGATAAAGTCTTTCAACAACATCTAAATCTTCACTGCTTTCAACATCAACAGCTTTAAGTTTGATTTCATCTAATGTCGGTGTATGTGTCATGATTGTTTACCTCTTTAGTTTGTTTTTAAACATTTGTTCTAACTTACCGCACTCTTTTTCGAGTTGGTCGAGATAGAACTTCGCTTGTTCAAGTTTTTGGTAAGCCTCTTGTAGCTTCATGAAAAGAATTATTTCTTTCTTAGTATCCAATTTGTTTGAAAGTTTAGAAAGGATGCTTCTATTAGTAAAACTAATAGAGCCAAATTCTTCAATCGTATTATCTTTTGTTTCTTCAACATCTTTATCTAAATTCATCTTAGTCTCCTTATGTTTAAAACGGTGTGCCTTCGCCATGAACAATCTCAAGCATTGAGTAAACATCATACAAAGCATCATGCAATGGAAAGTGTTTAATCAAGCCGTGTTCTTCTGGTGGATACATAACAGGAGATTCATAGAAACCAGTATCTGTCCCACAGAGAACATCAATAAAGGTTCTACAGTCTCTCCCTCTTCTTGGATTGAAGGGATAACTTCTTCCTCCAACGTCGTGCATATATTTAAACTTTGGAAGGTCAAAGTCAATACCCCTACTCCAGACATGAGAAGAATTCATGGTGTAAAACTTCTCAAAGAATTTATGAATAAGATGTAATCCTTTTGTCAAGGTGACATCATTCTTATGAGGAATAAGATTTAACTTCTTAGCTTTCTCTGGTTGCTTCTTCCACCACTCCACTGTGGATTGGTCTTTAGTAAAAGCCTTATAGTTAGACAGGTCTTCAAGAGAAAACTTGATGAATAGTTGTTTCTCTTTATCTTGTTCTAAATCAGCAAAGATTGGTTTCTGATTAAAGTCAAATGCCACAAGGGCAATAGAAAGGGGATAAGCAGTCTCCCTTATCCCCAAAGTCTCAATGTCAATAAATATTTCAAAAGACATTAATTGTTTCCTCCTATTTAATAACTAATGTTTCTTCGGTCTAGCTCTGCCTTGATTGCCTCTGCTCTTTTGGCATGAACCTTCATTTCGTTTTTATAGTTTACCCTTTTGTTAAATACTATTGCAACTGCTTTTGGAATTAAACCTTGTTTATTCTTCTTGAAGCGCATTCCATTTGCAGCGACAGTGGTATTCTCCTCTCTTGCTTTCATTACATCTTCGTTAGGAATAAGATTTACAAACTGTTCTATGTTCTTGTAAATCTCTTCCTCACTTCTTCTTGGAGAATCTACTAGGGTTTCAGGAGATATTCCTAGCATTCTGATTATCATTGGATACCATTAATGTTCAAACAAGTACGCTACTCTTGTCCCGCTTTATTCAAGCTGCTCTATGTCACCATAGAGTTCAGACTATATCACCACCCCCCTTTAAAGGACGCGTTCCATTTCGGCTAGCGATTTAAGCCTACTCTACTAGATTAACTAACTGTTAAGTCAGTCTCGTTCGATAGTCGTTGAACAACATAAATTTGTTTGATTCATATTGCTGCTGATTGTCTTCTTTAGTGAAGAAGAGTTTCCAGCAATTAAGAACGTTATTCGACAGCCATTACTGACCGAAGCCCCGTATCTTTGTTCAGGGATGTAAAATCGAAGGTAACAATGTTTTTATGATAACCAGCAATAACTTCTTTAACATAGGCTCCCATATAGCTCTCTTTGAACTCCTTGGGAATCCTCGGAGGAACAATTATTCCTTCATCTAAAGCCATGTTGTAAAGAATGCCATCCCAGGTCTGAGTGGTCGCCAAAACATCTTCAACAGAAATTTTTCCGAAATGTGCAACAGTTGTTGCAAGTTCTATAAACATTAATCTTTTGTTAAGTTTATAAAGAAGTCGAACGTCTTTGATGTTATATCGAACAAAGTTAGTCGGGTCTTTCTCGTAAAACTCTTTCAAAGAAGAATAATGATGTGCTAACTTCTTATCACCCAGTTCATGTTCTGCTACAGTATCAAGTTTATTGTTGGGTAGTTTTTCATTAGAGTATTTCTTGTAAAGCTCTAAATAGTCCAAGTGAGGAAGACCTTTGATGTTGTAAACATCTATCTCCTCGTCAAAGTCATTGTATGTCCTTCTAAAGTCAACCAACCTGTCTTTGTTCTTATCATCCACATTGTAATAAATAGGAGAAATCAAGCATTGTGTAAAACAAGTGTTTTGGTCTCTTAGTGTTGGATACCTTTTACCACTCTTCTTTTTCTTCTCTTCTATTCTTTCTTCATTATCTGGAAAGAGATAAAGAATTCTTTTCATGATGTAGGGAACGTCAAACTCTTTTGAGTTATATCCGACCAAGAAATCTGGTCTCTCTTCTCTTACATAAGCAATGAACTTAGCTAGAAGTTTCTTCTCGGAAATACAATAGATAACTTCTCCCTCTTCATCCTCTAAAAGCTCTTTATGGATTCTAAGCGTAGTCCAAGTAATTGCTTCATTCCTGCCATTGATGACGGTGATACAAGTAATTGGATGTTTAGCCTCTCTTGCATTTGGGAATGTATCTGTTACCTCTGTTTCAATGTCAAAGAAGAGAGGATTTATTAAGGTTAGATTAGCGTGTATCTCTCCTTTAAATCTTTTGGAAAGCTCTTGGAGAACTGGGTCTTTCATACCATGATAGGAATCATCCTTTTTTGCGTATCTCCAGTAATCAGTCAGATTGAACTCCTCTTCTTCCAGAGGTTCTTCTTTAAGAGAAAGAAACTTGGTGTTTACAACTTTCTTGTCTTCTGCAACTCTATATAGTTTTAATGTGGGGGCTTTATTTACCCTTGTAAAGGGGTTTTGTTCTTCATTGTAGCCCCTCACTACAATTTCTGTTCCAACTAAGGAAGCAGAAGTGAAAAATTCTTTCATACTAACTCCTTGATTTAATTATGGAAATATTAAACTTTCTGTCTTCTTTAAGCACTGCTACTTACATAAGGCTTTTCTCCGTCGTTGTGGCAAGTCTTTTTGTCAGCTTTATTCTATGGGCTATCTTCCAAGCAGTCAAGGGAGAAGATTTACGTTACTTGGTTGTAAGTGAGACTACAGATAAATTGAGTCAAACTAAGTTTTGGACTAACATCGCCTACATATTGGGAAGTATTTGTTTTGTCAAATACAACTTTGATGCAGGTGATAAATCTTCTCTTGTTGAGATTTGGGCTTTGTATCTCTCTGTAATTGGTGGTAGTAATGTCTTTGCCATCTGGATGAAACATAAGAGCTTTGCTGCTAACAGGAAGTGGGACTCTTATGATAGAAGAACTGGGTATGATGAATACTTGAATGATGAAGAAGAGAGCAATCCTTATAGAAATCAACAGAAGCAATACAAGTACCCGACCTATAAACCAGATGCCGATAGAGTGGATGACGAGATTGTAAGACCATAAAAGAAATTCTTTGTTATAATGACCGTGTCTTAGAGAGGAAGCCATCGTTCCTTGAAGAGACATCGAGTCCACGGGTGTAAAACTGAAATGGTAGCTGTAAAAGGCTACCATTTCTTTTGAGACGATACAGTAGTTTTTAAGAAACTTGAATGATGTTTCTCCTAGGAGAAATCAAATAAAAAGCCAGTTAAATACTGGCTTTTCTTGTTTGAGACAATAGAGTAGTTTATTACTGAAGAATGATTCTACTCCTTTCTTCTTCATCTTGTTCTTTGGTAAAAGCATTAAACTTCTCTTCCGATTGCTTCACTATTGTAAGGAATTTTTCATTAGAAAAGAAACTGTTATAGAGTTCATGTTCTTTATCAATAGAGACCAGATAATTTACTCCATCTTTGTTCTCTATCTTAACAGGAATAACCTCATTAATCGTCTCGAACATTTCTTTAAAAGATTCTTTTATTTCTGAATTGTCATAATCCATGAATTGAGCAAGAACACCAAACTGAGACATCGTGAAGATACGTTGCCAGAAAGAAAACTCACGGAAGTTCTCTCCTCTTTTCTCCAAGATGTAAACATCTACTAAGAAGACGAGTAATCCCGCTGCTTGATTTGTTTCTTCTTGTGTCAAATCGTCGTCTGTGTACTCTTCATTAAGCAGAATAGAATCTGTCATAAGTATTCACCTCTTTGTTTTTGAATTTAGATAATTATAAAGGCTCCTAGTGGAGCCTTTTAGTTAAAGTTTTGTTAGGAATTATTTCTTCTAGAAAAAAGCCTACTAACAATCTTTCCAAGGAAGAAGAATGGAGAAAACGCCACTAACAAAGATGTTTTAAAGACTGCCTTAGAGGTTGCCTTGACTGCTCTTGTTATCCATTCTTCTTTATATTTGGTAGAAATTTTAATGTAACCAGTCTGTTTGTAATGATTCATATCTATACGAGCAATGTTATTCCCGTATTTTACCTCATACCATTTATCTGCCCCATTAGGAGAATCAATAAGGTCAACTTTACCACCATTTAATTTTATTTCTTCAAATACTTCTTTAAGGAACTTATCAATATCCCCATTTTCAGCAGAGACAAACGAACGTTTAACCACATCCTTTCTTGGATTACTAAACATCTTAATTACATCTGCTTCATTTATTTGAGATTCGTAAAATTTATACCCACCAAATAAAGAGTCTTTTGGCTTTTTGGCTCTGTAATAGGTAACAATCCCATCAGCTTTAAGGTCTCTCGCATCTATTACATAACCATTGTTCTTCCATTTAACTTGAAAGAAATTTGCGGGTTTCTCTTCAAACTTAGCACCGTCACCCGCAATTAATGTGTTTATTAACTGAACAAGGTCTTTTCTATTTCTAACTTGTTCTATTTGTTTAAAAAATTCTGCTTCATTTCTCGGAAGAGAATAATTAGGAGATTCAAATAAATGTTTAATCATGATTATTTACTTAATTTATTGAAATATAAAAGAATTTTCCTAACCAAATAAATTTGTCAAAACACTTTCATCATAAGCATTTGGGTCAAATGGCATAGAGCCTGAACTTCCAGATGAGACTGAACCTGTTCTTGCTTTAAGTCTTGCTTCTTCCTCTTGTAAGTAACTCTCCAAGAGAAGAACATTAATGGAATAATCAATCATGGACATATCCATTAAATCCCCATAAGAGAAATTGTGCAGCTTGGTAAGATAAAAGATTACTTTTGAGACATCATACTCAAGCTGTGGGGAAACAATTACTTTAAAAAACTTTGCAGTCCAATAATGTCAACGTGATGTTTGTGACCACAACCCTCACAGATGAAATCCTTTGAATATTTAAGTTGTGGAATCTCTTGTGGGAATTGCATTAACCTTTGAACGACTGTGATTGGCATAGAAGAAATCCATTGAGCAAATTCTTCTTGGGTAAATTCTTCTTCCCATTTCTCGTCATTAACCCAGATTGAATCAACACACTTAAAGAGAAGAGCAGATAACTTATTAGTTACATCTTGCTGTTCAACTTGTTCATCAGAGATTTCTGCTTGTTCATCTTCATTTATCTCTACACTAAGGTCTTCTGCAAGAGCATAGTAATCCTCCATTGAAGGAAACTTCAACTTGAAAACAATTTCATTATTGAGTTGAACGACTTGTTCTGGGATTGTCGTAAGTTCAACATCTTTTAATGAAATGTTAAGGTCTGTCTTATGACCACACTCTTGTTCTATTTCCTCTCCTGTGGGATGAACGTGTCCATATTCATCCTCTATGAATTCTGGTTTCATTACAGGACGAACACATCTGTAAGAGACAGAGAGACCATCTGGGACTGATGCTCCATAGATGTTAAGGAAGAGATACTCTGCCTCAAAGGAAGGAATACTCTTTAGAGAGAAATTCTCTGGCTCAATGACACAAGACTTAATCACATCAAGGACAGTCTTTGTAAGAGTTCCAAGATGTTGTGAGTTTGCTGATGACAAGAAAGCCTTGTACTCTCTAAGCAAGAGGTGGCGGATGACCACCTCTTTTTTACTGAACGGAAGAGTAAGAGGAATATGCGGAGAAGAAATCTTAGGAACCGCCATTGTAGATAAACTCCTTTTTGACTGGATTGTAATGTTTCAAATGAATTTTGCCTTCTTCTACAAGCTCCTTTCTTTTCTTCAAATATGGAGCTATTTGTTTTCGTAATCTACGGACTTCTTCGTCTGACAATTTATCTACTCCTCTATATATTCCGTCTGGATATTCTTCTAGTCCGATTACATCTTCTGTAAGGATTTCTTTTAACTCTTCTGGAATGTTAGGTGGAAGATGTCTGGGCATATAGTGAACCCAAGAAGTCTTCTTTCGTTGATAAGAGGAGACAGCCAAGTCATAGTCTTGTTTAAGAACAGCAAAGTGATTAGGTATGTTTTCTTCCTCTAAGGAAGCAGCTTCAAGAGCAGCGTCTAGTTCATCAAACTCTCCTGATTGTTTTCTCTCCTCTAACTCTTTCTTCTCAAACATATAAGCATTTATTCTTTCAACCTCTTCTTTATCTTTATAGAGAGCATAGTTTCCCTCCTCTGGCTCAATCACTTTGCCAAAGTCTTCTTGGTCAACTACTCCTTGAACGAAATCTACAAGAGAAGATGAGGAACTACTTTCCTTAGAAAAAGTGTCATCTTCCTCTACTTTTTCCTTAGAAAAAGTGTTAAGTTCTTGTTTTTCTTCATCTTTATTTCTTTTCTTCATTGGAGGAAGTGATTCCTTTCTTCTTTGGAACCTTTCTCTTTCTTCTTGTTCTTTCTGTTCTTGTTCTCTACGGATTTGTTCTTCTTTCTCTGCCTCTATCTGCTCTCTCGTCTTTGGTCTTGGATAAACGCCAATACGATAGAGTTGTTCTGTCTTAACAGCAGTTTTCTTTCTCTTGACATCAAGAGAAGACCACTCAGGAAGATTCTCTTGTAGGTATAAACCAATGGTCTTAACAACATCATTGGTTAAACCTAGTTCTTCCATAGTGGGAACATAGACCTTGCCTTGATTTGGTGTAAGAATTCTCTTGGTGAGTTCTTCTTTGTTTACGCCAAGTGTAGTGTCAGCCTCTAATTGTTCTTTGGAGAAGAGATGATTGTTATTTGTTAATCTAACAAATTCTTCATCTTTATCTTCGTTTTCATTAATCTGCATGAGTTCTTCCTCTTCCTTATGTTTGGAAGACAACAAGGCTTTTGTCTTATCGTTTCTTTCTCTTGCTTTCTCTCTTTCTTCTCTCAGTTGTTTAATACCACCTTGTCCACCAGTGTATGGCGTCTTGTCTGAGATGCGTTGTTGTTCTGTATCACACTCAAGACGAATGATGGGGCAATCCATCTTGTTCCCGTATCTGGATTTAGATTCATTGACAAAAAGAATGCTCTCTTGGTCTCCTTCTGGTGTTCGCCAAGCAGAGAGAACATAGTCCATTGTCATAGGGATACCAAAAGAATCAGCAGCTTTATCTAGGTCTAAGTCTTCTGAATTAACACCAGACCTGTTTGTCTGCATAGCTGTCCAACCAACAAGGTCTTTCTCCATACATAAGCCTCTAAGCTCCTCTGTAATGGCTTTCTGATAATCATACGAATTTGATTTGCCCTTAGACAAATTGATGGAACGCATCAATCCTAGGTAGTCCACCACAAGAACATCAACCTTAATGTCTTGCTTTCCTTGCAGGTCATGAAGAAGAGAACGTAGATTATTTACTGAGCATTGTCCAGCAGGAAATTCCTTAACTGTGATTGAACCTCTGGAAGAAGAGATTGCTTGTTTAAACTTTTTGTCATAAATCTCTTTTGTAAGGGTAGGAAACTCACTTAGATTGGTCTCAATAAGATTGGCATCCATTCTCTTCAAGAGTTCTTCTTCCCTGATTTCTAAGGTTACGTAAAGGACGTTGTAGTTCTGTCTGAAATAGTTAAGCGCAAGAGAAGAGAGGAACATTGTCTTCCCTACGTTAGTGGCTGCCATGACAGCATTAAGGGTCTTTCTAGGCGCTCCTCCACCAGTCCTTCTGTCAAGGGAGTTCATGCCAAGAGAAATCCTATGTTCAGGATTGGTGTAGTAATCCCAGCGTCTCTCTGAGTCATTTGTAAGGGACATCCCCACGGATGTATCAGTCGAGAATGTAGCGGCTCTCCTACAGGCTTCTAAGGAATGTTCCAGACTTTCTAATGCCTTGTCTGTGGGTTTCTCTTGAAAGTCATAAAGAACTTCAAGGAGAGTATCCATTGAACGTTTCTTCCTGATTTCTTTCTCTATTTCTTCGAGAAGAATTTCTTCATCTGGGAGTCTTGCATCATAGGATTCTTGAAGCAGTTTTCTTGCTGCTTCCAATGTTGAAAGTTCAATTCCTTCTACTTTATCTAATTTGTAATAGACAGTAGTAAAGGTTGCTTTTTCATTTGTCTTTTGTAAGAGTTCTGAATAAACATTGAAGATAAGTTTTGATTCTTTATCCTCAAAATCTGTTTCTTCTAATACAGGAAACAATTTATAGAAGAAATCATCTGACTGAACTAAACCAGCCATGATTTCAAAGTCTAAGGATTTACCAGTAAGCGTTGTTGGTTTCTTTTCTTTTTTCATAATGATTCTTGTCTCCTGTTTGTGAAGTTACTCTGATGAGAATTATGACATTTTAAAGGATGGAAGAAGAGATGTCAAGAGGGAGAAATGTGTCTGAAAGAAGAGTATGAAGAGATGAAAAAGAGTGTCTGCAAATGTAGCATCGTCTGTAACCCGCATGGTTGAGCCATTCTTACGAATTTACTTCTAAGTAAGGAGTGGTTGTAGTGGTGGTGGTGGTGGTGTTTATGGGGTCTAAAAGAGAGAAAAGAAGGCAGCTAGACCTCCTCTAAGAACTACTTACTTAATTGTTTCACTGACATTGTTTCCTCTTGTTTAATGATTCTTCAATGTCTTTATAGAAACTGTTACGAAGTATCATTTACAGATGTAGCATCTCTTGTAACCCGCATGGTTAAGCCATTCTTACAAATTTACTACTGAGTAAGGAATGGATAATGATTGACCTTGTTAAAGGTTTTTTCTTGACTCTTCTCTTCTTTTCTTCTAAACTTCTTCCTGTCTTAACCACAAAAGAGAGGTTATCTACTTATGGGATACAAACTTGTCTGGGTCACTGATGAACACTTTGGAGTCAGGAACAATGACCCCTTCTTCTTGAAGAAACAACTTGATTGGAAGAAGAAACAATTTCTTCCTTATTTGAAAAACAATCCAGTTTTACGAGTTGTTCATGGTGGTGATTTATTTGATAATAGAAAAACCACTTCTTCTCTTATTCTTAATGAAGCATTTAATTATTTGTCTGATATTGCTTCTTTAAGAATTAAACAATTTGTCTTAATTGGTAATCATGATGTTTATTACAAAGACGACAACTCTATTAGTCCTGTACACATTGTTGCTAAGTCAATTAAAGATTGTTTAGTCGTTCATGATGATTGTGTTATTTACAGAAGTGATGATTCTGTAAAGGACAGAGAGAAGTTTCTTTTAGTTCCTTGGATTAATCCTAAGAACAGTGAATATCTTCTTAGCAGGATAAATTCCTTCTCTGAGAAAGAAGAGACTATTGTCATGGGTCACTTTGAGATTGATGGCTGTGAGGTCAATGGAGGTCGTTTTGTTGGAGACTTAAAACAGAGTTTCTTTCATGACTTCAAACAAGTGGTCAGCGGTCACTTCCATTGTCCTAGTAAGAGTGGGAACATCTGGTACACAGGGAATCCCTTCTTCTTTACTTGGGCTGATTGTGGACAGAAGAAAGGCTTCTGGTCTTATGACTTGGATGAAAAGTATTGGGAGTTTATCGAGAACAAAGACTATGTCTTCTTCTCCTATAAGAGCGTAGATGAAGCTCTGGGACACGATAAGGAGGAATGCTATGTCAGAGTATTGGTTGATGGAGATGAGGGCTGTAAAGAGCGTTTAGAGGGCTTACAGAAGAAATTAAATGCTCTTAATTGCAGACAGGAATACTTGTTCCCAGAAGAGGGTAAGATTGAGTTTAACAATTCTGTAATGTTATCTTCTTCTGATGAAGATGAATTGGAGAAAGATGATGTTGAAGGTCTTTTGAAGAGTGTGGTCTCTTCTTCTGGTGAGATTGATGAAGAAAAGAAAAATGATTTGTTACAATATGTCTTGCATCTTCACCAAAAGGTTAAGGAGTAATCTCCTTTTTGTGATGGTTGTCTGCTGAGAATGTGGGGACTCTTCGGAGTCCCTTTTTATTTGTCTTGAATTTATGTGATAACTGTCGAGGATTCTTTCCTTAATGTATCTACCCAGTAGGGTAGTAGTGGGGTACACCTGTTATCTCCTCTTCTTCAAGTAATCTCTTTATAAATTTCCCTTAGAATTGATTTATAGACATGACTCTTGATGCGAAAAATCTTCTTCATAGAACTAATGTGAAGAACTACTGTCATGAATCCAGTCAAGATAAATACTCGTCAACTTATGCTTCCACCAAAGAAGGAAGCTCACTTCTCCTATAAGGACTATCAAGCTCTTCTGATGACTATGGAATTTATTGCTACACCAACAGGAAGTGGTAATAAGAATGATAATCAGGAGAGATATAGATTAAGAAAGTATTTGAATATTCTTAGAGACTTGAAAAGAAGAGCAACGAAGGAAGACCCAAGTAATAGAGTGCTTCATAAGATATTGGATAACTTGTTACTAGGGTTACAGAAGATTTAGTGATGCTCTGGAAGCCTTGTACTTACTGGGTTTTTTATGTTTTCTACAAAGTAGTGATGCCCTTTCTTTCTTCTTCTCTCTTCTTCTTTTTAGGTTTCTAATATGTCAATTTATATAAATTCAAAAGAAGAGTTTGTTGCTTACATCATGCAAACTCTTGGTCATCCCGTCATCACTGTTAATGTCACCGAGGAACAAGTCAATCATCGTATTGATGATGCGCTTAAACGTTTCTTTGAGTTTCATAATGAAGGTGCATATCGTTACTACTTGGTTAAACAGATTGACCAAGAAGATGTTGAGAATGGTTATCTCACTCTTCCTGAAAAGGTAATGTCTGTCCTACACGTTTACCCTGATGATGGGACATTCAGCCAGATGGGAACAGAGAACTTGGCTGTTCTTTCATTCATGCAAGCAACTGGTGCATCCATCTATGGTCAAGGGACAAATTACGGTGGAATGGTGGGTAGTTCTTCTTTCCTTTCTAATGGTTTGTCTTCTATGACTTATGGGGGAATGACTAACTGGATTATTGCCAATCAGTACATGAATACCATTAAGAACACTGTCAATGGTTATCATCAATTCCAGTTCAATAGATACCAGAGAAGATTGTTGATTGATGACAAGTCTTTATCCTTGAAAGCTGGTGAAAGAGTTCTTGTTGAAGTCTTTATGGAAGTTGACGAGAATGAAGTTCCTGTCTGGGAGAATATTTGGTTAAGGGATTACGCTGTTGCATTAGTGCAAAGACAATGGGGATATAACCTGATTAAGTTAGGTAATGTTCAGTTGGCTAATGGTGTAACTTTGGATGGTCAAAGTATCTTGCAAGAGGCTAATCAACGTATCTCTGCTCTGGATGAAGAATTGATTAACAAGTGGAGTGAACCACTGGGTATTCTTGTTGGGTGAGAAAAGAAGAGATGCTCTACAAGCCGCATGAATACTGGGTTTTTTATGTTTTCTACAAAGTAGTGGTGCCTTCTTTCTCTTCTTCTTCCCCCCCTCTCTCTCTTCTCCTTTTGTCTATTTATTAAGGTTGTTAATTTGTGAGTCTCAGAGAACTACAAAAGAAGATTCAGAGAGGTGATGTCTTTGAGGAGGTCTTAGACTCCAATAACATTACCTTACCTGTAAGACCAAGACAATCTGTTTACTTTGTTATTCCGCCAATAACAAATAACGATACTGTTGTCTTTACTGTTGGTGGTGTATCTTCTGTTGACTATCAAATCTTCTTTCAGACTTATACGTTGAAGAACAATATCCTTAATATTGATTCTTTAACAACAATAGATTCCTTTTCTCCAAAGACATTTACAAGGAATTTAAAGACTGATACGACTTATTACTTGGAGATTTACTCTTCTAATCCTTCTTTGTCTTTTGGTCTGACAATGTTTAGTAAAGGATTTAAGCTCAATAAATTCTTATCTAGTGATATGTATTGGGGTTACTCAACTATCTTTGACTTGGATGTTAAGAAGGCTAGACCAGACCAAGAATGTGACATTCCTCTTCGATACAAGATTATTGAGGGTGAATTGCCTGATGGTCTAAGAATGACTGATACAGGTAAAGTTCTTGGTGTCATCTGTAACCTAGACCAGATGAGAAAGACACTTACAGATTCTCCATCTTTTAACTGGTTCTTCTCTTCACATGAAGAGGGTGGTGGAGTATTTCCTATTGGTAAGGTTTTTAGATTTAAAGTCAGAGTGAGTCTGTTAGGTGCTAGTCCTGATGACACAGAACAAAATGCTGAACAATGGTTTTGTATTCGTGTTCTTAACAACTGGAGCTTTGACAGAGGCAAGTTTGAAGAGGATGTCATTCAGAAGGCAATAACCAATAGGTATTGTCCAGAGACAACTGTTGTTATGCCTCAACTCTGTTGTGATGACGATTATTCTTCTTTGGAGAATAAGGAACGTAAGTTTGAAGAGATTACCTTTGGAAACTTTTGTGAGTGTCCTGTCATTCCTCTTGAGGAAGAGTCTTGGAAGAAGATTGAGTTGATTAGGGATGTTCCTGTCCTAGCAGATTGTGTTGCTTGTCAAGACCCGACTAACCCATTAGAGATTGAGATTGTTAATCTTGAAAAGGTCTTTAAACACCCCTCAGAGGTCATCAAATACTATATTGATGGGATAGATAAGGGTAAGAGTGAGATTGCCCTTAGCAGGCTTTCTGTGAGTCCATTATTTATGGAATTGATGGATTACATGACCAAGGATGATGTCAGGAATACAACTTCACTAATTGAGATGAAGTTGAAGGGTGTTGTTATGACTTTGTATAAGTTCTCTGATGACTTACCTTTATTTCATGAAGAGAAGAAATTACTTAATGAAAGAAATAGAAAGAATCAAAGTCTGGAGTGGGATGCTTACTGTTCTTATGGTCATACCTGTGAAGCACACATTGCTTGGATATTTGGATAAATGGTGTTCTGCAAATGTAGCTTCCTCTGAAACCCGCATGGTTGAGCCATTCTTAAGAATTTACTAAAGAGTAAGGAATGGATGATGGTTGTGTCTTATACCTACCCCTTTATGACTGTGGAACATTATGTCTAATTCACAAGAAAGAACATTCTCTTCTCTTCTTCCGGAGATGTTCTGTAAAGTTGAAGAGAAGAAAGAAGAGAGAACATTTACTTCTTCCATTGAAGATGATTCCTTCTGTGAGAAGATTAAGAATCAGAAAGAAAGATTCTTCTTTCACATTTCAAAAGACAATGAATTGAATAATCTCTTTTGTCCTGAATGTCCTAAAGAAGAGGAAGAAAGATTTCCAGATAATTGTTGGACAGTAACAACTTATCTGGATGATTGGCTTCATATGCTTCCCAGAAAAACCGAGGATAAGGTTGAATTACCTATGCCTTGTGATGTTGCATCTGGTCTTATTACAGAGGAACATAGAGCTTTAATCTATTCTGAATATCCTCCGGGTAGAGTTCCTGTCTGGTTTAAGTTCAGTAAGCAAGAGCCTAAATGGTTTGGGTAAATATGAAAAGAGATAGCTTAGTTAGGCTATCTCTGGATTTCGTTATATTTGCTTTATATTCTTTGTAGCTTGTGTAATTAAAGAAGATAAAACTCTTGGGTAATATGGTAGTAGCGGGTAAGCGTCTTATCTTCTTTTTCTCTTATAATTAAGGGAAGAAATTAAGGTATAGCATTCCATACATACTCCGCACTCTTCTTCCTGAACTGTTGACTTGGTAAAGGAATGATGAAGTCCCATTCAGGTTCTTCTATCCTTACAACAGGTGATGTAACGTGCAAAAAGAGATAACGTTTCAAACCGTGTTGTATTAGGTCAAAGTTCTTATAGGCTTGAATCCATGAATAAGCAATCATTAGACGAGAGCTTCCCTTCTTCTTATTTGAGGCTTGAACAATGTCATCAAAGAGAGCGGCTCTTAATTCAGGTGGATAGTAGTGTAGGTTTATTCCAAGCCAACCATTCCTCTTCATTTCAATAGGAACGACAAGAGGAAACATATCGTAGTAGGGTAAGGTATCTTTCCATTTAGGGTCATAGGTGTACTGAAAGACTCCACCTTTGGCAATATCTTCTACAGTAGAGTAATACTTACCTTTTTGTATGACTTGACCTGTTGCAAGTCTTATTCTGTTGGAATACCATTGCAGAGAAGAAGAAATGGCAGAACGTGACATCTTCTTTGCTAGGTCTTTAAAGTGTTTCTTATTAGTTGTTGCCAAAGTTTAATCTTCTCTATGGTTGACACTAAAAATATTTTTGTTATACTTACTCACATAAATTCCCCAGTAGCTCAATGGTAGAGCAGGCGACTCATAATCGCTAGGTTGCTGGTTAGAGTCCAGTTTCGGGGAACCATTTAATCTCCTCGTAGCTCAACTGGATAGAGCAAGTGCCTTCTAAGCACTAGGTTGCAGGTTCGATTCCTGTCGAGGAGACCAAATTTCACAACGACAATTTCCTGTTCAGTTGTCGTTTTTTCTCCAAGCCTCCTTTAAGAGCAGGAAAGATAAAGCCCCTTAATTGGGGCTTTACTTTTTCTAAAGACTCACAATAATTCTTACTTGTTCTCTTTGGTCTTTCTTGTGAAGTTTCTTATCAGATATTTGCCTGAACAGAATGTAACCTTCATTATGTCCTAACCTGTCGCTGGGTGATAATCCAGCAATGGGACTTCCTACACCAGCATATTCTCTCTTTCTGGCAATTTGTCCTAAACTGTCTTTAAGGTTAGAGACAATCATAACCTCTCTGTAGTAAACATCATTCGGGAAGAAAGAAGAATTAGCAGGAATATTGATGTAGAACATTAATGAAGCATTACCAAGTGATGCCATTAAATCAAGCTGAGTTAAGTTATTAGGCAGAAGAGAAACGTCAGAGACCATTCCAGCATTACCTGCAATGAAATAGACTTTGGTTGTGGCTGGGTCATATCCCTCTCCTCTTCCATCGTCTTTAATCTCTACATCAACAATCTTCTTCTCTGTGGATATAACAGGCTTTCCGATAAATCCTCTACCAGTCGGACTTTCTAGGATAATTACAGCCTTGTCATAATTCTCACCATTGTTAAGAACCTTAATAGAGGTTATTGAGCCTTTGGCGTCAACCTCTATCTCACCTGTTGCTCCATTGCCAATAGCATTCTTGTTCTTAATGATTACTCTTGTCTCGTGAGAATAATCATGACCTGCCTTGACAATGTTTACTCTCTCCACAGCGCCAGATGCGTTAATGATTGGAATAAGTTCCGCCTCTGCGCCAGCACCTTTATTCAAGAAGATTGCTTCGAGTTCATCTGTCTGTTCAAATAATCCAGCCATTGGTCTATTGGTGTTTACAGATGCAATACCACCTTTATGTTTGGATATATGAGCGTTAAATAGAATCTCTCTGTCCAAAGGAATCAAATCTTCTGTGGAGAATCTGGATATTGTGTTTTCTAGTCTTCCTAGATAAAGCCATGTGTATCCGTCTGTTGTTGATATAGGCTCAGAAGATTCCATATCAGGTTTAATCTGAGATGGTTGTCCATTATTGTTATCTAAACAGAAATAAATGTTTCCTGTGTCTGTCGTCGTATAGTGTGGATGTGTGTAAGAAGATGCTGTTGAAGAGAATTTGTCAAAGACTTGTCCTTGTCTGTATAAGTTCTTTGGAACAACGACTGCAACATTATTTCTGTCTATTCTGTAAGCATAAATAATGTTGTTTATTCTTTCTGGTGTTATTGCTGGTGTAATCTCAACATCTTTGTTGAGTTCATTATTTCTCCATTCACCTTGTTGTCCAAATGTAACGTAGAGGTTTTCTTGCCCAAGAGTGGAATAGTATTTGATGTCAATAAACATCCATCTAACACCACCATCAGTCCTTATTTCACCTTTACCTGTGTGAATGGGCGGTCTTGTCCCAGACTTTCCTTGTCTGGTTACACAGATGTATCGTTTTGTAACTTGGGTAAATCCTTGTGTGTCTGTTACCTCTACAATGTCTCCTGCATAATAAGGTTGATAGGGAATCCAGTCTGCTGTACTGAATGGATTCATGGATTGAACAAATCCTTGAAGGAACTGTGTCTTCAAGAAGTCGTTGAATAAATACTTTTCATCTGCCATTGTGATTAAGAATTCTTTAATAACTTATTAAATTTTAGATAATAAAAAGCCCTCCATTTGATTAGAGGGCTTTTCTTATTTAGAGAAGAAGAGTTATTTAGGTCTGCCTTCCAGATAGTTTTCCATCAGTTTATCTGTTGGTTTATATGGAGAAACAAGAAGGTCTGCCTTACTAAACTTAGCTTCTTTTTCATCAGTGAGGTCTGGTTCATAGAAGGGCGAAAGAATAAATTTATCTTCAATCGGAACAATAATGACTGGGTCATAAAGAGTAATTGTCTTACTGTTTTCTTCTTTAACCTCACCAAGAACTTGAACACCTTGTTTAGTCAGAATGATTTGATGATTAGCCATTGTGATTAAACTCCTGTAGAACCAAATCCACCCTCACCTCTTTCAGTCTTCTTGTCGTACTTAGTCGTAGGATTAAGCGTATAGTCAAGAACCTTAGAGAGTTGGAATTGAATAACTCGTTGAGCGTTTTCAATGACTACTCGTTCAGTTGTTGAGTTATACACAGGGATAAAGACTTCGCCTGTGTAAGAAGAATCCACTATACCAACTGAGTTACAGAGAAATACGCCTTGTTTAAAGGAATATCCAGAACGTGAGAAGCATTTAACTTCGTATCCTTTAGGAATATCAAACTTGATACCAGTCGGAATTAAAGCTCTTGATTTGGGATGAAGAGTAAATTGTCCGTGAGTAACGTGTGTATGAATGGGTTTATTGTCTTCACCAAATTGGACAATCTCTTCTCGTTCTGTTAAAGCGGTATAGAGGTCATAACAAGCTGCCTCTTCGTCTCCCTTAGTGGGGAATGTTGCTTCCTTACGATAAAGGAAAACACCAAGAACAGGTTCTTCTGAAAGAGGAGCATTAAGTTCCAAATTCTCTCCTTCTGGAATAAGAGAAGTAACAGCCAGTTTAGTTTCTGGAGTAATAGGTTTTTGTTTAGGTGTTGCCATTAAAGACCTCCTGAGTTGAGTTGAGTACGAATAAAAGAGATGTCCTCTTCTGTGTAGAATTGTAAAGCTCTCTCTGCTTCTTGAATACTTATCTTATTGTAATCTGCAATAAGAGTAATTTCTTCTGAGGTTACTTCTTTCTTTCTCTTACCTGCAAAGGTAAAACGAGAACGAATATTGAAGTTGTGTAACTTATAAAACCGATTAATAATTCCAACATCAGTAATTTTTGTCAGTCTATTAGCCTGTTCTACAGCAACAAAACAATCTATAGAAGAAGTAAGAATATTGTTTACAACATATGGACTAAACTCTTTCTTTAAAGTAATAGGGTCTGTTATAAGACCCTTTTTACTATTGATTAATGAAGGAATAATCTCTGAGAAAAGATTATTCTTCTTTTTGGTTTCTTTCTTTGTCATTCTTTTTCTCTTTGGATAAGCATTGCCACTTCTAAAAGAAAAGCAAAAACATTGATTGTCCTGTCAATTACTTGCTTTTCTTTAACAGCATAATCATTCATTGTAATGATGTATTGAATCTTTGAAGAATCATCTTCCAAGAAGAAATCAATATTCTTATATAGGTCTTTGCTTATGTCGTTCAACATAGGTTGATAGGAAAAGACCCAGTTCCTTAAAGAAGTGTAATCAAACTCTTGTAGAAGAGTAATAAGAGATTTAACTTCATCATCTCCTACGACCTTAATATTCTTTGTAGAGAACTTTCCATCATGTGTCCCACTTTGTAAAGAGTTAATTAGGTTACGAATATCAAAGGAAGAATTCTTAACCAGTTTAGCAACTTCATTCTTGTCATACTCAACTTGTTCTGAATCAAGAATATAGATTAAACGCTTGAATAGAGGTTTAATCATTTCTTTTTTGTCATCATCTGTGTAGTTAAAGTCTAGATGAACACAGCGAGAGAATATGGGTTCAATGATTGCCTCTGCCTTATTGGCTGTAAAGAAGAATCTTGTTGTCTTCTGATAGTCCTCTATGAAAGCTCTTAATGCTTCTTGGAACTGTGGTGTGGCGTTATCAAATTCGTCCAAAAGAAGAATCTTGGGAACATTATTCTGTGATTGTCTGAGAGAACGTTGAGAACAATAGTTGAGGATGTCTGTCCTTAATAGGTCAATAGAACGTTCTAGGGAAGCATTTATCTTAAGGAAGGAAGTGTTCAGTTCTGTTGCAAGAGCAAAGACTGAGGCACTCTTCCCACGTCCGGCATTAGAAGAAGTTAATAAATAGTTTTGCATTTCAATAGGATTATCTCTTGCCTTAAAAAGCGGCTTTGATAGCCGCTCAGGAAGAATCATATCCTCTAACTTAGTTGGAGAGTATTTAACAGTCCAAATTCTTCGGTCATCTTTCATATCTTTCTCCTCTCTTAAAGGTCAGTTACAGAAATAATGTATTTCAAAGAAGGAATGTCTTTATTCACAAACTCAACAAATTGTGAAAAGATATTTACCTGATAGTTTCCTTTATACAAAAGAAGATTACGCATATCAAGAGTCAACTCAAATTCATTCTCACAGGGAACAGGAAGTTTGTATTCATAAGAGTTAATAGTCCGGTCAGATTTAAGGACAACTTCTGAGTCAGTGAAGTGAATTTCATCAACACCCAGTGAAGCAGAGACTTTCATGATGCGTGACAGTTCTTCTTCTGGAAGGTCAAAAGTAAACAGACATTCTTTCATGTCCAGTTCTGCATAACCCACTTCACCAAACGGGGACTGGTTTTCAATCTCTTCAATAAGAAGGTCAGAGACAAGCCCATAGTTAATCTTGGATGAACCATAGATGATAGTCAGATATTCACGAGAAGAGAAATCAATCTCCAATTCACCATCATCTGGGAAAGATTGAATGGCAGAGAGAAAAACATTAAGGTCATTAATACCAAACTTATGTGGAATCTCTTCTGCAATATCTACTGTGGCAACAGTAGATTGGTTAAATGCGTAAAGAGAATTACCCTCAATAAAGACCATCTGACGATTAATCTTTGAAAAGTTCTTAAGAAAAGAAATTGTTGATTGTGAAAGTTTCATTTAAAGTCTCCTTATTTAGAGGGAAGAAATTGCACTGTCGAAAAGCCCTCTTTCTTCTCAAGCAGTATTTGTTGTTGAGACATCTCCATAAGTTCTTGAGGGACATTAGGAGAGATGATAAATGTGTTTGTGTCTTCCAGAGAATTTAGCATAGACATAAACTTTTGGCAACCGTCTATGTCCATTGATGTATTGAATATTTCATCAAGCATCAATAGGTTTGTCGAAACATTAGACTTGTAGGAAGCAAGTTCTCTCCAAGCCATCATGATTGCGAGGTCAACCCTTAGCTTTTCTCCCTCTGAAAGTTGGTTATAAGAAAAGTCATCAAACCCTCTTTTCTTCAAGGTCTCTTTGAACTCTTCATCAAAAGTAAGTGTAGCAAAAAGACCCAGTTTTTGCAGGTTTTTATTTATTAAGTTATTGATAAGAGGCAAGTATTTCTTAATGATAATTGCTTTTATTCCTGTATCAGACAATAAAGAACTTGTAAGTGTATGAATTTCTTGTTCTTTTTTAAGTTCTTCAATTTCTTTTTCTAGTTCTTTTCTTTCTTCAAAGATAGCTTTAAGAGAAGACTTAGCTTTCTTAAGAGCAGAAGAATCATTCTTTGTAGATTGAGACAAGAATTTATCAAGATTGCTTTCGGCTTGTTTCAGGTTAGCCAACAGTTGTTTATCTTGGAAGTAAAGAGCTTGAAGATTGTTTAGATTGTTTTCTGCAATAGAGACTTCATCTTCAACCTTTTCTCTTTTATTCAAAACCTTAACCAGTTTTCCTTCTAGTTCAGAGACAACACTAGATTTCTCTTTAATGTAGTCTTCCTTAAAAGAAGAACTTATCTCTTGTGTACAGGTTGGACAATGGTCATGTTCCTTCATAAAAGAGATTTCTTTCTTCATAGACTGAATGTCAGCTTTTGCTTTAGCCTCTACTTTATTAGCCTTAAGGAGAAATGTATTCTTGTCAGCAATAAGAGACTTTGCTTCTTCCATTTGTTCTGGAATAGTCTTGTATTTCTCTTTAAAGGTTTCATAATCTTCCTTAGCCTTTTCAATAGCTTCTTTTAGTTCTTGTTCCTGATTGGAAGAAGAGACTTCCTGTTCTTGTTTAAGGTCAAGAACAAACTGTTTAGCTTGTTCTAGTTGTTTAGTCAGACGAGAGTAGTCATGTTCCTTGAAAGAAAGGTCATTCTTTACTCTCTTAACCTCTTCCTTATGAACATCAAGCATATCTCTGTAAACAGAAATGTCTAGTAGAGATTCAACAAACAATCTTCTCTTGTCTATGGGAAGTTGAATGATTGGTGTGTAGTTAGCTTTTGAGAGGGCAATAAGAGAAGAGAATGTTTGTTTATTTATGCCAAGAATATTCTCTTCTAAATGGCTTTTAAGGTCTATAGAAGAAGGAAGTTTCTCTCCGTTCTTATAGACTTCAAGGAATTGCTTCTTGTAACCTCTTTTGATTTCATATTGGTCTTTTCCCTTAAGAAAGGTAAGTTCAACTTGCATATCTTTCTGATTTACATTGTTGACCAAGTCACCAATCTTTATTGAACGAAATGGTGAACCGTATAAACCAAATGAAAGGGCATCTATGATGGAGCTATTGTGCGTCGTTGTCCCGTCAGCTAAACAAAACCTTCCGTTACCATCAACAGAAAAGCCATAGTATTCCCCTTTCCCTAATGGAACGACATTGATAGAGGAAGTGCTTTTATTTGAATTGGCTTTATGACAAGGACGTATTCCCACCACTGGAATTTCATGAACATTTCCAAAGATATTTACTCTTTGAGCTTTTGTCGTTGTTAAATCACTATAAGAAATGCCAAGAGACATCAATAGATTTCTGAATCCTTTTGACTGGAACATTTCTCTATTTATGCTGTAAGAAGTGTCATTCCTTCCTCCACAAGCATCAAGAACACCAGCAAGAAACTCCAATCTTTCTTGATAGGAATAGTAGGCAATTTTTCTTGGTATTTCCTTAGAACCACCAATAATTCTATGCTTAGTCATCTCTTGAAGGAATTCTGTTCCCTCAAAGTCTGTTGACTCGTAAATATGAAAGAAGTGGTCTGCAACAGAACTTCTGGGAACGTACTCCTCTTTCTTCCAATGATATTTACGAGAGATAAGAATCAACTTTTTAATGATTTCTTCTCTTCCTTCTGTGTTTCTAATCTTTACTTGTCCTATTCCTCTGACACCACTGACACAATAGAAACCAGCAAGCCAAGGCTCAAAAAAGTTATTAAGTCTTCTGTTTGTCATTACTGCTTTAAAGCCATATAGATGTCTTTGATGACTCTTTTGTAATGAAAGAAAGTCATCCAGAGGAATATCAATCGGAAGAGAACCTGTTAAACGATAGAACCTGTGAGGGTTTGTTGGAGACTTAACCTTTATTGCAGAATACTTTGAGGGAAGAAGAGTCAGGATGTGTGAACTATTGACGACGTAGTTCATTGCTCTGTTTTGTTGTATCTCGTACAGGTCTGAGACACCTTTTGTGGTCGAAAGGACAGTTCTTACTGTCCCGTCGTCTCCCATAAGTCTGTCGCCCTCTACAATCTCTTCTACTGGCTTTACCTTGAAATCTGCCATAAGGACAGGGGTTCCTTTACCAAGACACTTAGCAGCACCGTTCTGTCCTGTAATCACAGAGGTTTTGTGTGTGTCTAGTGGAATCTCTATGAACTGGTCTCCAATGGAGGTAAGGTTTTTAACTCTTAACTTTTGGAAATGAAGTTTTTTCATTTGTCGTAAACTCCTCTTTGGGTTGATGAAAGATGATGTAGGAGTTTAGAGCATCTTGAACCAAACTGCAAGAGTCGTCTTTCATCGTGGATTTAACTTTAATAAAAACAACAAGTTAAGAAACTACTTGACAAAGAATAGTGATTGAGGGATTATGTTGTTGTTCTTAACAGACAAACGAGAGGTAAACAATATGAACAATGAAATTTCTTTTAATTTCAATAGAGTAGAGCTTGATTCCTTCTACGAACTTTATAAAAAGACTAAAGTAGATAAAGAGCCAGTTGAATACAATCTTAACGATTACATCACTTACATTTCTGTAACAGAAGATTTCCTTATTAACCGCGCAAATGACAAAGAAACGGCTATTAACCTTATTATCACTAAGATGGTTACTTTGGAGGCTCTTCTTGTTATGTATAAATGGGGTGAAGAGAAGAACATTAAATTGGAAGAAAGACTTATTAATCCACCTAAAGAGAGTAAATTCTTTATCAGACTTTATGACATATTATTAACTGATTATCTCAATCTAAAAGATAGTTGTAAAGAAGATTGGTGCTTTCCTATTTCCTCTTCTTTATCTTTTAAAGAAGAACCACAGAGCATTAGACTTTACTATGATATGACAGACCAAAGAAAACACATTGAAAAAACTTCACTAATTTATCTCTATGAATCAGGTAAGACTGATGTTTTTGAAATCACTTATGACTTGTCTAACGCACCTCTATGTTCTTTTTTGACTAACTTGAATAATGCTATGGAAAAGATTAAGAATAATAAACCTTCTCTTTCTAGTTTTATTAAAGAAAGTAATATTCTTCTGGAACAGTTAGCAGTTTTAAATTTTTACATTTAATTAAAGGAGTAAAGTTATGATTTATGATTTGTCAAACAAGATTGATGAATTTATTGAGTTAATTAAGACTGGAATAAATAACGTAAAAGAGGATAAACCGACACAATCTATTGAGTATCCAATCACTGATAAGGTCTCTCTTTTGACTTCAATCAATAAAAAAGGTGAGGTTTATTCTCACCTAGTTTATAAAACGTTAAACGTTAGTAATTTGGAAGAATTGTTTCTTCATTATCCTTTAGCTACTCTTTGTAGATGTATTAATAAGTTTTTTGAACATGATGTTAAATGGTTTAGTTCTACCTATGAACTCAACACACAAAAACAATTTTGTTCTTCAACTAATTTATTCTTAGAGTTTGCTTGGCTGACTAATATATTTGCCCCTAACGAAAAAACTTTTCATGTAGAGAAGACTTCATTTGGAACATTTATCTTTGATGGAAAAAAGAAAAGTATTGCTTTTCTAGGAGTAAACAATACCGTTATTCTTGAAAAACAATCTACTCTTAGTCTTCTTGATGAAGCAATCTTTCTTTATTTATTGACAGATGCTGTTTCTCTTCTTTTAAAGAGTATTAATTTTAATACTGAAGAAAAGGTATTCTTAGAAAAACTTAAATTCTTTTTAACTTCAATTACTTATGAGGAGGATTAAGATGTTTGTTATTAGTCCTTATCCTTATAAGACATTTCATGAGTTATTTAACAATATAGAAAACTTAAATGAAGGAGAATTTCATCTAGGTTTAATTGAAGCAGAAATATCTAAAGTAATGGAGCAGAAAGACATCCTTGGATTTAAATATGAATCATTTTTGAGTTTAGAGTTAAAAGAGCCTACAAATCCTCTTATTAAACTGTTTGAATATTATCCGTTGAAATTTCTTCTTTCTGCCTATAAAGATAAAAAAAAAATGGTCTGGATTTAGAAGTAGAACAGTTTATTACTAGAGAGAAGATAACGACCTCTGCCTTATTATCTCGTATATTCTTCTCTGGTCTATATGAAAACGTTACTTTAATTAATTGCGAGACAAATGCTAAAACAATTTCTATTAGACCAAGATTTCCCAAACTTATTGAAAGCAATTTGAGAAATACTAAAAACTTCACCTACGCTTTACGCTTACAAGATGATTTCTGTAAAAAAACTTATACATATTCATTTGTTCTTTCTGAAAGAGATGATAAATATGAAAAAGTATTTGTTGAGATTAACGGCAGTTCTTTCTATCCACTTATCAAAGGTCTTAGAAAAGCATTTAATTCGTTTCTTTCAAATGATTTAGGATTTACAAAAGACTATGAAACTATTTATGAAATAACAAGAGATTTAACAGTCTTAGAGAGAATAATAAAGTTTGTTGAACAAAAAGAAAGCCCTCAATAAGAGGGCTTATTCTTTATTTGCTTTTTATTACGGTGCAAGAGCATCTGTAAATGTCTTAACAAAGTCAATCTGAGAAGTGTCACCTAGTTTCAAAGTAGTCCAAACATTCTGAACCTGAGTGTCTTCAAGAACCTTAGTTTCATTAAATGGAACTTTATTAGAGATTGCAGTAACAGCAGTAGTGTTAGCTTGAATCCAATCACCCACTTCTTTCAAGGTATCAAATGCTTCCGGAGCATCTTGGGTAATCTTCAATACTTCTGCTTTTACTTTTGCCTCGATTACAGCTTCTGTCTTGGAAGAAGAGTAAACACTATTAGAGGCTGCAACAGAGTCATCAATCTCAGTTGTCTTACCAGCAGTTCCCTTCTTTGCTGCTTCTGTATAGGTAAAGTTAATTGCTTCAACAAGATTAGTTCTGTCTGTAATCTCTGCTTTAAGTTGTGAGAGTTTACCGATAGAGTTATTGGTTGTTTTTAGTGAAGTTCCTACTGCTTGAAAACCTTCGTTAATTGCTTGTGATAAGGGCTTCTGTGCCATTGTTTTATTTCCTTTTTAATTTAATTATTAAGAGAGAGAAGAAATGTTTCTTTGAAGTTCTCTGATGTAGTAAGAGAAGAAGTGTTGGAACCTTTAAGAGACTCTAACCATTCTTCAACCGTTCCTCTGAATCCTTCTTTGACCGCAACTTGATAGGCAGAATCACCATCTTTTCCAGAAAGACCTTGTGCGCCTTGCAAGGAAGATATTTGCACCTTGTTTTCTGGTGCAACGACTGTTGTTACCTTTTGTGTTGGAGCAGAGCTTGAAGAGACGTTGTGAGGTTTAGTTTCGTCTCTCCTTACAAGGATTTCTTTCTTATTTGTCATGGTGTAATGTCTCTTTCAATAGAGATTGTCCCTCTGACAAATGTCTTATACAAAGATTGAGCATCGACTACTTGTAGGTCATACTTAGCAGAACGAAATGTCCAATCTTTTGTCAAGTCATGTGAGAAGTGGATGTGTATCTTGTTAGGCGCTTCAATCTGAAGACCTCTACCTTCTTTGAGAAGGTATTCTTCTTTATTAGCTTGGATAAGCATTGTTACCTGAGAAGAAGTAAGGTCAACAGGAGAAGAGTCAGGATTGGTTATCACCAGAGTTTCAAAGGAATCATCACCTCTATAAATTTCAAAGTCTATGTCTTTTGGTAGAGTTGCCATTTGAGGGATTTCCTTTAGTGAAAGATTGAAAAAGATTATTTCAAATAAATATTTTCTTGAATAAAAGAAAAGCTCTTGAAAAAGAGCTTAATCTAATGGATTATGATGAAGGTTTAGCAAGAAATGCCTTAGTCTTTCTTCGTCTGGCAGTAGTCCTAATGGAAAGGCAACTGTCTGTGAGAAGAAGAATGTATCTTCAAGTTTTCTTGTAATAGTGAAAAACACTAAATCTTTATTCTTTCTAACGGATAAGTGTAGGGATGGATTAGTGAATTTCACCTCTAAAAACTCTTTAGTGAAGGTCTCTTCATATTCTTCTGGTGAATAAAGATATAGGATTTCTTTTTCTTCTTCATTAGGTTCCAGTTCGTTTAATAGTTTAAGAAAAGAGGACAAGAAGTCCTCTGGTAATTGTTCTAGAATCTGAGCCGGAATGAAGTCAGGAACAGGTTCTACAGCTTGTTTAAAAGGAAATTCAATCATTGTTTAGCGGTAAGTCAAATTTGAAATGACGGTATTGATTCCAACCCACAAAGTTCCCACTGCAAAGTGTTCCGTCAAGTAATTTGTGGGTTACTCCTGTTTCGATTTTATCTTGTAAAGGTTTAGCAATGTGTTCAAATGGACTGAAATGTTTAGGCTCACTTCCTGCCAATCTTTCATAAATGCTTATTGCTCTATCTACACTGAAGTCTTCCTTACGATAAGAAACCTGAGCAGCAAGTGAAGCAGAAATCATACAAGCGGTTTCTCTATCGTAAATTCTATCTACTTCTGCTAATGAATATTTATCATCTTCAATGTAATCAAACCAAGGAATATGCCATTGGTTTTCTTTTACAGTGATAGGAATGGATTTCTCTATTTCTTCTTTCATCAAGTAGGCAAGCTCTTGAATCTCTGGTTGAGCATCTTTATGTGCTCTAAGATGGAAGAAGTTGTCCCACTCCGTCGCAGAGACTACACCTTTAACATAAGTAAAGGGTTCAAGCAATCTATTAGCCAGTTGTTTATGAACCTTATATTCTTCTGCAAGAACTTCTGTAAAGTGAAGAGAAGAATTAAAAGCATCTCTCCAATACTTTTCAGCAAACTGTTTATTAATCTCAGACAAAGTTTCTTCTGCTTGCATTCCAGATTTATTAAGACCCCAATAAGAGGGAATGAAATATTCCCTTTGTAATTGCTCTTTTATTGCCTTAAAAGGAATAGCTCTTGAAGAAGAGAAGTTGCGAGAAAGTGTTCTATGGGTGTTCAGTTCTGCAAGAATAATTCTTGGAAACTCTACTTGAAATGTAGTTAACCTTTTATTATTAAAAGGATTTAATGAATCTGCTAAGATTCTAGCTTTTGTTGTCATGGTTAGTTTTCTCCGTTGTCTAAGATTATAAGAAAGTTATTAACTGAATTAGAAAGTTCGTTTAAAAGAGTCTCAAATAGATAATTCCTCTCATCTATATCATCGACGTATAAGTCTGCAATAGCAGTAAAGAAATCTTTTAATGAAAGTTCTTCTTTTCGTTCCTCGTCAATCACTAAAGTATTTGAGTAATCAACAGCATTGTCATCTGCATAATCAATAACCTGTAGTCCCCAATAGTTCTTTCCTTCTGCTTCCCCAAATAAAGAGAAGGTTAAATGTTTATCACAGAGGGAGAAGAGATAGATGTTGTCATAAGCGAATAATCTATTCACATAGATGCTAAGAATGTCATTAATGAATTGGTCTGTCTTTGTATCAAACTCTTTCTTTAAAGAGTATTCATAATGTATTTCTACTGTATCTTCTGGATTGGCTTCATTGTAAAGATTTACAAACTCTATAAAGTTATGTCTTCCACAGATAAGATAGGATGAAATAAAAATTCTACCATTTAAGATTTCTGGTTTAAACTCCGTTTTATCTTCATTCTCTTTATTAAAAACAATACGAACATATTGTTCAAACAAATCTATTAGTTTCATAATACCTTTCCTCCAAAGACTTCTTTAATAAATTCTCTAATTAATACTAAACCTAGTCCTAGTACAAATAGAAAAAATAGTGTTGCTGCAACAGCAAGAAAGATAGCAAAAGACCAGCCAAAATAATTATCCAAGAATTCTTTAGAGGGAGAAGTAGCTTCCTCTACTCTTTTAGGGGGAATACACTCCCAAGTCTCTGTGTTATCTGTCTTAATGTGAACAATCTTTGAGTTGTAGTAGTTACACTGCAACTGCTCTGGAACAGCTTTGGCATTGTTTACCTCTTTAATTGTAAAGTCACCTTTTGCTGTGTCTGGAAAGATATAAAGCCTTCCATTATTGTTTGTTGTTTTATCAAACATTGTCTTTTTCCTCCTTATCTTCTAATGTATTTACTACTGTATTAGCTAATGCTTTTGTTGCCGCTTTATTAACCTCTTGAAGAGCTTGCTTAATGATGGTTAACTCTTCTTGCAAAGAATCAATTTCTTCTTTTTGCTCCTTAATAACCTTCAACTGTTCTGCTAATAGAAACTTAGCAAAGTTATCAGCTAGACTTACTGGTGCTGAAAACTTATTTGAAGTTATTGTTACAAAGACGCTAATAGAAGCCAAAGCAATGAAAGCAATAATAATTACTGCCCAATCTAACATATTTACCTCCCTAACAACATAAAAAGCCAACCAAAGAAGAGAATAAGGAAAACAATAATTGATAAATTAGTTGTATCTTTCTCTTCGCATTTCATTATCACCGTGCCATCAGGTTTTTGTTCAATAAACGTTGATGTATTCTCTGGACATTTAAAGTCTTCGATGTTCATTTAAAACCTCTCTTATATTTCTTTTAAAGCCTCAAACAAAGAAAAGATATAAGGGCGCAACCACCAAAACCAACAATAATTGAGATGTCAAACGCATTCATTATTTAACCTCCATTCTTTTCAATCTTTCTTCTAATAAAGAAACTCTTTCCTCTAGAGATTTCTTCTTTAACTCTTCTGAAATTCTTCTTTCAACAAAACCTTTAAGAGTTCTTTCCCAATCATCATGTGTTGAAACCTCATGATAAAACAAGCAAAGGATAAGAATAAAAAAGATTAATACCATTATCTTTTCCTTATCTCTTCTAAGATTTCTTTACTCTTTTCTCTAGCCATAGCTTCTGCTTTTCTAAACTCTTTATTCTCTTTATAGTCACTGTACATTGTACTTAACAGTTTATAAACCACATATCCAAAAAACCCCAAAGAAGAATTACACCAAACCAATTAGTTCCCTCTGGTAATCCACAGCTTACTTTACTGTCTTCTTGGAGAATAAGAACTTCTTTCTCTCCTTTACAGGCATAGGTAACTAGCTTTCCATCTTCTCCAACAAAGGATATTTCCTTTCCTAATTCCTTCCTCTCAGCTTTCTTATCAGAAGAATTGTCATAAATAATGACAGGCATATAAACAGGATAAATCATTTATTTCTCCTTTAAGACTTCCAAAGAGTCTGTCCTATGTTGTCCTCCAATCGTTTCAGTTCTTTCATGTATCTTCGTTTGTAGTAAAGATTAGCTACAAGGATAGTTGGAACAAAAACAACTAAGTAGTTGATTGCAAAATAAATTTCTGTTAATGTCATTTCTTGAACCTCTTTCTAATTTGATAAACCACATAATCAATGAATGTTGTTGCTAAATAAAGAATGATAGCAACAGTAAGGATTATAAGTAGGATAAGTTCTGATAGTGTGACTGCAATAAACATAAGTTCCTCTTAGTAGTTAATAGTAACTCTTCTACCATTTCTGCTAACATTGACACTTGGATGATAACCATAAGGATTAAAAGAAGGATTTGAATTCATGTTTTCATATGCTTTCCTAAGTTCATCTTGTTGACGGAATTTAGCTTTCATCAATTTGCTTTCGTAATCAATCTTAAGCAGTTTTTCTTCATACTTCAGTTTAGCTTGAAATTTTGCTTCAAGATATTTCTTGGTTTCTGTCCTTGCTCCACGGAAGATTGACAGGCAAACCAGACCAAAACCAGAGAGGAAAACAAAGATAACATCCCAACTTTCTTTCTTAAGATAATCAATAAATTGACTTCCAAGAAGAATAAAGAATAGGAAAGCAACACATCCACCAACAGCAGAAGAAACGTGTTCTTCTTCATCACAGTATAGGTAGATGCAATAGAACGCTTGAATAGCAAAAGCTACGTGGATAATAGTAGCAAGAGTAGTAAAGGTAAACATGATTAAGCCTCCATAGTCTGTTTAACTGATGGAGGTCATAATACCCTTCGCTATACAACGAAGCAAATTAATCTTAGTTAATGTAGTTTAAAAAACCTCTTCTCTTGTCTAGTCTCTCTTTCTTTATAACGAGAAGGAACCTCTTCATTAAGGATAACGAATCCTCCATCTGTGTATGGTGTCAAATCAACTGGAAGAGCTTGTATGGTTACTTCTTCTGTATCAACGACGTACAAGTTTTGTGAAGCCTTGGAACCACCTATGTTAAGAGCCTTTGCTGAATATGAATTTCCTGCTGCAAGTGAAGCTGACCTTGCATATGTGTCCGTAATCATAGTGGAGTGAATGTGTCCGAAGATTATATAGTCAACCTGTATTCCCTCAGAGAGAAAACGTGCTTTTAACTTCTCAACCTCTGTGGAAGGATTAGGTGATGCTAGTCTATTGTTTCCGTGTGTAAGACAGAGGTTAAAGGCTCCAAGTTGAACAACAGTCTCAATCATGTCTTGCATAGGGACAAAAGACAAGTTAGGAATGTCTGAGTCAATTCTGGATAGTATTTCATGAATAAGGAAATCAAAGTTATCAGAACCATTAAGATTAGTCCATGAAACATCTTTATTGATTCTTGATTCATTTCCAATCACTGAGGCAACAAAGACTTTGTATCCTTTATTAAGGAAGAAGAAGATAAACTGGTTGAGTATATCAACAGCTTGTAGAGTGGTCTTTGCTCTTGAATTGGAGTTAAGGGTTACTTCATCAAGTCTTCTGTCAGAGTTAATCAAGTCTCCTGTACAAGCAATAAGAATCTTCTTTATATTCTTTGTGGAGAAGAGCTTATCTGCCTCTTCTGCATACTTGGATAGTCTGGATGCAGCGATATCAAAGTCGTAAGCCTGAGTGGTAAGTTGAGCTTCTACTCTTTCTCCAAGATGAAGGTCTGACAACTGGATAACACCGACAAATTTATTGTCATCTCTAGTTGCATCAATGAATTCTAAATTATTAATCTGATGTGGTTCAGTAAATTTATAGTTGTCTAATTGTTTTTGTAAGGAAGCAAAAATATTCTCCAAGTAATTTACATCTCTGTTCTGTTCCCTAACTTCCCTACGCAATGCTGTGTTCATATCTTGAAGTCTTTGGACTTGCTTCTGTTTACGCTGTAGTTCTATATCTTGTTCGTTTAATTCTTTTTCTTGAAAGTAAGAATCGTAATTAGGATAACGATTAAGAACTCCTCTTACTGTTGATTCTTTTGTCTCTTTGGCAAAGACTCTTCTAGCAATTTCTCTGTTAGATAGTCCTTGTCGCTTGAGTTGAAGAATCTGAGAGATTGTCTGTTCTTCTACAAGTTGCATTTAGTTTATTCCTTTGTTTCTAATTAGTAACTCGCTAATTATAAACGAAAAATTCTATTGAATTTAATTAATATAAAGGAAAACTATGAGTCTTGTAAAAGCTGTCAATGACCTAGCCGTTGCTATTGCTAAAGAAATCACTAAACGATGTGGCAATTGTAGCAATAATAAATATGAATATAAGATAAATGAAATTATTAATTATCTTAATAGTAAAGGAGCGCAAATAGAACTTCTAAAAAAAGAAGAAACCCCTACTCCGAAACCACCTTCTCCTCCGCCTCAACCACCTGTACCGCCTGCTGACCCGTTAGATAAATTTAAGTCTAATCCTAAACTTGACGCAAATAAAGTCATTACGACAGACGAAAAACTTATTGCCCACTATGGCATCAAGACTAATGGTTCTTTTGATTATGAATTCCCGACTAAGAACCTTGTCCCACAAATTCTACAAAGTGGTGTCAAGAAATTTAACGTTGGTATTCAGATTGAAGGAACTTACTACAGCTTGAATAGTAATCCTATTCCTGTTGAGAAGATAAGCTACAGTTCTGATGGTATGTATGTTTCTGACGGTCTTTGTGACTTGATTCACTCTGACCTACCTGACAATACAGAGTTCTTCTTGTTTAACGCTGATGCTTCTTCTGGTGGTAATACGTCTGAAGGAAGAATTCTTGATGTAAGTAAGAAACTATCTACTAATGGATTCAATATATTCCCAATTACCAATCTTGAAAATGGTGCAACTTATATTCATGTAGCTGGTCTATCCACTGAAATGAGTAATGCTCTTAATGCAGCCAAGAAAGCTGTCTCTTTTGACATTGCCATTAAGAAAGGTGATGACTACATTGCTCTAAGTAAGAATCATATCAGAAGAGAAGACTTGATTATTGGTCTGAATGAAATTACTCTGAAGAATGGCGCTAAGTTAGACGCTATTGAAGGACAGGTCAATGGTGGTATGGATGAACTGTTCTTCTTTATTGGAGAAGAGAAAGAAGATGCTGCTCCAAGTGAAGAGTATAAGACTTTTGCTAAGTCTTCTGTTGATGGTGAATTTGTTGTAACTCGTGAATTCAAGAACGGACAGATTTATCTTCTGTTTAAGCCTAACAGCAATACTGCTTTTGCTGCTGCTCTTGAAGGAAAACTTAAAGGTAAGAAAGCCTATCTGTGTATTGATTATCCCTCTGATAGTAGTAAAGTAGTTGCTTTGACAAAAGAACCTATCAACGCAGATGATTGGCACTTCATGAATAGTATTTTCCGTAAACGTACTGGTCAGAAGATTGACTTTGAACAAACTTCTGTTATTGCTGCTAATGCTAAAGTCTATATCATTGGCACTTGAAAAAGTTAATGAAGAAAGGCTCCTTAACTGGAGCCTTTTTGTTTTATGGTGATTGTTTGTCAGACTTAGGTTAAACCATTAAGAATATCATCAACGTCATCATCGTCGCTGTCATCGTATGAATCCCCTTCTTCTTCATCCTCTTCATAACGAGATTTCTTGGAAGAAGATTTAGTTTCTACTACTTCCTCTTCTTCCTCCTCGTCAAAAGGGATGTCATCATCAAACTCTTCCTCCTCTTTCTTAGTAGGTTTCTTTTCTTCTCGTTTAATCGTTTTGGGAGGAGCAGCTTCTCCATATTCTTCCGGGAAGATGTCGTAGTAATCTCCTGTAGATTCAATATAACGAGCTTTCATATCCTCGTAAGACTCTTCGTAATGTTCTTCCTCAAACCACTCTTTAATGGAGTATTGTTTATCCAGAGCTTCAGACAATTCCTCAACAGAGATGTCTGCTTCATCTTTCATAAGGAAAACAGATTTCTCGTAGGTTCTGGTTCTATCAGCACCTTTTTTCTTGTTATGAGCTTTGAGATGGAAGACTAAACCTTCATCAACGTCTGCAACGTCAGAAGTGATTTCAATTTGATAATCATCTGGATTATCCTCTGGCATTTCCAGACCCATTGCATATCGGCATAGCTTATTAATCTGACGACCAATTTTCCAAAGGAATACTTTACCGTTATTCTCTGGATTATATTCATCATCAATTACAAGAATGTTACAGAGATAAACCTCTTTTGCAACACGGTCTTTGAACAAGTTTTTGTACTGCTCATCACCACTTTTCTTGTATTTCTTCCAGATATTAGTGGCAACTAATGCAGGGAATGAAGCAAGTGGTTTACGAGCTACTTTGACGTTCTCTGGAGCATCAGTATAGAATTTGCCAGTAGTTGTTTCGATTGAATAGAACTTGAAAGGTTTGAAAGGATAATAACCCAATTCATTATCTTCAATGGTATTAGGAAGGAAACGAAGTTTAACGCTAATCTTACCTTCTTTTGTTCCGGGTTTAAAGAAACGTTCATCTACCTCGTAATCTTTCGTTTTGTAGCGCTCTGCTGCTGGCTTCTTAGAAAGTTTACGATATTTAGACAAGTCAGAAATTGACATAGTATGGTCTCCTATAATTTGTTAAATATGGACAAAAAGTTTTTACCTCTTATAAACCAAATAAAGTTGTCAAACAATATTTGATTATCTTATTAGTTTAACCGGAAGAAGAGGTAGATTCCAGTTAAACATAATTAATCAGGGAAATATTCTTTTGAATTATTTGATTCTTCTATGGACATACTATTGCATAGACCGAGTTCAAAGTAGCTGTCATCACACTCCCAATATCCCGGAGTGTTTAAATATGGTTCATATTTAAATGCAACAACAATACCAGTCTTATCTGTAGCAATCCAATTAAAACCAACTGGAAGAAATACTTCCACCCCTTTGTAATTGACTTTTCTATAAGTAGCTCTAAAATTTTTCATTTCATTTCCTCCTATAAAGTAAAACAAACTCTGAATTTCTCAAATACATCTTACCGTCTTTTGAAAAAAGCCAATTATCTGAAACGTCTCTAACCCTAATTGGAAGCATCATAAAATCTTCCAATCTTCTTGTTAAGTTAAAAGAAAGCAATCTTTTCTCTATCCTTCTGAACTTCCTATTTGCCCCCTGTTTGTCCCGTTTTTCCGATTCGCTTAAAGTAATTCCTGTAATTGGGGTTTTCTTTACTGAGCGTGTCATTAGAATTTCCTTTTGTTTTCATTTTAAGAGAAGATAAACCAGTCGTCTTGACTTTGAGTTCTTCACCCACAACTAACTTATGTTTAATAGCATCTCTCTTTATTGCTTCAAGAAGAATATCTCCACACTTCTCTTTAAACTCTTCTTCTGAAATATTACTTGCTGCTATAAAAGCAGTAGCGGCATCATTTAACGTCTCACACACAAGTTCTTTTTTAAACTTCAAGATGATTTCATACATTATCTGGTCTTCTTGCTTACGAGAAAGTTGTTCAAACTTAGCCATAGTCATTCCACCTTTCCATCGTAAATGCCAATACGCTTACCGACTTCTCTTTGCTCTTTTACTCTGTCTCGCCAAGCGTAGTTGTTTTTATCACCACCCACTTTATACATAACTGTAGGCCCTTTAGCTTGTGGAATATCAGTATTTCTAATTGTGTTATATGAATTACAGAAATTACAAATTTCTTGCCAGTCATCGTATCTTTCATTACAAACACGACACATATAGTTTTTTGTTTCCACGTTTAACCTCTCCAAAAAGTTTATTGAACATAGTTAAAGTTTAAATAAAAAAGAGAGGATTGTCAAGCCCTCTCTTTCTATTTATCACTTGGAAAAATAATGTCTTCCTATGACCTTGACAAACCTACGATTCTTATGTGGCTTATCTGTCCTAAAGAAGAGCGAACCTTTTGTATTGTCAACTCTTCTTTTGTCATAGTGTCTTTGTATGATTTGGTTTGCTAGTTCTTTTGATTTCTTCCATGATTCTTTATCTGTTACTCTTGGTTTGTTTGATGTCCAAGAAAATTGTTTTTGTTGATAAACAACCTTACAAATGGAGCTTGGAAACATATTTGACTCTAGTCTATTAAGGACTACATTAGCAACTGCTTTCTTTCCCTCTAATGATTCACCGCGTGATTCGTGATAGATTGCCTCTGAAAGACATTCCACTTCTCTTTGAGAAAAATCATGTTGAGTTTTAGGAATAGCTACGTTGTTGTATGCAATTGCCATTTGTAAGTTTGTCATTAATAAGAGTTTTAACAAGGAGAACCTCCCATGTCATCGTCTGTAGAATATAAAGTTGAGAATCATCCTGAACTAGTCAGAAGACATTCTGCAATCATTAACGTCGCTCAGGATGAATATCAAGCACGTCTTCGTATTTTAAGAGAAATGGAAGCTCTCGAAAAGTTACAAGACGAAAATAGAGAGCTTAGGTCTAGGTTAGAAAAGATTGAAAAGATTTTAGGGGTTTAAGTTTTTCTTAAATAAGTCACATCTGTATGTTTCAATTCATAAAACTTAAAAGTTTCATCAATCGCCTTAAAAACATAATGAATTTTTCTTAACTCTACTTTTGAAATATCCATAATATCAATTATTGAATGAAATTCATCTTGTGAAAATTCACGAAGATATAAAATACTGGTTTCTGAAACAAATGGATATTCATATGTCCCAACCATATGAGATAAACAACAATTTTTAAAAACTATTGAAATATATTCTTTTTCTTTCAAAGAAGAATAAGTTTCATTTAAATACACTATTTGCTCAAACTTGCTTGATGTAACTCTAGCAAATAATTTATTATCGTAATAAAGAAGGAGGAATCCCTCTTTCGTAACCTCTCCAATTACTTTTCTATCTTTATCAAAAAAGAACCTGATATTTACAGGTTCTTTTTCTTCTTTAAGATTTACTCTGTCTAATAAGACATCCCATTTAGAACAAAACATATTAACAACCAGAAGTAACGTTATCTTTTGGCTGAATATGAAAAACATACGGCGTTACCATATCTGCCTCTAACATATGAGCAAAAGGGAAGTAACCCATCAATAGACCCTTTAAGAAATATCTTGCATAGACATTAAGTTTTGGTGCTAAACGATTGAAATTACTATTAAGGAACCAAAGAATAGTTGTCGAAACATCTTTTCTAAGATAATTATTCCCTTCCTCAAAGATAAAACCATCAGTGACGTTAAAGTCATCTATATATCCATTAAAGGAATCATAAATATAAAGTTTTCTTGCTAGATTCTTATCTGAAATTCCATCATCAAACTTTCTTGTATCAAACCCTAGCCAAATGTAATTTCTTTCGTCACCAAATCGAAAGAAATAAAAGGAATCATATTGAGAAAGATGATAATTAATATTTGATTTAAATTCTTCTTCATTACCAGTAGATTTGGGAATAAGCGTTTTCCTTACAAGAAACTGAAGGTCTCTTCCAAGGAAAGGAATTATAGAATTGAAATCAACAAAATAACTAAATTTTCCATCCTTGTTCTTCTCTACTACAATTTCTCCTGCATCAAGATATGTGTAGTTAGAAGAAATCTTAATGCTTCCTGTATCAACATCCTGTAATTTCACCTTAGCTTTTTCTACTTCTTCTTCAATATGTTTCAAGAAGTTTTCGATGGTGTAACGTTCAAATTTCTTTTTAAAAGCCATGTTAGTTTCCTCCAAATAAATAAGAGGCTCCAATTATAAAGCCTCTTTTTGTTTAGTTCATTAATTCTCTGCAATAATGTAAAAGGTTCTCTCTGTAATCTGTTTTACTTTAAGTTTATCTCTTAGATTCTGTAAACCAACAAGATAACCCGTAAAGAACCAAGTATTAAAGTTGTTCATAAATAAAACATCATCTTTCAAAAGACCTTCTAAAATATCCAAGACTATTGAAGGCGTTCTTTCAAATGAAAGTTTCTTATCTTTATCAAAAGCAAATGAACTGACAGTCATAACTTCTTTTGGTTCTGTTCCTTCTGTATAAACTAATAGCCTGTGGATGTCTTCTTTTCCTTCTTCCTGTTTAGTTGGATAAGGATTAAAGACAAACCAAAGATTGCAGTCTTCATCTCCAATAACAAAGTAATAATTCTGCTCCATCTCTTGAAGACGATTTAAAAGAGAAGTAATAGCCCAATCAACACTAAAAGTTGTTAATTTTTTAAACTTAACATCAAGCAATGCTTCTATAGCACCTTTAAGAAAATCAAAGTTAGAATACACTTTGAAATTTATACGAATACCTCTTCCACTATCTTTAATAAGATACACTTCCACTACATCTAAATAAGTTAACGAAAGACACTTACTAATGTTACAAGTGTTATAAAACATTGCATCGCTTTTAAGTTCATCCACCATTCTTTCTACTTCTGTAAGAAAACCATTAATAGAAAGAGCTTGTAATTCGGTTTCTTTATTCATAATTTATACCTCTTAATGAAAGGAAATAACTTCATCGTAATGTTCTTTAAGAACTTCTTTACCCTTTGTAAAAAGTCCGTGAGTAACATACAACACCTTTTTAACTTTTGTTTCGTCTATGTTATGAAAGACTAACTCTGAATTGATAGATTCTGCTAACTTAATAAATGTCGCACCACCATCACAAATATCATCAACCACAATAAAGTTGACTCTCTTATTTCCAAAGAAGAATTGCTTTGAAATATTGATTGAAGTTTCTGTAATTAGTCCAGTCTCTGTATTTCTATGTTTTTGTGCTGTCAGGACTTCTACATTATTTAGCTTAAAAACTTCTTTAGCGTTTTCAGCAACCTTGTAAGTCTTCTTTGAAGCTCCTGCATCAGAGGCAACAAAAACAAAGAGTTCATCTTCTCTTGAAACTTGATAAAGAATAGATTCATTTAATCTAGATACGGTTTCAATAAAACACTCGTCTTGTTCTTTCTCTTTTAATGTTCCATCAGTAAAAAGAACTCTAGAAGAATCACTATGAATATCATAAGTAATTACTTTATCAAATTTAAGTGAATTAATAAACTCAATAAATACTTTATTTGAAATTGCCTCCCCAGCCTTTGTTCTTCTATCCTGTCTGGCATATGGAAGAATAGGAAGTTCCAATTCAAGAAAAAGGTTTTTATTATTATAAAAACAGTTTCTCAATGTTGAAACTAGTTGAGCAAGAGCAAAAACTCATCATGATTTACTCCTTTTGTTTGGTCAAGAATAATCCTAAAACTAAAATAAGTTGAATCAAAAGGTATAGGAGGAAGTTCAAAGGAAGGTAATAATTCTCCATTAGGAAACTTCTTTATAGGAATGTCAACCTTTGAAAAAGGACTTAAATTTGAAATAATTGATAACATTAAGATAACTCCTTATTGTCTATAAATTAAAAGAGAGTATAGCCTTTAACTATACTCTCTTCAACCATTAAAACATTAATATAATTTAAGTTTGTCTCTTATCTCAATAATGTTCTGTTCTTTCAATAGTTTACCATCTTTAAAGACGGGGATAAGTTCTCCTTGGTCAACATCAAGAAGCCCATAATCTTCTTTTGTTTCATCTGGCACAAATTCAAGATGGTCTTTAAACAAATATTCACCATTCTCTTTAACCACAGAAAGAAGACCAACAGCAGATTTCTTCAGTTTACCAACATCAGTCTTAGGGTCTTTATAGACATTAAACCCTTTACCGTTAACGATTGCATAAGTAGCCTTCATAGCAAAGCCTAACGTATCTCGTGAATTGTAATTATAGGTAAAGCTACCAATTCCAAAGACAACGTTAGCAGAAGAGAATCCCTTTTCAGCAAGTCGTTCAAGAATATCCTCACAGACTTGAACTGTGATGGAATCTCCGTAGATAAGACCAATATGGGAATCTAGTGTCTTATATTCTTTTCCGTCTTCTCCAATGGAAGTTGTTCCACCAAAGATGTTCCATAGTGTTTGAATAGAACCATCAACAATGTGCTGAGGAATCTTACCTATCGAACCGTCCGTGTTCATTTGGTAAACACCATCACTCAATTTAAAAGTTTTACTTCTACCAGATTCAGAAACTCTTTGATACATTGTACTTATTAAAGTCGGACTATTCAAAGAATAGTTTTTGAGAGCCTCCGGCCAATCATAATCAATCTTAATGCCTGCAATGATGTCTGCTGGATTTCCTGAGTCTGGTCGAATGACTAACTTACCTTCTCTTTGAAGAATTAAATCTTTAAGCTCTTTGGTGTATTCAGTTACTACTCGCCAATAGTCCCATGTGTCAGAGACGATAGAGACAATCCCAGAAGGATAGACCTTTTCAATAAGATGTTTGAACAGCCCAATCTCTCCTCCATCCTGAGAAGAGCCTACACACATTACGGAGTGTTCTGTCGCAGCGACAGATGATGCAATTAGATAATCCTCTGGAACATCCTTTCCATACATTTCTCTAATGTAATAGACTGCTGCAATAGTGTCTGTCCCTAGGAATGAAGTTAGATGTCCCATTCCTGTAAAGCAAGCATCTTGGACACCAGACATTCCACGCATAGAGAAATCGTGTCCTTGCCAGTCGATAAAAGACTTCCAGTTTTCATCTTTATCAATACCAGTCTTCTTAGCGTAAGAATGAATAATCTTTCTATACTGTCTGGCAATAGTGGCAGACAACATAACCTTCCAAAGATTAGCGGAAAGCCAAGTCTCAAGATAATTAGTAAGCCAATAAAATTCTTTCTTTGTATTAACTATTGTAAAGACTGGTGTCTTCTCTTTTACTATACTTCCCTCTTCAAGAGCATTTACTTGAATAGGAAGTTTTCCATATTGATGAAGCTCTCTTACTCTTTTCTCCATACTAGGAAGAGTTTGTGGTTGAACAAAGAACTTGATTTCATCAAGAAACTCTTTTGTAACTTCATCTTCTGGACGAGAGAAGAAACCTTCTTCCCAGACTTTATTCATGTCTTTAAGAACAGCTTGAAGACCAAAGAAGACAATCTCTTTATCCTTGTCTAGGAACTGAGCATACTTGGTTGAACGAGGAGTAAAGTTTGAATAGACAAACTCTGTTCCCTCTGGATATTGGTCTGCGTGTCCTAACTTGTATGAATCTGTTAAGAGTAATGGGTTAATTGGTTTAGACATAAACATTTCCTCCTTTTATGTCTTTAATGTAAAAAAAAAAATTTATTTTTAAGATTCAACTCATCATATAGCCTTTGACCAACCACGAATTGACCAACTCTTGTATAAGCAAGTGGTTGAAATAGGTAATCAAAAATAGCGAGAATCTTATTCATCTCTTCAGCGTCTTGAAAGAAGAAAAGAGGATTGTCTTCCTCTTTTATTGCTCCCATTTCTTGCATCATTCTAAGCCAAATATACTTAGCTGTCACTGAAACTGGATATTTAGTATCTGCCTTAAATACGTTGTAAAACTCTTCTGAAGCAATGTAATAGAAAGCCAATTTCTGACTATCTTCTTTTGATAAATCATCAATCACCATGAAAACTCCCCCAAGAAATTGTATTCGTCTTCGGCGCAATCAAGAAAACGTTTGAAGACGAATTCATTTCTAAGAAACCAAAGATTAGAAAAGATGTCTTCAAACATTTCTTCTTTAGATTCAAAATTGTATCTAAATTGCAGGAGTTTTACATACTCTTTGTCCTTCTTCAAGAAACTTTTAAATTCATCTTTAAGAGTCTCAATGGTTATAAAGTTGTAGTCTTCCTCTGATTTGAAATGTCTGAAAAGTATCTTTTTAAAAGATTCTATATGATTCATATAATCTTTTAAGACTTCATTCTCATAACTATTACTAGTATGAAAAATATGTAACTTTTGCATAAACTTCCTCCTATTACTTAAATCTATTCTTCCTTAAACTCTTCCCTTACTATTTCTGTAAGAAGAATGTCAAGCTCTTCTATATCTTCTTTATTGTTTTCTAAATCAGATAGATATGCCTCTAAATATTCTTCCCCTTTATTACTAATAAATTCTTGTAAATCTTTATCTGTTTCAATCTCTTCTAATAAATATAAAAGAAATATACAAATTTCTTCTACGTCGTCTTCTTTAAGAATAATACGAAAATATAATAAATTTTTTCTTAATTCTGAAACTAAAGAAATAAATCTCTCTAAAGCAATTTCTTCTATATTTATTCTTTCTTTTACCAAAACTGGAATAAACGCAATAATATCAATACAAACATGTTCAAAAAGTCTTTCATTAAACTTCTGAAACCTACTTTTAGATATTAAAAACTCTTCATTCAAATTAACTGGTTTCTTCTGTTTACGACGTTTATCGCGTTTAACTTTACTGTTTCTACTCATTTCAATCACCTCTCTTGTTTCAAATTAAGCTGCCAACTGATATTGATTGAACACTTCTTCATTAAAGTGTTTATGTTCTATCTTATTCATATAGACAACATCAGTAGTACCAAAATACTGATTAACCATTTCTTGAAGTTCTGCATTAAATAATCTTTCTAATTCTTTAACACTATATTTCTCATCAGAGAAGATGGTCAATCCGTCATGTTCATGACTCCAGACCCTCAAGCCAAGTTTGTCATGTGAAAACTGAATTAGTTTATGAGCAAACATAGCATCTTGTCCTTGGAACATATTAGCTGCAAGTTGAGGTTTAATCAAACCTTCTTTATTAAAGAATGTATAACCAGCACATAACCACTGTCCTTCTTCTTTAGGTATATCATTATGGGTAAGACCCATAAACTTCATATTCAAATCAGACATGATGTCAGCAACACGGTCAATATTCTTATACAAGAATTTAAGAACAGTGTAAACAGCGTATGTTACAGAACGTTTACCATTTGACCACTTGGTGAGAGAAGAAACATCAAACTCTTGGTTTTCTTTTCTGAAGTAATCATTTATACAATCATCACCAGCACCATCAAGGATAGAGACCATCAATTTTGCTGTCTTACGAGATACATTCTGTTCCTTGGCAATAGCAGACCACGCGTCTTTCTTCTGCATTACTTCAGTAAGGAAGACGAAAGAATCTTCTGGAATTTCTTGAAGAATAGAATTAATTTCTTTAATACGCATCTGAATTTCTCTTCTTCGTTTTTGATGTTCAATAGGAATAATTCCTAAAAAACTATCATCTTCAAACATCTCATATTCCTCAATAGTAGTCTCGAAATACCAAATAACTTGAGTAATACGTTGTATTTGATACGGAGAAGAGAACGTATCATTAAGATATTTAAACTGATTACATTTAGTCATCTTTGAGAAAGGAATAATTCCTTCGCTAATAGTCATTTCTTCAAGAGCAGGATAGACGTATTCATCAGAATCTACCTTGTTAAGAGCAATCAGTTCTTTTCTGAGTTCAGCCCTCTCCTTCACAAGAGAATTTGTTTCTTTCTGCTCTTTTTTCATAACTTCAATAAGTATCTTTGCCATATTCAAAGCAGTCATCATATGTGCAGAAACAAAGTCAAAGTTAACTAATTTAATGTGTTTCTCTAATATTGATTTAAGAGCAGTAGAGATGTTGTTTCTACCATCAGCAAAGTACACTCTTCCTGAAGCTGAAACAGAAATATAGTCAGCCCTTGCCTCTTTGTCATATTTACGACAAGTAAACATAGAAAAAATAGCTTTGAAATCAAACAAAGTTGAATAATACCTATCCTCTTTATGAAGCTGATAAACAGTTTTCATGAACTTGTTTGCCTCTACAAGCTCTTTTCTTGTATCACAGGAGAAGAAATCACCTACTAATTTATACATTTCTTCTTTTGGTGAACCGAAGTCTTCACCAAAAACATATTTAGTGTAATCTGTAACTACATTGTCTTTAACAATTTCAGCCTCTTCTTTAGTAAGAGAAAAAATCATTCTGGGCAAACTCTTTAATGCTTCAATAAACTTGAAACAAGCCTGTTGACCTCCTTTTATAAGTCTGTCAAACACATTTGATGACTTATGAACGCGATTACTACCTGCATACACGTTTCCACCCTCAATATATACAAAGTATTCATAGTTTTCTCCTTCTTGAATGCGATGAAGAACATCAAGCAAGAGAATCCCTTCCATTGCTTCAGTAAACAGTGGAGAAAAAACGCATCTACGAGAAAGACCTACATTGTTAGTACCATCATATTTAAACGGTGTTACATAAGAAAACAAACCGTATTCAACCAGCTTTTTATAAGCGTCTCCTGAACCATAGACTGCATAAGCCTTTGGATAAACAGAACGAACCGTAGAAGAATGAAGAATGGAAATTAAGTCTGACTTGTTCTTAATCTTTGTTCCAAGTTGTATCAGAACCCATACAAACAAAGCCATTTCATCTTTAATTTCTTCCACAGTATATCGCTTTCCTGCCTCTTTAATGTCTTTCTCAAAAGAAGAATCAGAAATAAACTTTGAAATCATTAACTTAACTGCGTCAATGGCAGTCTTTCCTGCCAACTTAGCAAGATTGGTATGCAAAGCAAATGGGTCTTTATTGAACCTAGTAATGACCTTCTTGATTTCTCCATCAAAAGACAATGATTGATAAACCGCATCAAACTTCTTCTGGTCTTCAAAAGACAATTTGGCTACTTCTTCTTGAAGAAGAGCAACTGCTTTCTCTTTGCCAAATTTCTTCTTATTATTCAAGAAGTTAAGAAATATCAATCTAAGTGATTCGTCTTTGATACAAAGCTCAATGAAATCACGGTCTTTGTTCTCCGCATTAAACAACTTCTCTTGTAAAGCAGGAGAAAGGTTATTTCGCATCTTGTTTAATTTAGAAACATCTATCACAAAGCGTACAGTCTTTGACGTCAGAATACGGGAACGCCATTCTTCCTCAGTCGCCTCAAGTTCGTTCAGACCAACAAACAAATCATATTTACCATTGTCAGCAATTAAGCCACGAGTAATCAAAGCCTTTTCATGTTGGAAAAAAAGTCCATTTGTTTCATGTAACAGTTGATAAAACTGTTTTTTAGATGCGTTTGTATTAAACTTAGTCTCTTTTGCCTTCCTTTCAATTTCTTGTAAAGAATTTCTCCAAGAATAATACTGGTCAACAGTAGAAACAGCAAGACTACTTGACATCATCTCTTCCTGCAACAAAAGAAGAGAAGAATCATCCTCCCTGTACTTCAAGACAAGTTCGTTATCCTGACTGTATGTACGCCAGTAATTCTTTCTCATAGGAGAGAAAGATTTGTAAATGTTGCGTAGTTCTTCCATCCTCTTTTCCGAGTGTTTCTCTTTCTTAATAGAAGAGTATAGCATACCTTTTTTGGTTTCTTTCTTCTTTGAGGTTTTGTTCTTGTTTTTATTAACTTTTTTCTCTAACTTGTCTTTCACAATCTTAGAAGAAGAATGCGATTTCACTACACCACAATAGGTTTCCAATGCACTAGGGAAGTATTCATCTGTTAAGACAAATTCATCTTTGAACATAAAGTAGGAAATAACATTCTCTGGATGACCAGACCATTCTCCTTCTTCAGGATAAGACTTAGGCGTTTCATCACAGATAAACGTAGGAAATTTCTTATGTTCATTCTTCTTTACATAGAAGACAAAAGGAACACAAGTCAAAGAAAGAAGAAAATCTTCTATGAAGAATGGTGATGCGTAGTTAAACACATAATTGTTGAATACAAACAAGCCTGCTTCTCTACAAAGCTGTTCTTGTGCGTCATCAGCAAAGATGTGTTGTTTGAGGTAAGCATACATTGCACTATCTCTACAGTGCAAGATTGATGCTACAATGTATCCCATAACAAAGACGGGAACTAGATGTCCTGTTTTAAGTTTGATTAAGTTGTTATTCACGACGTCGAATGCTCCTAAGTGTAAAATCTTCTTAATATATTTTATATTAAAGATTAAAAGTCGTCAAGAGCTTTCGACATTTATTCGTTACAATGTATTTAGGTTGGTATTCCAGACTGATACGAAAACAAGAAACCCCATACTGGAAAGAACTGGTATGGGGTTTTCTCTTGTTGTTTAAAGAAGAAGAGAGGAGGAGAGAGAAAAGGGGGGGGAGGAGAAAGAGAGAAGAGAGAGAGAGAAGAGAGAGAAGAGCATCACTACTTTGTAGAAAACCTTAAAAACCCAGTAACTACAAGGCTTCCAGAGCATCTCTTCTTTTCCCACTAACTTATAATGACTCCTATCAAAGACCTCTTTCATAAGGAGAAAAGACATGAACTCACCAGACAAGAAACCAAGAACCAAACTTACTCTTTCACCCAAGAAGAAACAAGAGAGAGAAGAAAGATTGAAAGAACAATCTTCTCTAAAACTTAAGAACCCATATGGAAATAGGACATCATCTTCTACGACATCAGAAAAGCCTTCTATTCAGGCTTCTAAGACGGTTAAACCATCTACCCCTTACTACCCTACTAGTAAGAAGAGTTATCCCAAGAAAACGCCATACAGACAAGAAGAAAAAAGAGAAAAAAAGCCATTCAAGTACAACCCTTGTTCAATGATGCACATCAGACTGTCAATCACAATGGGAATGGAATACATAGACTTTGAAGATGTGAAAGATGAATTTACTTTGGAACATCCACCTATTGAACAACCATTCCGATTCTTCAAATACAGAAAAAGTAAAGTCCTGAAGCAGAAACAAAACAGAAGAAAACTCTATGCTTTTGATGAAAAAGGATATTTCCATTTCACTGATGATTTAAACCTTAGAGAGAAGGAATACAACAGATTAAGAGAAGAAAGGGATAACCGTATCTACTATGTTCATGACGAAAAAGAAGAATGTGGAATAAGGTTCTATAGAACATATGAAGAAGCAGCAAACACAGGTAAAGAAGTGCACAGGTCAAAGAAGAAGACAACAGCAGTTGCAAGGATTACCAAGAAAGGTAAGGTTGTATGGCAGAAGACATACGACGCGTATGACCAAGACAAATGGTTATTCCCAGTTAATCCACATAAACAATAAGTAACAAACATCAAACAGGGAAGAGAGAGGGAGAGAAAGGAGAGAAGAAGAAGAACAGGAGAAGGCATCACTACTTTGTAGAAAACATAAAAAACCCAGTAAGTATGCGGCTTACAGACGATGCCTATAAAATCAGATTAACATTTAACAGGAGAAAACCATGACAACTCTTTACAACGTTCAAGACACAAGACCCATTCCAAGAGAGGTAAACAACTTCACAAAAGACCTTCCATTCAAGATGCTTCCATCCACACTTGAACCTCTTCTTCTTCAAGTGAAGCAATCCATTCCAAGAGGAATCACAGAAGGCTACATACAAGTTTCCTATCCCTACTACAAGGTTGAGAACACCGTAATAAGCAAAGTGGGTAATGCAGACACTTGGAGAGAATTGAAAGAGAAGTGGAATACTTTTCAAACCTTAACTAACGTTAAGACCAGATGGAGAATAGGTCTTCTTCCACAAGAAGACTTCCTCTTTGATGATTACAGAACTTACGAGACAAGAGAAGAAGCACTAGAAAGAGCGTTAGACTTGAAACAAGCTGTTTATATCTACGCAACAAGGAACATTGTTGTCATTGAAAAATTGACTCTCAAGTCTTTGTTCTCAGATACGCTACCTGATGGATTCTAAGGACGTTACTTACTTACCCGCTACTACCCTATTGGGTAGGTAAAGATAGAGGCAGAGAAGGGCATATACGTCCATTAAATTCGAGAAATAAAAGACATTTAGCCTTGACCTCTTCTCTCTTCTCTGTTAATATTCTCTTCATCATCTTTAACAAATTAGGAGTTTAAATTATGACTAAAATTCAACAACAGACAGTGGAGCTTCATGAAGCTCGTGGTTATAAAGTAGTGGCAGAAATTGGCAAATGTTCAATCTTGGAAAACGAAAGAGAAGGAACATTTATCAAAGTGGATGATGAAGGTTTTGTTGTTCCGTTTGAACCAATATTTGGTTGAGGAGAGTAAAAATGATTTCTTTTCTGATAGGATTTATTGTCGGTGTTGTTCTTGGTTATCTCTGGGAAAAGAATTATCCAAGTTCGTTTAACAAGACAAAAAGATATGTTGATGAACTAATTTCTAAGATAAAGAAGTAAAGAATCAGGACTCTATCAAGAGTCCTTTCTTTTTATGCGTTTTAAGCTCTGTAAGCCTTTATAATTCCTTAGAGAAGAGACTTAAAGATGCCTACCCACTACTACCCTACTGGGTCACTACATAAGCCTCTCAAATCCTTGCTAAACGTCCTACAAAAAGAGGAAAGAATTAAATGAACAAAAAAGTAATCTTACAAAACATCCCAATCAAATTCTTCTTCATAGATGACAGAGGAAGAGTTCAACCTGTCTTTCTACAAGCTGACATCACGCTTGAGCTAAATCAAGGTGCTATTTCCTTCAACACATTAAGAAATGAAATCATCAGAGAACTACACTTTACTTTTCCAACATTCATTGCAATAAAAGAGTTTTCTCTATTTAAAGACAAGTTTGAGACAAATCCTTCTCTTGGCATGAAAGTTGGATTTGAGACTGGATACATCAGTCTTCTTAAAGGTGATTTATCCGGAAAAGTTCATTTAGAAGAAAGACTTACTTCTGTTGAAGACCCAAAACATCTCTTTCAGGAGACAATCAAGAAGATTGTTAAAGACAAGATAATTAATTCTTTCAATGTTAAAGAATATTTATCTTCTTATGAAATAGAAGTCAATTTCATTATTAGACCTATGGTGAAAGAAGTCTTTGTTCCATTCACTTATTTCACTGTGGATAGAGAAGAAGAATTTGTCATTCATCATCTGTTTATCTCTATTAAAGAAGACAGAGAAGGTTTCTCTCCTACCTGTGACACCTGCATGAAGGGAAGACAAGCTCTACAACAACTCTTCCTACAGTTATCTGGAAGTGTTGCCTTACCAGAAAGGATGATTAGAGAGGACAACAGTAAAGTTATCTTTGAAAGAGAACAATGCAAGTATGTGTTCAATAGAGAGAATCAATCTGTCCTTCTGATGAAATACTCAATAGAGCCAAACTTTGTCCTTGACGAAATCCTGAATCATGCCATTGAATACACAACAATGGGAAAGGTCAAGAAGTTAGGTGTTTCTTCTCTTGATGGATATACATTTGACATAGAAACAAAAGAGACTTCAACCAATTCATTGTGGTAAAGATTAAAAGAGAGACTTAGTTCTCTCTTTTCTTTTATAAATCAATGATTTAATTAAAATTCCTAGAAGAAACTACTACTTATCTTCAAGGATTTATGGCAGCGACAAAACAAACAACACAACAGAAAAAGAAGAAAACTTCATCTTCTGTTAATAAGAAAAAGAAAACTAATACTTCTTCTACACAACAAAAGAAGAAAGTTTCTGTAAAGAAGACTTATATTCCAGCAGCACAACAGATTGCCAGACCAAAAGGATTCAAGCCAGAACCTTATCCAGAGATTAAGACGGAAGTTCCTATTCCTGATTCAGAAGAAATAAACATTCTGAAAGAAGGAAATTGTTACAACGGAAATATTGCTTTAAAACTACCTGAAGTAGAGCTTCCCCTTACAAAAGAAATGATTGCTGAGTTTGAGAAGTGCAAAAACGATGTGATGTACTTCATAAACAATTATGTTTTTATCTCTTCTCTTGACCACGGCATCATGCTCTTCTCAACCTTTAAATATCAGAAGAATCTGATAGAAATCTTTGAGAAGAACAGATTCACCATTGCAATGCTTCCTAGACAGATGGGTAAGACAACAATAGTGGTTGGATTTCTTCTTTGGAAAGCAATCTTCTCACCAAACATTTCTATTGGCATCCTTGCCAACAAAGAAGACACAGCAAAAGAAATACTGGGAAGATTCCAGTTCTCCTACAAGATGTTACCTTGGTGGATTAAACCCGGTGTCAGGGAATGGAACAAGAAATCCATTGTCTTGTCTAATGGGAAAAAAGGTGTAACTGTCTTCATAGGAGCTTGTTCACCAGACAGTCTTAGAGGTAGAAGCACAGACATACTAGTCCTAGATGAATTCAGCACTGTCCCAAATGCAGAAGAGTTCTATGAATCCTCTTATCCAGTTGTTTCCTCTGGAACAAAGTCCAAGATAATCATTCTCTCTACACCAAAAGGGATGAATCTCTTCTACAAACTCTGGAAAGGAGCAGAAGAGGGAACAAACTCTTATGTTCCCTACTTCGCCCCATTCTGGCATCACCCAGCAAGAGACAAAGAATGGGAAGAGATTACAAGGAAGTCAATGTCTGACCAATCATTCGGACAAGAATATCTTTGCTCCTTCCAAATGTCTTCTCTCACTCTAATCAGAGCAGAGACATTACTTTACCTTAATGCTAAACAAGAGATTCTTTCCCTAGAACATTACAAGGAATATCAATCACCAGAAGAGACTGGAAGATACGTAGTCTCTGTCGATGTCTCAGAAGGTCTTTCACAAGACTACTCAGTGATTACAGTCATCAGGATTGACGGGAATAAATATGAACAAGCAGCTGTTTGGAGAGATAACCATACAAGACCAGAAGAACTCTCTCCAAGAATAGTGGAGATTGCCAAAAGATTTAACAACGCATTTGTCCTTGTTGAGTCTAACTCTATTGGCTATCTAGTAGGTTCACAACTCTACTACGACTATGAATACGAAAACCTATACGTCTCTGTTCAGAAGTACGGAGAGACTGCCATCAAAGAAGGAGCAGTCAAACAAAACGTAGGGGTTAAACACAGCACAAAGACAAAAGCACTGGGCTGTTCAAGACTTAAAAGCCTTATCGAAGAAGAGAGATTGATTATCAATGACGACGACACTATTGAAGAGCTAAGAGTGTTTGTCAAAGAGAAGAACTCCTATCAGGCTGATAAAGGATACAACGACGACATTGTCATGACTCTGATTTCTTTTGCTTGGCTTACAACAAAAGAAGAGTTTCAAAACATGAGAAGAATGGAAAGGAAAAGTTATTCACTTGACTCCTTCTCTATACCCGCATCAGCATTTAGACACTACGACGCATTTGCCTATCAACAAGAAGAGAGTAATGAATTTCTTAATGAAAATGAGCTGTCTCCGCTAGTCTTTGCGAACCATACGTAATCCACATAAGAGACAACCATCACCCATTCCTTACTCAGTAGTAAATCTTGAAGAATGGCTCAACCATGCGGGTTACAGACGATGCTACATTTGCAGACACCTTATAATGACTCTATCCATTAACTCTTTTTAAGGAAATTATTTAATGCAAAGAAAGAAGAAAGAACCAACATACCAACCTTGGAACTATAAGGACAAACCTTTGACAGAAGAAGAAGAAAAACTCTTTCCACAGCAATACGAAGGATTTGTCTATCTCCTTACCCATGAACCTACACAGAAGAAATACATAGGAAAGAAATCATTTATCTCTCAGACAAAGAGACCAGACGGAAAGAGAGGAAAGATAAGGAAGGAATCAAACTGGAAGTCTTACTTCTCTTCCTCAGATGACCTTAAATCTCTTCTCACCAAAGAGAATAAGAAGGAGTGGAGAAGAGACATTCTTTTCCTTTGTGAAAAGATGAAGTATGCAAATTACCTAGAAGTAAAACTTCAATTTCAATATTCAGTTCTAGAAGACTCTTCATACCTGAACTCAAACATCAATGGTCTTTGGTTTTCTTTTTGGTTGAAAGATATTTACAGAGAAGTACATGAGTACAAAAGGATTAGAGATAAAGACATCACACAACCATTCCTTACTCAGTGAAAGTTTTGGAAGAATGGCTTAACCATGCGGGTTACAGACGATGCTACATTTGCAGACACCTTATAATGGTCGCATCAAACACAAAACAAGGAGACACATAATGGCAAACTCACTTATGCAAAGACTGAAGAAATCATCTCTTCTCAAAGCAGTTGAAGCAGCCTCAACAGACTCTCTAATAGACCCAGAGTTCACAGACACCCATCTACCCATCCTGAACATTATCTTGTCAGGAAAGCCCAATAGAGGACTTCCTAATGGCTTTACCATCATTGAGGGAGAACAAGCAACCTACAAGTCCACACTCTGTCTAAACATCGTTTCTGCTTATTTAAAGAAACATCAAGACTCCATCTGCATCTTCTATGACTCAGAGAATGGAACATCACTTGAAGGAATGAAAGCTAATGGCATAGACCCAGAGAGAATCCTCTACACCCCATTCTCAAACATAGAAGAACTCAAACTGGACATTGTCAGACAACTAGATGAAATCAAGAGAGGAGACAAAGTCATTTTCTTTATTGACTCGTTAGGCATGATGGCATCCAAGAAAGAAGCAAAGGATGCGTTAGAAGGAAAGACATCAGCAGACATGACCAAAGCAAAAGAGATTGCCTCCTTAGTAAGACTTATCTGTCCTGCACTAAACGCAAAAGAGATTCCTTGTATAGCCATCAATCATGTTTATAAAGACATTTCTTCTCTGTATGGAGGATTCATTGGTGCTGGTGGTTCAAAGCTCAAATACGCAGCAAATACCATCATTCAAATCTCCAAGGCACAAGAGAAAGAAGGAACAGAGCTTACTGGCTTCAAGTTCACCCTACAGGCAATCAAGTCCAGATACATCAAGGAGAAGACAAAACTTCCTTTGTATGTTTCCTTCACTGGTGGTATTAACAAATGGTCAGGTTTATTTGATTTAGCTTTGAACTTGGAATGGATTGTCTCTGAGAAACAAGGTTGGTATCAACTTCTTGATAAAGAGACTGGTGAACTGGAAGAGAAGAAATACAGAAGAAAAGAGCTTGAGTCTAATGATGCCATTTGGGAAAGATTCCTGATGGAAGGTTTAGGAGATGAAATCTATAAACACATAGCTCTTCTTGGAATCATGGAAGAAGGCAAAGAACATGATTCAAGTAAAGTTCTGTTTACAGGAGAAGATGAAGAGATTGATGAAGATGAAGATTGATAATTAATTTAATGAAACATATTGAAGAGGTCTTTATGACCTCTTTTCGCTTATTTGTTTATGAGGAGGTAAAAGAAGAATAAAAACATCACACAACCATTCCTTACTTAGAAGTAAATTCTTGAAAACCCAGTAACCATGCGGGTTACAGCCGATGCTACATTTGCAGAGTACATATTTATTAACAGATTGATAATAATAATAACCAACAAACGAGAAGGCATCACTACTCTGTAGAAAACATAAAAAAGTCAGTAAGTATGCGGCTTGTATAGCATCTCTTCTTTTAGAAGATAAAGTGATGAGACTTTTCATAAAGAAGAAATCTTCTTGGTAAGAAACAACAAGAATGTGAATCCTTTCTAAATGGCTTTCTAAGACATTAAATTTCTTAACCAATAGGAATACCTTACTCAAGACCTTACAACGTCTCTAAACACGTCTTATAAGCTTTCTAAGCAATGTAACTACTCACAAATGAGAAGATGAAATACTTGAGTAATAGGGTAGTAGTGGGTATGGATGTATAGGGTAGTTTTATCAAGTGTTCATGAAGGGAAAAGATAAGAACTGAACTCTTCTTCCTTTAAAACCTATTACCCATTGAGACGATACAGTAGTTCTTCTAAATAAGAGATGATATTTCTTCTAGGAGAAAACTAATAAACGAAGTTAGCAAGCTAACTTCTAGCTCGCGCTAAAGCCAGTTAAATACTGGCTTCATTCATTTGAGACGATAGAGTAGTTATGTAAATAAGCATAAGATTCATTAAAGCTATTTAATAAATATTAAGAGAAGAAATAAATAAATAAACAACACAACAAGAAGAAGGCATCACTACTTTGTAGAAAACCTTAAAAACCCAGTAAGTACAAGGCTTCCAGAGGACGTGTACTAGTTAAGGGGAATGGATTAGGCACATTGCACATTTGGGAACCTTTTCCTTTGGAACTTGTATGAGTCTATTAACAAGACGCAACCATAACCATTCCTTACTTAGGAGTAAATCTTCAAGAATGGCTTAACCATGCGGCTTACAGACGATGCTACATTTGCATTCACTCTTTTTACTTAAATTCTTAACAAATTTGTAACTAACAACTACACTTGACATATCTTCTTCTTTACTTCATAATGTCCACATCAAAAGAGAGTTCTTACTCTTCAACTTTAAAAGAAGAAACAACTTGTTTAGCTTCAGTCCACAATCAAGTCCACACCAATAGACCACATCAAGACCATAAGGAAGCTACAAGATGACACTGGATTGTTTCTTCTGTTTATGAGTCCAGCATGAACACATATTTAAAGAAAGACCAAGAACATCAGCACAAACAAGAGAGGTTAAACAAATGGCTTACAAAAAGGAAGAACGATAAACCCTTGTTCATTACGAAGAATTTACAGATGAGTGGACGATTGAAACTAATTCCTTTAAACACATGGGAACATTGTTGAGGAATCCAGACATCTACATTGTCTCCATAAAGAGGAAGAAGATGGAAGAGTCATATCAGTTAAGGTTTTGGTTAATACAAAAGACTTTCTTATGAGTCCTTTTGCTAGAAAGACCAAAGATAACAATGACAGAAGAAAGCTAATCTAGAACATTTAAAAGAGATGCGTTCTAAGCGTTTTTCGTCTGGTAAATAAGAGACGAAAGAGAAATATCTCTTCTTACCCTTAGTAACCTTACTGGGTAAAAACTATAAGAAAAAGAGATTACATAAGATAAAAGGAGAATTTAATGAGTTATGAAGAAGAAAAAGATGTTCCATTTGATGAACTATGTTTTATAAAAAGAGAAGGTTGGGTCTTTACAAGGAAACAAGATAAGACTGGCTTCAAGTTTAAGACGATTGATGGAACAATGGCGTGGGTTAAACGTTTAGACCAAGTTACATCTTGGGTGAATACAGTTTTTGATGTTGAAAACAACTGCTACATTTACAGAGAGGAGGATTAACAATGCCTTATAGAAATCCATATTCTTATGACCCAGATTGGTGGGAGAAAGTAAAGAAGATTAACGAAAGAAACGCAGCAGGAAAAGCAGCGAGTAATGCAGCATGTATCGCTGGTGAATATCAACACTATCTTGCAGCATCATCTTCTATAGATGATGATAATGGTTACGATGGAGGGCAAAATGGAGGTTGTTGTGATGACTAATGAAATAGAGGAGCAAATTAAGTCTATTTTTGGAACCCCTTGGTCAAATGATGACAATGCTCTTTATTTTGATAAAGAAGGTAAAGAAGTATCAGAAGAAGAGTTTTACTTGTTAGAAGATGTTAATTTAGTACCAGTTTTTACATTTGACTCTAAGACAAAAAGAACGGTTTTCCGTTGGGAGGAGAATTTTAAATGAACATACATGAATAGAAGAGGATGATAGGTACGATGGAAAGATGGAGGATGTTGCGGTGACTAGCGGAATAGACCCAGAAGTTTTTGAAAAGATTAAAAGAAATTTAGGTGATGTGATAAAAAACAATTACTTGGATTTCACAAATTCAAATGAAGAATTAGTAATTAATGTCGAGGTTCCTTGTTCAGAGGTTATTTATCTTGATGCTGAAAATAAACCGATTTCAAAAGAAGAGTTTTATTCATTAAAAGATGTTAATTTAATAACAAAGTTGATATATAATCCAAATACCAGAATATTGATTTATCTTTGGGAGGAGAAACAAGATGACCTTACAAAAACCTATTGTTTTTAAATTAAAAAGAATTTATAAAGTTATCAAAGAGATAAGATACTTTGATAAACCAGTTCTACACATCTTTGGTGATTACATAAACTATTCAGAAGAGATTTATAAAGAAATAGAAGAAGTTTGTGAAGGGGCTAGAAGATATTTCTTTGAGAACGGAAACAAAGAGACTGATAAGTTTGTCTTCTTTACAGACTACACTCTTGTTGATTTAGAGACGTTTCTTGTTTTTGTTGGTTCAGAGGAATTTGAGGTTTATGTGAAGCCAAAGAAAGGAACTCTTCTGAAGGAGATTTACTAATGGTAAGTTACTGTGTTTCAGAAAGAATAAAACCTATTATTCTTTCAGGAAATCTTTATCGTTTGAAGGGAAATGACCCTAGAGCATTTGACTTAGAAGAAATCATCTTTCCAGAAGAGTTAAAAGCAGAAGAGGAAGAAATCAAACAGTGTGTTGCAATCTTTTATTATAGAAATCTTTGTTGTTTCACTATTGAAGAATACACATTCTTTTCTGATATAAAACACACCAGAGAACAAGCTCTTGTCGGTGTTATTGGTTCAGAGAAAACATTAATCTTTATGAACTTTTTGAAGGACACACCCATCAGAGAATATATAAAGAAATTGGAAGAAGAACAAAGTCTTTCTTTATAAGAGAAACAAACACCGATAAAATACTAAGTCCAATGAGAAAACTTGTTGGGCTTTCTTTTCTTTACAAAACACAGGAGAACTCTTTATGATTAAAACAGTTATCAAACGAGACGGAACAAAACAACCGTTTGACGCGAATAAACTAAATGGTTGGGGTGAATTTGCTGCAAAGACTTTGCCAAAAGGCTCTGTTGATTGGGGTGGAATCGTGATGCAGGCGTTCTCTTCTTTTCAGGATGAGGTTTCTACGGAAGAGTTACAAAAGATGCTTATTAAATTGTGTATAGATAAGCAGACATATGAATACAACGTCATGGCTGGTCGTTTATATGCTTCTTCTATTCCTAAAGAGCTTTATGGTAAGAAGAAACACATCACTCTTCTTCAAGTTCATCAAGAGCTTATAAAAGATAAGATTATTCCGGAGAATAATTATTCTGAACAAGAATACGAAGTTTTGGAGTCGTTCATTAATCATAAACTTGATTTCACTTATCCTTACTATACGTTACAGCAGTTAATGAATAAATATTCATTACAGAACCGTATTACCGGAAAACGGGTTGAATCACCACAGCACGTTTATATGCGTATTGCTATGCAGGCTTATTTAAATTATGAGAAAGAAGGAAGGATAGAACATATAAAGAATTTATATGATTTAATTTCACAAAGAAAAGTATCTCCTGCAACTCCGTATTATGTAAATTCTCTTACTTGGAATCAAAACGTTGCTTCTTGTGCATTAATCATGGCTGACGACACGGCAGAGTCTATTGGTGTTATGAATGCTCTTGGGTATTCTTTGACTACTGCTGGGGCTGGTCTTGGCGCAACAATGAGAATACGTTCTTTTAATGACCAAGTTCAAGGAGGAAGAATTAATCATACTGGAAAGGTTCCGTATTACAGAGCATTTGCTCATACAATAAAGTCTTCTACTCAGTCTGGTAGGTCTGGTGCTGCCACAATGCAATTCAATTTTTTTGACCCAGAAATTGAAGTTCTTCTTGGATTAAAGAACCCGTTATCCCCAGATGCTCTTAAACTTAGAGAGATGGATTACTCTTTGGCTGTAAATAAATGGTTTTTACAAAAGGTAGCAAAGAAAGAAAACGTCTGGCTTTTTTCTTATAAAGATGCTCCTCATTTGTTTGAAGCTCTTTATACAGATACACCAGAAGAATTTGAAGCAAAAATGAATGAATTTGTAAATTCTAATCCATTGAAAGTAAAAGAAATTCCTGCAATGGATATTATGAAACTTTATCTTAAGAATGTTCTTGAGACGGGAAGGGTTTATCTCTTTTTCGCAGATGAAGTAAATCGTCATACTCCATATAAGAAAAGAATTTACTCTTCTAATTTGTGTATAGCGGGAGACCAGTTAGTTGTCTCGGATAAGGGTTTGCTTACTGCTAAAGAATTGAATGAAATGGATGAGAACCTTGTTCTTTGGGATGGACAAAGAGCAGTAAGCTCTTCTTCCATGAAATTTAGAGAAAAAGCAAAAGTTTATAAAGTTAAATTGAAGAATGGGTTTTCTATTAGATGTACTGATTATCATCCTTTTTTGACTGAAAGAGGAAAAGTAGAAGTTAAAGATTTGCGAATTGATGAAGATAAGATTGTATTTAACACACAAGAAGGAATATTTGGTAAGGTTCATCATCCAGAAGCAGCATTTCTTTTTGGTCTTTGGCAAGCTGATGGAACATCTACTAATAAGGATGGAAGAGGAAAACAAATTTGTGTTTGGGAAGATAAAACGTCTTCTTTAATGAAAAAAATAGAAGATAAATATCATAAAGTTATTGATAAATATACAGATGGTTTTTATACAATTAAAAACAATGGTGGGAAAAAACCTTATGTAAGAAGCGTGTTTTCTGAATGTAAACAAGTTGGGAATAAATGTAAATGGCAAATTAGAGTTAAAGCTCTTGATGACTCGTTTGAAATGTCAAAAGATTACATTCCTAAATGGATACGAGAATCAGATAAGGAAACACAGATTGAATATATCAAAGGTCTCTTTTATGGGGATGGTACATTTAATGTAAATGATAAATGTGGTTCCTATTATTTGTCTATTACTTCTACAAAAACTAAATTATTAGAAGAACTTCAAGTTCTTTTAAATAATCTTGGTTATCATTTCAGTTTGTTTGAAGGTTCAAAAGAAAGAGTTGCATTACTTCCAGATAGTAATAGAGAGTTAAAGGAATATAAATGCAAAGCAACAAAAAGATTGGTTTCTGGTTCTTATCTTACTTGCAAGAAGTTTGAAGAAGAGACTTCGTTTATTTCTTTTAGGGGCAGAACTCTTAAAGAGATGAAGGAAGAATATAAACTTAAAGAATCTTCTTTGGTAGTTTCTATTGAAGAAGAAGGAGTAGAAGATGTTTATTGTCCTACTGTTGACTCGGAAGACCATATATTTGTTGTACAAGGTGTAAAAACATTTAATTGCCAAGAAACCAATATACCTTCATATCCATATCAGCATTATTCTGACCTTTATAAAACAGAAGAAGATGATGAGAATCAAGGTTTAGTCGGTTTTTGTAATCTTGCTGGAATTGCTGTTGCAAACATTAAAGATGATGAAGAATACGCTAAGGCTGCATATTACGCGCTTCATTTAATTGATGCAGGTATTCATAACTCTTCACTTCCTTTTCCACATTTGAATAAGTCAATAAGGGATTGGGCATCTGCTGGTGTGGGCATTATTGGTCTTGCTCATTTGATGGCGCGTAAAGGTTTGTCTTATGGTTCACAAGAAGGAAAGAATTTTATTCATGAACTTTTTGAAACTCATACATATCATCTTTATTCGCAAGCATTACAGCTTGGAAAAGAACGAGGTAATGCACCAAGAATAGATATGACCAAGTTTCCTGATGGATGGCTTCCTATTGATTCCTACAATAAGAATGTTGACTCTCTGGTTACTATTGACCTTAAACGTGATTGGGAAGCATTAAGAAAAGAAATAGTTAATAACAAAGGAATACGTTTTACGACGGTTTGTCTTTTACCGCCAAGCGAAACGAGTTCAATCGCATTAGGGGAAGTTAATGGATGCTACCCAACGAGAGCCTTAGTTCTTAATAAGACAATGGGTACAGACAATCTTCTTTGGGTTGCACCAGAGACATATAAGTTAAAAGATAAATATGAAATTGTTTGGGATATTCCTACAAAGGATATGATTGAATGCTATGCAATTATGCAGAAGTTTATTGATATGGGAATTTCTGCTGACCTTTGGATGGACAGAACAAAAATAAAGAACCCTTCGATGTCTTCCATGATTCAAGAGATTCTTTGGATGTCTAAGTATGGGATGAAAACAAGATATTATTACAATTTCTTAATTGATAAACCTGTTGATATGTCGAAAGTCAAAACACAAGAGAAAGATGACAACGAAGAAATAGAAGAAGAAAAAGGTTGTGATTCTGGAGGCTGCACTCTATAATCGCTTTGTAGAAGTAAAGGACTACTTAGTAGTCCTTCTTCTTTTCTGTAATTTAATTAAGAGAGGTAAACATTATGTCAAATGATAACACTACTCACGTTGGTACTTTGTTCAATATAAACAGAAACTATAAAGACCGACAATGTATGTTTGGTGAGGGGTTAGGCATTTATGATGCAATTAACAGGAAAGATACGACATATTATGATTTGTATCAAAGAAATGCTGCTCAGTTCTGGTCTTCAACTGAATTTGATTTCTCACCATGCAAAAAAGAATTTGCAAAAGGTGACACCGCCGCACAAGCAATGATAGATGTTATTTCTTATCAACTTGAGGCTGATTCTGTTGCTGCAATGGCAATTCTTCCTGTTCTTGCTCCATTCATTACTAATAATGATTTGTTTCAACTTTTGTCTTGGGTGACAATGATTGAACAAACGCATAGCGATAGTTATGCCCTTATTGTTCGTAATTCTTTTGATAAACCTGATGAAGTTCTTGACACAATAATTGCAAATCAAGAGGCAACAAAACGTTTGGGTCTTATTACAAGAACAATGGATGAAGTTTTTGAAGTTTCACATAAATATGCTCTTGGAATGATGACAAAAGAAGAGGCATTTCCATATGCGTATAAGGGTGTAGTTGCTCTTGCTTTGTTAGAAAAACTTCAATTCTTGGCTTCCTTTGCTATTACATTTGCTCTTGGTAACGCAGGAATGTTTCAACCAATAGCTCTTTGTGTTAGAAAGATTGCTAATGACGAATTGCTTCATGGTGAGGGAGATTTGCTTATTGCCCGAGACATGAGAACTCTTCCTTATTGGGAGAAAACAAATACACCAGAGTTTCAAGAAGAAATAAAAGCTATGATTGATGAGGCTGTTGAGGGAGAAATGGCTTGGACAGACTTCGTATTTAGAGATAATTCTTCTCTGGTTGGTGTAACACCAAATCAAATTAAAGAGTATGTAAATTATCTTGCACAGGTCATTTACAAAGAGCTTGGATTTACGCCTCCTGTAAAAGTAAAAGAGAATCCTATTAAATGGATTGAGTTCTGGATGTCAAATGCACAACTTCAAACTGCTAATCAAGAGATAGAGGCCGTTAATTACAATATGGCTGCTATTCAAGACGATTCAGCAGAGGCAGAGTTTGATTTCTAAACAATTTGTAATCAAAATAAATTTGACAGACTAAAAAAGTTTGATACAATGAACACATCAAGACAAAGGGGCTTCCTTAAAAACATACTTGGAAAACTTAGTCCTCGTTTTGATAAAAATGCTAGTGGATTGACTTGGACACTAGATGTCCGGTCTTAAGAGCCAAAGAGAGTTCCTATTCAATGGTTTTGAAATTTACTCTCCGGTGAGGTATCTAAGAGCTTATTAGCTCTGCGAGACAGCAATACTTCCCAGTCCACTAATAAAGCTGAACGACATTGTGGGTTCCTTTAAAACAAGTCGCCAAAACTCTATACCCACCGTCTTAGTTCAGTGATAAGGGTCAACGTGAGTTCCTTTTTGATATTGTTCAATTTGATGCCCATTAATAATGGGTTCATCATCTACTTACCGACCTAACCAAAGGAAGCCTCCATTCGTGTATGCGTTTGGAGGCTTCCGTCTTTCTGAAATCCCATAAACCTTCAACAAGGAGAAAAACAAATGGCAACCCCTAATACTTCAGCAGCAATTCTGTTCAAGAAAGTTTTCAAAGGAAATGGAGTTCGTAGATTCTCAGCCAAACACGGAATTTATCTCAGAGCGCTCTCTTCTATAAAGACAGAAGAAGAGTTCCTTCGTTTGTGTGACAGAGTTACATCATCGTCAGACGCTCTCAATTCTTCTTTCTATAAATCATGGGAAGAAGTAAAGAAGAGAACAAAACAAGAAAAACTCTTTGACAGAATTACACATTACATTTCTACTTATGGTAGTGACTTTCTAGAAGAGCCTTATATTCCTATTCAACAGAGTGTTCTTCCTATGGAAGAGAAACCAGTAGAAATCATGAATCTAATTCCAGTTTCCCCTGAAGAAATGTTAGAGCTTTGTAAGACGCTTACTCACTCTGGTATTGCTCTTTCAGAAGATACCTTGAATCACTTGAAGACTATTCTTTTTTCTTCTTATATGAAAGATATGGTTAATGCAGAGTTTGTCAAGGAAGTTAAAAACAGAGAACTTAAAGCTCTTTTGATGATTAAATTTAATATTGCTCCATCAGACTATCAAGAGTTTCTCTCTATGTACATTTACTTGCTTACAGGTAAAACTCTTGTAATTAAGGACAGAGAGACAATAACTGCAATTAAAGAATCTTCTTACAACCCTCTTCCTCTGATGGAAAGTTTTGGTTTTACAAACATTGCCAAGTATTTCCTTTCTGATAAGAAGTTCTTCCTTCCTCTTAAACAAAGAGATGATAGAGCGCTTAATAAAGCTATTAACAAGATTCGTAAACTCTCTAAAACCTTTCACACCAAGAAAACAATTCCTCTTCTTCAACAGGTAACAAAAGTTCGTCTGGAAGAAGATGCTCTTCTTGAATATGGAAAAGATAAAGTGTTTCAGATTCTAAGAGCAAGACAGGCTATTGACCAGATGCTTGTTTATCTGGAAGAGGGAACAGTTAAGAAATCATTTAAGATTCGTAATGGTAAAACATTTGTTAAGAGGGAACGTAAACTTCCGACTAAACAACCAATCCCACATTTCCATCTTATGCTTCTGCGTAATAGAAGAATGATTGATGCTTGGTTAATGAACAACTATAACTTTGCCGGAAGAACCTTCTATATTCCAAGAAACATTGAGTATAACCTTCCTACCTCAGAGAAAAGTTATATTGGAAACATTCCTTATGGAACAACACTATATCTTGATGATTTAGAAAAGAACTCTCTTATCATGGGTGTTCAATGGTTCCAAGATGAAGGAGCAAAAGACCTAGACTTCTCTTGCATTGGAATGGATGGAGAGAAAGTTGGTTGGAATACTTTGAGTGAAAAACACTTTCATTTCTCAGGAGATATGACAACTGCTCCAAGAGAAAAAGGTGGAGCAACTGAGTTCGTTATGTCTAAGCCATTTGCGTCAGACGAAACATTTGCATATCTTGCATATTGCAATTTGTATTCTTCTTATGTTTCAGGTGATTATTCTTATCGTTTCTTGTTTGCTCTTCGTGATAACAACTTAGAGGCGTATAAGAAAGCTAATAACAGATTTGATGCAAAAGAAAAAGCATTGTCTATTCTTGGCGGTTCAAAGATTGTCATGGAGACAAAGATAACGCTTCCTCATAATCAGCCACAAATAGCATTTGGGACATATAGGGTAGATGAAGGTCATGCAAGATTTATCTTTGGAACATCTAACATTGGTGGAGGAAGAGTTTCTTATCTTTCCAAAGATACAAAGGAGCTTCAAATTGTTGAAGAGCTTTCACTAAATGCACATACTGGCTTTAGAGTTTCTAACTTTATTGAACTGTGTGGTGGTGAAGTTATAAGAGAAGAACCTATTTCTTCTGACCAGTTCAGAGAAGGAGTTGAATATACTTCTCTTGCACCAGAAGCCCTTACAAAAACTTCATTCATTGAGCTTTTGAAATAAGGTATAATTTCATCAATCTCTTCAAGAGAAGAATAAATTAAGCCTAATCCAATTCTTCTCTTGAGGTCAACTTAAACATAAACTAAGAGGTAAATAAAACTATGGCTAAGAAACCACAACCCACTTTTCCTTTCACTGTAAATGTTCCTGTTAAAGGAGATTACCAAATCGTCGTAAATGAATATGAAGACTTTGTAGTCGTTATGTTAGAAAATGCTAAAACATATGATGGAGTTCTTTCTCGCTCTTATCAGAAAGTAATTGGTGAAGAGAAGTTCGACCACTTGGGTTTTGCTCATAAGATGCTTAAGCTCTTTATGAAAACCTTTGCAAAAGAAATTCTTCTTATCACTGGTGCAACTAAAGAAGAATACACAGAGGTTAAAAAGACTGTCTCCGCTAAACGTGAATACAAAGCTCTTCGTGTTGGTGTAACAGTTGATGAATATCCTCAACTTGAACAAAATGGTATCTATCATGAATTTGATTTGAGCAACAATTTCAGTCTAACTGTTTATGCTTTGCAAGAAGAACATCTTCTCCACCTATCTTTTGCTGAAAACAATGGTGAAGTCTTAACCAAGAACGATACGGTGAATGCTGATGGTAACTTTGGTGAGATTGCTGTTGGTTATGTTCAAAACTTCATTCAAATGATTAAACAACATTACATTCTTAATCCTTCTGTTGTAGCGGCTCTCGACCAAGTTGCTCTCGACATCAAACCAGAACAACTGGTGAAATAAGCGGGGAATAACTCCACATACATTACAAAAGCCTCACTTGTTGTGAGGCTTTTTCATTTATATAATTAGTTTGTTTCTTAAATAAACAAAAGAGGTGTTTTATGAATGACAACAACAAAGAGACCCAACTCCAAGAAGAAATTTATTCTTGGAACGTTTGGGATGCAGACCATGATTTCTAAAAAGGAGAACTAAATATGAACGGTTTAGACTTAGATAAATTTAAAAAGTTTCTCTTCGATATGTACAATGACATGGAGATAGAGGTTACTCCTGCTAATAGACTTGAAATTGACAAGTTAATAAAAAAGACTTACGCTTTCACAATAAATGAAAACAAATTAATAGAGTTTAACTTTGAACTACTTTGTAGAGACCAGTGTATTCTTAGGTTAAACCTCACACCTCTTACGAATTTCTATGATGGTAGTATGGAAATTCTTCTTAGGTCTATCAGAGATAAATTCTTAATGGAATTGATGAAAGCCGAAAAAGAAGGCGAGGCATCAACAGATTACATTAATGAGTTTATTGATAAATTACTTGGAATAGCTACCTTTAAAAGCGTAGAAACTCATTCTTGGACTACTAAGAACTACAGGTTTGATGTTTATGTAAACAAGGAAAACCTTTCTTTGTCAATTAGTGATATTAATTGTGGTGGACGTCTTCTTTCACAAGATATTCCAGATTACGATGGGTTTCCTTGTAGAGAATCAGTAGTAAAAGATATTGAAAACTTCTTTTTATTCTTCTTCTCTAATCATTCAACTTCTTACACAAAAGATAGAAATGAACTTATTGATAATCTGAAAGAAAGATATGGACTAGACTTTTCATATGAAAGAGAGGAGTATTAAAAAATGAAACCCACCATCTATTCAAACGACTTTATTCAGTTTGTCACTAATGCTTTTATGGAGTGCAGTACACTTATCCCTCCATTTACAGATTCAATCTTAGCAGAGGTAAAAAGAGTCTTTAAATTTGAAGATGTTAATTTTACTTTCATTCATCGTAAATGTAAGGATAAGACGGACTATCAAGTTGATTTCTTCTCTAACCATAGAGATTGGGATAATGACTTATCCCAAATAGCAGGTTGGATTAAAGGAGAGCTTTTCCTTTCTAAAGGTAAACATCATCATTATGCAAAGGTAAAAGACGAGATAAGAAATATTCTTGGTATGAAAAAGACTTTTGGATTAGAAACACATGAATGGATTACCAATTCTTTTTTCTTTACGTTTGAGAACTTTTGTGGAGTTGACTTAGACCGTGTAGGTCTCTATATTGTTGACAATAAAACATCAAATGTTCTTTTAAGCGCTAAAATCTTTAACTATGAAAGACTGAAGAACTTGAAGAATGTCAATGAATTGATTGAACCATTCTTTAAGAGTTTCTTTATCCTACATGAAGAGGATTATTTACAAGAAGAGATTGAAGAGCTTAAAGAAGTCCTAAGAGAAAACTACGGTATTCCTATCTCCTATAAAGAAGAGGAAATAGAGTCTATTAAGGATGCTAATGTTCTACCTGATTTATAATAATCTGTTGACCTAAACTAAACCCCTAGACGAAGCCTAATCTGGTTCCTTCAATCTAGGTGTTCAATGTTTTCAACCAACGGAGAATAATTATGTTAAAAGGATTTTTAATATGTTATTATAATGTTATCTTTAACTAATAGTAACATATAAATTATGGAAGAACAAAAACAAAAGAAAAAGCGTAGGCTTACAAAAAGAGGTTTCATCAAACACAAGAAAGAGACCAACAACAAAAAAGAGACATACTTCATAGACAAAGAAGAATTTTATGAAGACATTAAAGCATATTTACAAGAGAACGAAGAGAGAGAGGCACAAGGCTTAGAGAAATTAAAAGCACCTGACAAGATAGGTCTCTACTTTCATAGAATGATTGAATATTACTTGCGCTCACATAGGTTTAGAGGTTATACTGAACACTGGAAAGATGAAATGCGAGTAGAGGCAATCTTCAACTGTATTAAGTCTCTACACATCTTTAACTGGCGTAAACACACAAATCCCTTTGGCTACTTTACGACAACAATCTGGAACGTATTTTATGCAGTCATTGCCAAGAATAAAAGAGACCATGACAAATTGATTGCCTATAGACAACAGTTCATGGGGGATTATGTTGAGACTGGTGCTGATGGATTTAACTACACAATACCAGAGGCAGTCTTAAACAAGAAGGCTGGAACAGAAGATGTTTATGATGAATTTGATTTGGACTTTCAAGAAAGATGGGACGAAAGGAGAACTGATTATGACCTAGACGAAAGACCAACCTACGATGATGAATCAGATGAATCTTCTTCTGAGGAAGAAAGTTACTTAGATGAAGAATCTTTTAATTAAAGACAAGTGAGGAAACTAATTATGGCAGAATTTGTAAATAGACTTTATAAAAGTTTAAAAGTGGTAAAAGAAGTTTGTGAGTTGGTAGAAGACACAGAGGAAGTATTCTTCAAACCAGAATTTTATATTTATGATGGTGTTTCTCTTTCTTTTACTGTGGAGAAAGAACTTGGAGATGATGAATGTGGCATCCTTGTAGATTTCATTTGTGATGAGTCTGTCAGTGAAGAACTAGAATATGCTTTAGGATATTTAGCTTATCTTATGGAAGACTTGATTGCAGAGAAACTATTTCCTACTGAATATTTTCCGACGGAGCTTGTCCAGCAAGTACAGCTTATTGAGGAATACTTTGAAAGATTGGAGAATGGAGACTTTGCAGAGGAAGAAGAGGAAACACCAGAAGAGCCGGATTTTGGTGAGGAGAACGAGAACTGGTTAGAAGATGCTCTTTGGATTGAACAATCAATCAAAGAGGATGGACATTCTTCTTACAAACTTACCCTCTTTGATGAAATTTATCTCACCTTTAACAAGATGTCATTTGAACGAGAGGAAGTTCCTTACTACAGAGTAAACCTTTTCATCAATGATAAGTTTGTTACTAGAATCATTCATGAAACTAATTGTAGTATCTTGAAGACAGTTTCTCGTTTATTTCAGTCACTTAACTAAAACTTTAAAAAGTTTTAATGAAGAGGGTCTCTTGACCCTCTTTTCTTTTTGTCCTAGAATAAAGACATCTTTAAAACAAAAGAGAGGTGAATAAAGATGATTTCTGACCAAGAACTTCATGCTCAAATTATTGAGTTTCAACATAAGGTAAAACGAAACTATCTTCAACCCATTGACATTGACTTGTTTCCAGAGGATAAAGACTCTGGTGTTAAAGTTCTTCTTTCATTGAAGGCACAGTTGGTTGTAACGCTTTCTTTTATCTATGACAGACAATCAGCTTTCTTTATGGACTATGAACGGTCTATGTGTTTCCAATCAGAAGACGTAAATCTTCCAGAGAAAGACTTTGTGAATAGGGTCATTGACTTTATACATGACACAGCCAAACAGTACAACGAAGAGAGAGCAAAACAACTTTTAGAGATTCTCACTAATAAGGTTAAGGAGATATGCCATTTCTCTTGTACTTCATTAGAGGAAAAAGCTAAAGAACTTATTGAAGGAGAAGAATAATGACAAAACAAGACAATGTAAATCATCCGCAACATTACACCAAATACTCTATTGAGGCGATAGACATCATAGAGTGGATGAACTATCCGACATTGGCAAACGCTTTTAAATATGCTTGGAGGGCAGGTGATAAAGGAAATCCAGAGGAAGATATTAAGAAAGCCAAATGGTATCTAAAAAGAACATTTAATGTTCTTCCAGTCAGGACAGTAGAGTTTCGTAGTGGAAATGTAACAGATGAAGTTCAAAAGATGATGACTAAAGTTAAAGGAGAAATGGATAGACATAGATACAATGCTCTTCAACATATTCTTCTTTTGGATACTCTTCTTGCAACAAATATTAATCTTTTTTCATTGATTGATACCAGATTACAAATAGAAGCCAGTCTTTCTAGTCTGCTTAAGGATATTTATGAACGAGAAGCTATATAGATTTCTTACAAGATTTGTTGAAGGTCTTAGACAGGGAGAGGAACAACTCTCCCTTATTGAACTCTGGAATAAAAGACTATTGTGTGCGATAGCCATTAGAAAAGATAAACACATAAGAATAGAGGTAAGTCTAGAACATGAACTCAAAAAAGTCTTGACTATTCACATCCCAGAGAATTATGATTATTCAGAAGAAAAAGACGAAGAGAATATTGAATACTTTGCTTCTAGAATTAAGAACTGGCTCTCTACTTTGAATTATGAAGTAAAGAGACTGTCTTCTTCTGTGGAAGAGTTCTCTAACAGTTTGTTTACTCCTCCACCAATGGTATTAGACGACAAAGTGAAGAAAGATGCAGCAGAGCGTTTACAGTATTTATTTTCCTTTCCACAAAACACAATAACTCCTTATCTCTATCAAGAAAACCGAGTAATTCTTTCCATAAACTCTGTTCTAGATAATAAAGAAAGAATTGTTTCTTTTGAAGTGATTTCTGTTGACTTAGATAATAGACATATTCCAATTTCTTACCATAAATTTACTAATCTATGGGATAAAGATGTCATCCCCATCATTAAAGAATTTATTAAATATTTGGAATTACCAATATTAAAAGAGGTTTTAGAAAACTATGGACTTGCTTAAACTAAAAGAGCTAATGCAGAAAGACTCTTTCATTGATGAAATGAAATTGGACTCAGAATCTTTATCTTGTCTTTCTCTTTATAACAAATATCAGATGCTTTACTTTGACGTTGCAAGAGAAGTCATTCAGATTAAGAGTCAACTCAACGTCGTCAGAAGAGAGGTCTCTGATTACTGGCTTGGTAAAGCCTCTGATGAAGTCTATAAGGAGAGACCAAAACATCAAAAGGTTTTAAAGACTGATGTAGAGACTTACATCAAAGCAGATGAAGATTACTACACACTGGACAATGAACTTAAAGAGAAAGAACTTGTCTTAAAGATATTGGAAGACTTTCTTAAACAACTCTCTCAAAGAGGGTTTAACATTAAGAATGCGATTGATTATCGTAAATTTGTTAGTGGGGGAAATTAACAATGTTCACGTTTGAACTTAAACGCTATAAAGGCAGATATGAAGTTGAATCTAGGATTCTTTTCATTGATGAAGATAATCTCTATGATGCCTGTTATCTTCTGGTAAAACAGAATACGACAGACAAGAGAAGAGAGGTAGCATTTAATCTTCTTGAACAAGAGGGTTATTGCTACTACACTTCTTATGATGGAGAAGATTACAGAATTATCTTTAAAGTCTTAGGAGAGGTTCAAGAGAAGTTTGATGAAGATGCTTTCATCAATAGACAAATGAATGACCTTGAATTTGCTGCCTATGCACATGAAGGTTAAGATAAATAGAAAGCCCTCAGTTAAGAGGGCTTTATTCTTTTCTTTTTTAATTAGAACCCAGCACCATCAACGCCAAGTTTTTCCTTATATTCGGCAAAGTATTGTTTACGTTCTTTCAAACCGTTTACACCACCATTTACCAGTTTACTTGCTCCGACAATATCACCCTCTTTAGCACAATCCAGAACGTTTCTGCCGTCTTTGAATCTGTTACCAAAGTGAATGAACCAGTCGAAGATTTGTACAGCAACGTCAGGCTGTTCTGCAAGTTCTGGGAAGGTCAACAAATCAATGTTAAGGAACTTACCAACTTTGTCATAGTTGTTTCTGCCAGTGATTTGAATGTATCCTCTACCACGGAATCTAGCACCATCACCCGGCTTAACATTACCCAAATCTTTTCTGCCGTCATACCGACTAAAGTAAGCAGCATTACCGTATTCCCTCATAGTCTTGAATCGGTCAGTCTCTAGTTTGGCTTGTGCCATCAAGACTGCAATAGCAATCGGAGGATATTGTTTATCTTGCAGGAATTGCAGAAGATAGTTTTCTCTCTCAAATCTTTCATCCATAGTTTTTATCTCTCTCTTGTTAAGGTTATTCTTGTCTCAAACACTTGTTCAACTGCAATAATTCTGTATTTAATTGTTATGAACAAATTACCTGAATTTTCTTGAACTTCAAATGTAATGTCTTGGACTTCTATTCTTCTTTCATATTTACTTAGGACATCTCTCATTCTTGCTTCCAAAGAAGCTAAATAGGTCGGTGATAACTGTTCAAATAGACTTTCTGTTATGCCGCCATAAACATCTCCATTAAAAGGAAAGTCCCATTTAGCAGAAAGCATTAAATGTCTGATACTTCTCTTGACAGCATTAATTCCGTTTACAGTTTTGTAATTTCCTGTAAGAGGATGAACAGACATAGATAAATCAAAGTCCTTATAAACATTATTAATGTCGTAATTATTAGTCCTTACTTCTGTCATGAAAAATTCTAAGTAGTTGAATGTTATAAGGATTTTTGAAAAATATGTTGCCGCAAATATTATGGTTTGGCGCTAGACAACTAATGGCTGCTGGCGCTAGAAGTGCTATGAACCATTCTCTGACTGCTGCAAGAGCAGCACAAAGGACAGGTAGAGCTTTATATGATGAATATGAAGACGTGAGAGACAATGGCTGGGATTCTAGACAAGGTCAACAATTAAGAAGAGCAGGAGAAATAGCAAGAGATGTTCATAGAAATAATATGAACGCTCTTAGAAGAGGTGGTGCAAATCTTGCAAGAGCAGGAAATCAAGGATTGACTGCTGCTGCATTAATTGGTGGTAGGGCAGTTAATGCTTCAAGAAATTTTGCAAGAACAACACAACAAAGAGTTTCATCTGCATCAAGAGCGTCTAGGTCTGCTTTCAATAGAGTTTCTTCTAATACTTCAAGAGTAGCTAATAGCCGTATAGGTAAATTGGGTATTAGCACAGTCTTAAATCCATTTGCTGCTATTGGCGATTTAGTCATGGGTGATAAAGTCAAATGGGGAGACAAGAAAGACGAAAGAGACCTTGCAGAGAAAGAGGCAGACAAGATTATCCGTAAACAAGGATTAGACCCTAAGATAAAGGATAAACTTGTTGCATCATTAATGTTTGATAAGGAAAACGGAACTAACTACACTCAGGGTGCATTAGGTCTTTCTTCCAAGGGATTTGGTAATGGTTTTATAAGAAAGCTATTACGCAGAAAAGACTATATGCACACTCACGGTGAATATGGATTCAATGATGATAAACAAGGCTTCCAACAAGTAAGAAGCAATGCTCATGCTGGAGAAGCAAGATTAGGTAATCTTCTACCTACATCAAACATGGGAGAACAATCTTCTTCTGTCAGTAAATCATCTATTTCCAGTAAGAATGCAATAGATGTAAACGTCATATCTGCGAGACCCATTGTCTCTGCCCTTTCCTCTTATGGACAGAGAGGGAGTATTGGTGTGGACTTGTCTAAAACACCAATGCTTAGCGATAAGAAAGGTGATAAGAAGTCAGAGCAAATTGGTAGAGGTTTAGTTGGTGCTGTCAATAAAGTAGAGAAAGCGGCAAAAGAATCACCTGCTGTTGTTGAACAAATCTCTACCTTTAAAGATGAATTTACCAGTAAATTTACTGACTTTAATCCTAACATTTGGACACAGAAGCTCACGGCAATAGACGAAAACACTTCTAAGGAAGTGATGCAAAGAAATAATCTTCTCTTACAGAATATTATTCGTGAGACAAATAACCTACAGGCAATGACAAACTCACTTATTAAGACCAGTAATAAGTATTTGTCATTTATTGCCTATAAGTTAGGAATGCAATCATCTGGTACTGAGGGTAAGAAGTCTAGACTGATGAGAGCGGCTGTTGGTGCGACTGCTGTCTCTGCTGCTGGTGCTTCATATGACCTAATGGGAGAAGGATTAGACTGGCTTAAGAAAGAGACCAAACCTGCTCTGGATTGGCTTAATAAGACAATGGAGCCAGTTACTAAATGGTTTGTCAAACAAGGTGAAGAACTTAAGAACAGCGAATTTGTCAAAGACCTTAATAAGGGTGTTGATAAAGTCAAAGAACAAGTTTCTTCTTTCTTTGATGATACGTTCATGACAGATTTAAAGACTAACTTTGATGCAATATTACAACTCTTTAAAGATGTGGGTTCTGCTCTTTGGTCTGCTGTTAAGGCTATTGCTAAAACCTTATATGCAATAACAACTCCATTAAGAGCAGTCATTAAATTAGTCGTTAAGTTCTTCTGGAAATATCTACTTGCTCCTTTGGCTTGGGTAGGTTCTAAACTTGCAAACATTATAGAAAAAGTATTAAATCCATTTGGTGAGGCTATGATGGGATTAGCTTCTCTATTTGAGACTTTTGGAGATTGGTTTAGGTCTTCCTTCCTAGGAAAGATGTTAGGTCTAAATAAAGGCGGAAAGTTACAATCCCGTGAAGAAGTGATGGCTGCTAATAACAAAGCTGCTGGTAGAAGTAATGAAAAACTCTCTTCTTCTCTTGGAGAAAGTGAAGAGCTTAAAGTCTTGAAATCTATTGAAGAAGGAATTCAGACAGGAAATAAACAGGAAGCTGTTTGGCAGAAGAAACAGAACAGAATTATTGAGGAAGAAAGACAGAAGAGACTTAAAAAAGACCAAGAAGAACAAGCAAAAGGTAATGTTGAATTAAATCAAAGAGTTAAAGAAAGCTCAACCTTAGAAGCCATTAAAGACAATACTCAAGTTCCTGCGGATAAGATTCGTAGAGAAGAAGCGGAAAAGAACAAGAGTGAAGCGGATTTAATAGATTCTCTCTCTACTGTGTATCACGATAAGAAGGCTTTGGAGTGGAGAACTGGCGTTCAGTTAAAAGATGAACACGAGAATCTAATGTCTGAGGAAGAATCATACAGAGAAGTAGAAAGAAGAGTCTCTGACATGACTTCTTCTCTTAAAACTTCCATTAAAGAAAGACAAGAGCTTGCTAAGACAAATCCTAATCTGGTTGATGCTTACAACATGGGTAAAGGTAGAAACCTTATCAATTACGGTTGGGATAACAAACAAGTCAATAATCTTCTCTCAGGGACAATAGACAAGATGTCTGAGGAAGATAGAAGGAAACTTGTTGAAGAGTATATGTCTTCTGGTGATGTCACCGATGAAGATAAAGCTCTCTTTAAACGAGTGGGAAGCAAAGGGTATGAAGCTGGTGGATTTGGCAGAAATGATGAACTCTTCCAGAGAGCATTGATTGCCAAAAACTTAGGGCTTAACTCAATGGAGCTTTATTCTCTTGAACATAGGTCAGGTGAAAAGGCAGCGCAGTTCTATAACTTTAGTGATGAACAGATAGACCAGATGGGAAATCAATTCCTTACTGGAAATAAATCTACTCAGAAAAGAATGCAAGCTCTTTTGGGGTCAGGTCTTGAGAAGTCTCTTAGAGTTGTGGATAAAGGGAATAAGAAGATTGCCCAACACAATAAAGACCTAGAAGCTATTGAGAAACAAAAAGAAGAAGAGATTAACAATGCTTCTTCTCTGGTTAATGCGTATTACGCCAGAAAGATGTATGACCAGACTGCTACTCCTTCACAAGAAGAACAAGCTGCGTTGGATTATCTACAACAAGTGGGTAAAGATTATGCTCCACCACCACAAGTTGCTGAACAGATTAAACAAGAAGAAATAAGCAAGAAGGGATATGATGATGTTGATGTTGAGGCAATTAAATATGCTGATACACATAAAAGAATACAAGAGATTCAATCCTTACCACAGCATCAACAAGAGATGGCTAGAGATGAATATGCTTCATTACTAAAACAACAAGAGAAGAATAAACAGAATGTAATCTATTCCGCAATAGACTTTGGACATGACGCCAAACGGACATATACTGCGGCTGGAATAGAAGAGAACAGAACACCAGAAGAGATTACAAAAGACACACTAAAAAGTCTTGACCCGGCTCTTGTGGCTGAGTATGACAAGTATAAATCCACTCTGGAAAACAATACAAAAGACTTTGCTAATGCTATTGTTGAATCCGCTAAACAGATTTCTTCCTCTCTGCAAGAGGGCGTTACTGCTGTTCAAGAGTCTAATGATGATAACTTCTTTACTAAAGCAAAAGACAAAGCTGCTTCTTTGGTTAAAGTCTCAAAAGAGTTTGCAGTTGATAAGACTTCAAAAGCTATTGAATCTTCTGTTCAAGCAGTCAACAAAGGTAAAGAACTTGTAGAAGACTATACACCTGTCGTTAAAGACAAGCTATTGAAATCAAAAGATTATGTCGTCAATAAATCTTCTGAGGTTTATGGCGAAGCGTCATCCATAATGGGAAGATTGTCTGACTCTGTAAGAGACAAATATGAACACTACATGAATGCCAAAGAAGACAAAGCTGCAAGAGATAATACATCTGGTGTACAAATGGCTATCCTTAATGCTGGTGGTAGTTCATCTAATGGAGTAGGCAATACAATCATTAACAATACCAAGATTCCTTCAACCAGTAAGGCACACGACGTTGATGAAGGAATTTACTTCTTGAACTCTACTATTGGAATGGTAGCTTCAAGGGCAATAGCTGCTTCTTTATAATATAAACATTAACAATAAGAAAGGCTCCTGTATGGAGCCTTTACTTTTACAGAAGTTTTATGACATCACTACTAATTTCTTTTGGAATTCTTCTCAGGTCAATTAACAAAGTATTTCTTCTGACGTTATTCCAGTAGGGAGATTCTTTCATAGAGAGAAGAAACTCTTTGAGACCCATACTCTCCCATTCTTCTACTTTCTTCTTGGTTATCGAAGGACATCTCTTTCCTTCCACAAGATAAGTATCATCATCCCCAAAGATATTGGGAATGCCATCAGCAGAATCTCCTCTTGCAATATGTTCAATGATAGACATCTTGGGTTTAACAAACTCTTCTTTCAGAGGGTCATATTGTTTGTTCTTGTAGAAATGAATAAGTTGTGTTAAATCTTTATCCTGACTAACGACAGTAAATTTCTCTTCTTGTTTAAAGAAATGTTCAGCAAAGATGGCAATCAAATCATCACCCTCTGCCTGTTCATGATAGAAGAATCTACAAGGAATTTCTTCTACTAATTCTTTTTCTGCTTCTTCTACTTGAATGAAGAAATTCTTCCAATCAAATTTATCTTCAACCTTTTTGTTTTTTCTTCTCTGCTTGTAATAAGGAAAAACATCATTACGCCAGTTAAACTTTCCATCCTTACAAAGAAGTAGTTCATGAAAGTGAAGTGGAAACTGTCTAATAAGAATCAGAAGATTATCTTTTAGATAACGATAGAAGACATCAATATCAATCTCTTCTTGTTCATCAGAGATGGCTAAATCTCTTTTCAGTTGAAAAAGGCTTCTGTATATGAAGCCTGAATAATCAATTAAAAGTTTTCTTTTGTTCATACTAACTCCTTGAATTAGTTAAGGATTTTTAATCTTCATCATTCCAGACATCACTGTCAGCCTTCTTGTCCAAGTAAAGCTCTTCATCAACATCAGAAAGTTCAATGGTGATTTCCTCATGTGAATAGGGATGTTCTTCTTTCTGATAAATCTCTCTACGCAGTTTGGCGTGATACTCTCCCCAACCTAAAGAATCATACAAATCAATTAACTCAGCTTTTTCCTTACCTTTATATTTGCGTAAAGTTCTTCCTATACTCTGAACGACTGTGATTGTTGCCTTCAAAGGCTCTGCCATAAGAATAGTTCTCAGGTTTGGGGCATTAATACCCGTGGCAATAGTCTTATAAGAGGCAACTAAGATAACATCGTTTCTCTCCTGAAAACTTTCCTTAATACGCATTCTCTCGTCAACAGAAGTCTCACCAGAGATGTACTCCACTCTTCTGTCTGGAAAGACATCTTTCAAGTCAGAGAAGAGTTTCTTACCAAAGACAATTCTATTAAAGAGAAGAACAATATTCCTTTTATCATTCTTCCTTAAATACTCAACAATAAAGTTAGTCCTGTTGTAATCATGTGTCAAATAAGAGATGTATTCATTGTAGGAGTTAAAGCCAATACTTTTTTCTCTCTTAATGTAAATCTGTTTAATGGAAAAGTCTGTTGCTAAATTCTTGTTAATAAGTTCTCTTGCCTTAATCAAAGTAACGACTTGTCCAAACCTTTCTGTTGTTCGCATTAAATGCTCCTTAGTGCCGTTTAGAGAGCCTGTCATTCCAATCCTGTAGGGAGCATTCCAAGTCTTACGAATAATGTCTGTAATCGAGTTTCCGACAGCTTTATGTGCTTCATCAACCAGCAACATATCAAAGCGCTTAAAGTAGAAATCATCTTCGTTCATGGAAGCATAAGTGGAGATGAAGATGCTTCCATTAGGGTCTCTCTTGTCATCACCGCTCTTACTGTAAATACACTTTACCTTCTCTTCCCAATAATCAGGATTCTTTGAATAAGACTTAATGTCTTCTTTCAACTGTCTAATCAAAGCTGTTGTATCAGTAAGGATTAATACTTTCTTTCCTTGTAAAGCCATTATTCCTGCAAGGACATAAATCACAAAAGACTTTCCACCAGAAGTAGAAATCTCTACAAACCCTTTCTTCCTACGAAGAAGAGTTGTGATTGCTTTTACCTGATGTTCATGTGGTTCAAAGTTCTTCTTAAAGTCTTTGTTTAAGAATCCTTCATAAAGAGAAGAAACCACTTCCTTACTATTAATGTCTTTTAATGAATCATCTACTTTGTAGGGTATTTCGTTCTCCTTAAGAACGGAACAAACATCAAACAAGAACATAGAAGGAATGGTCTTATCAGTCTTTTTGAATAGACGGGTAATAGTGACTGTCCCTAGTCTCTTCTTATCTTGATATTTAGTTGATTCATTAACGTAAGAGAAATGTTTGTATAAAAGTTCCACAGTTTCTTTTGTTAAACCGTGTAACTTAATTCTATGATTCTCTGCCTTTGTAATGTTTACGACATTTGAAGAAGAGAAGAGTGGTTGTTGCTTCATTTGTGAATAGTCTCCTGTTTGAATAGTGTTCTTCACTAGATTGTATAGATGAAGAGAAGAAATGTAAAGAGAAAGGGAAGAGGAAGACAACAAAGAAGAAAGGCATCACTACTTTGTAGAAAACATAAAAAACCCAGTGTTTATGCGGCTTGTAGAGGATGTGTAGTATTTCATTCACCAATATGAAGAAAGGTTTATAAACTATGAAACACAAGTAGTGAAACAAACATTAAACTAAATCCATATATAGAAATAAAGACATAAACATTTAAACAACAAAAGAGAGAGAGGGAAGAGGAGAGAAAAAAAACAGAGCATCACTACTTTGTAGAAAACATAAAAAACCCAGTGTTTATGCGGCCTCCCAGAGCATCCCCTCTTTCCAAAAGATACTTCATAACACTTTAAAATGTCTCTTGTAAGACTTCTTACAAAACTTTTAATTTCCTCTACAAAGGATTTCATCAAATGGCAAAGACCAAATCTAAAAGACCTCAGGATTCCTTCTACCAGTCAGCAAGAGAAGTAGTTGCACAGACAGAAAACCAGAAGGACTATCTCTCTTCTCTCTTCCAACAGAAGGATGTTGTCGTTCATGGTTGTGCAGGAACTGGCAAAGGATATTTAACGCTTTACTACGCTCTCAAATGTCTGCAAGAGAGAGTAATCAACAGAATACTTATCATTAGGTCAGCAGTCCCCACAAGAGACTTAGGATTCCTTCCTGGAACAGAGGAAGAAAAACTATCAGCATATGAAGCACCTTACAGAGAATTAATCAATGAACTTGTGGGAAGAGGAGATGCCTACGACATACTCAAGAAGAAAGAAGAGCTTGTTTTTCTTTCTTCTTCTTATTTAAGGGGATTAACTTTTGATAACACCTTTATTCTTGTCGATGAAGTCCAGAACATGACTTTCCATGAAATAGACACTATCTATACAAGAGTTGGAGAGAACTGTCAAGTAGCTTTTACAGGAGACTTTGTTCAACTTGATGAAGGAGTGGGTAAACAAGGTAGTGGTATTCAGAGACTTATCACTGTCGCAAGAAATCTTCCTTCTTTTGATGTTCATGAATTTGGTATTGACGACATCATCAGAAGTCAGAAAGTAAAAGACTGGATAATCGAAACGATTGCAAAATATTAAATTGCTTTAAAGTTCATAAGAAACTCTAGTCTAAAAACTAGGGTTTCAAAACTTTAGGTGTACCGCACACCTGTACTGAGTCCAGAGAACTAATCTCTATTCCCAGATGCTTTTTCATGATGTTATAAGCACCGTTTACATCAGCGTTGATTAAACTCCCAGTAGAAGAACGGAAAAGCCCTCTTTTGATTCTCTTACCAAGATATTCTTCATGTTTTTCAACCATTTCATTGTCCAAGAAAGAGCATTTAGAAGTATATGACTCTTCTGCTGTTATGACTTCAATGCCAGCTAATTTGCATTTATAAGAAATCATTTCAATGTATTTCTGATGAGGTATCTGAACAAACTTTTGATTTGTTTTCTTACCTAAGTTTATATTATATTTCCAACCTTTGTTAGAACCAATAACTACTTTAGAAATACTAAGTTTCCTTAACTCGTTTACTAAAGTCCTACTGGTTTGATGAAGGTAATTGTTGACCCTTCTATTACGTTTATTGGTAATTTGCCTGATTTGTTTTGATGAATATACTCCTTTTGGAAGTTTAGATTTAATCTTGGAAACACGTTTATTCCAATGATGGTTTATGGATTTAAGAGGTCTTCCATTGATAATAAATGGAGAAAAATTAGTGGTAGTTACTGTTGCAAGATTATTTAAGCCTAAGTCAATAGCAGCATAATTGTTAGAAGAAACTTGTTTATCTTCTTCAATCTTGTAAACTACTTGAATCGCATAGAACCCTTTCTTTGGAACTACTTTAACTTCTTGTATTTGCTCAAATGGAATACGACTCTTAAACTTTATAGATGTCATAGAAAGATGGATTAAACCCTCTTTTTGATAAGTTCTTTTGAGTAATCTATCTTTGTAATAAATAGCAACAAATCTTCCGTGTATAGAATCTTTAAATTTAGGAAATACTATTTTTCCTTCATATTTACCATCTTGTTTTAATTTAATTAATTTAAACGTAGATTGAAATGCCTCATCAAGTGTTTTTATTGTGTATTTGGAAACCGTAGTATTTAAGTCATAATAAGCCTTATTCTTTTCTTTTACCATTAAATTCATCATACTAAACGCTGTTATATAAGGCTTTCCTTCTTTATAGTTTTTATTTTGAATATATAAAGCACTATTATAAACATTCTTTGATTTAAAACAAAGTTCATCACAGGCCTTGTAAAGTTGCCTGTTAGACGGTTTAACAATAGTAGTTTCACATAAATACATAATAAAATAAAATATACAGCGTTAAATATATTTTAGTATGGCATCAAATACCTTACAAGGCAAATACACACCTATACATCCAGAGAAATATTTAGGAGACGTAGATAACATTGTCTATCGTTCTGGATGGGAAAGAAGACTAATGGTCAAGTTAGATATATCACCACAAGTCATTCAATGGGGAAGTGAAGAATTAATCATTCCTTATTTCGACTCTATGCAAAGAAAGACAAGAAGATACTTTGTTGACTTTGTTGTCTTGTTTAAGACAAGTGATGGAACAAAAAAGAAACTGGCTATTGAAGTAAAACCGTATTCACAGACAATTCCTCCTAAACTCAATTCTTCTGCAAAGAAGAAAGCTAATGCTCAGAGAAGATATTTAAGAGAAAGCACAACCTATCAAAACAATATGGATAAGTGGAGAGCAGCAGAAGACTGGTGTAACAAGAATGGGTTTTACTTCTTAGTTCTTCATGAAAAAAATGTTGGTGGTTTGTTCTAAAAGAAAGATAAATAGTTTGTAATAAAGAGGAAGAGAGGGGAAGAAGAGAAGAGGGCATCACTACTTTGTAGAAAACATAAAAAACCCAGTGTTTATGCGGCTTACAGACGATGTGCCTTGTTCCCATACAGCACTTACCAGAGAGATACAAAGGACTCTAAGAGAAGTATGAGACTCCTTCTAAGCCCAACATAAAGACACAACCCACAACCATTCCTTACTTAGAAGTAAATTTTAATAAACCCAGTAGCCATGCGGCTTACAGAGATAGTAAAAAGTCTGTAATGTTTTTAAAGACAGTTTTAAAGAAGAAAGAGTAAATATTTAAAGTCAGTAAATTTAGTTATTAATCCTTCCTAAATTTATACAGTACATCTCGTAAATCTAAACCTGTACATCCATACCTGCTACTACCCTATTACTCTTTCATTTCATCTTCTCATTTGTGAGAGATTACATTGTTCTCTGAGCTTATAAGAGACGTTTAGAGACGATGTAAGGTCTTAGGGAATAACCTTACAAGGGTAAGGTGGTATCTCGTCTTAGAAAGCCAGTCAGAAAGGATTAGAGAAGAAGATGTTCTTTCAAATCTTCATGTTTTTTGATGTCTGCAAATGTAGCATCGTCTGTAAACCACATGGTTACTGGGTTTATGACTTTTTACTACTGAGTAAGGAATGGTTATGTGAGTATCTTTCTCTATTTCTCTTCTTGTTCTCTTCTTGTGAGGGGAAAGGTTGCATCATAGCTCTTCTGAAGAAGTACACATCCTCTACAAGCCGCATAAACACTGACTTTTTTATGTTTTCTACAAAGTAGTGATGTTTTTTTTTCCTCTCCCTTCTTCCATCTCTCTCCTTCTTCTTCCCTCCTCCCTCCTCGTTAAAAATCTTCTACAAGCTAGCTACCTAAACAAGAACAAATGACTTCACCTATCAAACCCTCCATTAATCTGTCAGCACCGGGAATAGATGTTGACATTGACCCAATCGCCACTTCTTCTTTGAAGAGAACTTCTCCTACTGTTTATTCAGTAAAGTCTCCCAATGATGGTTCAACGTCAATAGAATTGCCTGATGATAAAGAATCGGATTCTTATTTAAGAACTTCCTTTGGATTCTCTACATTAAATTCTTCTGTTCCAAAAGGGGAATATGATTTAATAAAGACATATAGGGATATGGCAATATCTTCTGATGTTGATGAAGCAATACAAGAAATCATTAATGAAGTATTTGCTGCTGATGGAAGAGAACCAGCATTCAAGCCAATGTTTAAGCCTAAATCAAATGTTCCATCCTCTGTCCAAAAGAAGATAGAAGAGGCATTTGAATATATCTATTATGTTCTTCTTAACTTTGATACAGAAGGTCATGCAATTCTTAGACAGTGGTACATTGATGGAAGATTCTTCTTCCATATTGCTGTGGATGATAAACAGAAGACAATTAAATATCTTCAGCCAATAGACCCATTGTTTATCAGAAGATTCAGGAAAGACTTTATCTCTCGTCAGACAGGTCTGGTTGATGTCGCAAGGTCAGATTACTTCTATCTTTATATTCCACCAGAGCAGCAGAAGAATAATCGCTTAGAGACGTTCTGGAATGGTTTTAGAAACGACTTGTCCAATAAGAACTACTGTATTAACTTTTCTTCATATGCAATAGCGTATGCTGACTCAGGTCTTTATGACAGACAGAACAATACGGTTTTGTCACATTTATATAAGGCAATTATTCCCTTTAACAATATGCGCATGATGGAAGAAGCCATGATGATTTACCGTATTGTTAGAGCGCCTGAACGTAGAGCTTTTTATGTGGACGTCGGTAATATGGGTTCACAAAAAGCAATGCAGTATGTGAATGATATTAAGAATACTTTCAATAACAAGACTGTGTTTGACTCCTCTACTGGTGCATTCATCAACAGAAAGACTGTTCACGCTATGACAGAGGATTACTATCTGCCTAGAAGAGATGGACAAAGAGGGACAGAGATACAAACCCTAGGTGGTGCAGAAAACTTAGGTGTTACGAAAGACATTGAATACCTAAGAGACAAGTTTTACAGAGCCTTGAACGTTCCTGCTGGAAGATTAAATCCAGAACAACAACAGTCCACTCTTCTCCTTGGAAGAGTCTCTGAGATGCAAAGAGATGAATATAGGTTCAAGAGATTTATAGACCATCTCAGAGACCATTTCATGCCTTTGATTGAGAAGATTCTTAAGACTGAATTAGTCCTTAGAGGTTCTTTAACAGAGGCTGAATGGGATAAACACGTCGTTAAGGATTTCTACTGGGAGTTTACAGAAGATAACTCTTTTACAGAGATTAAGAAGACAGAAAAACAAAGAGCCAAGCTAGAACTCTTGGATGCCTACTCTCCTCACATTGGTAAGTTCTTCTCTGAGCAATACATCATGAAAGAAGTCTTAGGTTTCACTGATAAAGAAATTAAAGATATGAAGTCTCAGATAGAAGATGAAGCTCCTGAAGAAGAGAACAATGATGGAGAAGATGGCGGTAACAAAGAAGGGTTTGAAGATGGTTCTTCATCTTCTGGTGGAGAAGTAACAACACCTATTGGGAATAACCAGTATGTGTATAACCCTAATAGATAGACCCCACCTATATACATGGGGACTAAATTCACACTACAAATTCACATCATGTTTTCTTCATTTCATAAAGATGTAAGACCCCCCCACCTATATACGTGGGGACTAAATTTAAGGGAGACAAATGTCACACACTAACGCTTTAACAGAGGACGTTCGTTCCTACTTTCAGAATACCTTTACTTGGTTTCAAGGTAAGGTTGTTGACCACAACGACCCTCTTAAAAGAGGAAGACTAAAGATAGAGTGTTTTGGCTTTTATGATGGAATAGAGAAGGCTAAATTGCCTTGGGCTATTCCTCTTGGTTCAATGAACTCTTTCTCTTCTGATGGGAATGGTAGGTCTCCAACAGGAATTTATGAAGGAGCCACAGTCTTTGGATTCTTCCTTGATGGGACAGATGCCCAACAACCCGTCTATATGTCTTCTTTCTTTGGAGCACCTAATGGCATTTCAGATGTATTTGGAAATGCCAGAGAAGAGCAAAAGATTCCAAAGAAAAAAAGACTAAAAGGTAAGAAACCATTTGGTGGAGAGTTCCAAGAGCCAGACACTAACTTTGGGGCAAAGTATCCTTGGTGTCATACTACTAAAACAGTCAATGGACATATTTATGAATTGGATGATACTGCTGGTTCACAGAGATTTCACTATAGACATCCATCTGGGACAGATATAGAGATTGACAAAGAGGGTGTTGTTGTTATTCACGGACAGAAAGAACATTGGACTATGACTAAGGGAGATATTTATCTTCACACAGATAAGTCAGTCTTTGTTTCTACAAAACAAGATGCAAATCTTAAAGTAGAGGGAAATGTAAATATGGAAGTTGAGGGAAACTATAAAGGTGAGGTTAAAGGTAATTATGAATTAAAGGTTACTGGTAACTATGACCTTAAAGTAGAAGCTAACTCAAACTTTACCTCTGGTGGAACAGCAACACACAAAGCCTCTATGATTATGCTTAACTAGATTTAATGAATGAATATAAGAAGACTCCTTAGTTGGAGTCTTTTTGTTTTATAAAACTGTTACAAAGTATCATTTACAGATGTAGCATCGTCTGTAACCCGCATGGTTGAGCCATTCTTCCAAAACTTTCACTAAGTAAGGAATGGTTGTGTGATGTCTTTATTTGTGTCTTCTCCCATAACGTAAAGCCCCAACAGAAGTAAGGAGGAGGAAACCTTCTGTGGGGCTATACGGTTAGTTTTTCTTAAACTACTTACCGCTTTATTATTGGATGAACTAACAAACCATTCTTCTTTAAAGTCGCAATCCTTAGCGTGTTGCAGTAAGTCACATTTAGGTAAATAAACAAGATGCTAAAAGAGAGGTGAACAATCGGCTTCTTGTCTTTACCTATATATTTTCTATTTCAATATCATTTTCTCTTAACAGGTCTTCATATAACTGTACGAAGGTATGAATAAAGTCTGGAGATATAACCCATATCTTCCGCATTACTTCATTCTTGTCTAAGTCATATTCATTTCTATAAACAGGATTAATGTATTCAGGAAGAAGTTTACCTTCATCACGAAGTTTCTTCATTTCCTCAAACATAATATCATCAACGATTCTATTAGTCCTTGTATCAATAAAGAATAATAAATCATTGATTCCTTTATTGGCGTACTCTATTTCTTCTCTTTTTCTAAGCCAAGAGTTAAATGGGTTTATTGCCTCGTTGACTAGAAGAACAGTCCACCAGAAAGAAGGATTACCATAAATAAAGTTAGAGACAATCTCAGCAGTGTCTCCTTCTCTAATCACCAGTGGTTTAAAGATAACGTCACTGGTAAGGTTCATCTTCTCTATAAGAATTGAAACAGTAAAGTTAGCGATTTCTCTTCTTATTCCGTCAGAGAAGGAATAATCTACGACAGGATATTTATTAAGCATTGTTAATCACCCATAAGAACGTTTGAACTGCCAGTCATCATTGCTCCACCACAAGTAACTCTATCTCCTATTCTTCCTGCTTTCATTCCGTTAATCAGAACAGTAGAGCTTGTGGCTTTGATGGTTCCTTTATCATGACAGTCAATAAGACAGCAATGTTTATTTAATTCATCACCGTCTCTTGCTGCACCTTGTCCATTGATAATTACGTTTTCGCTGGCTTTAATGACGTCGTGCGGTGGATAACACATATGCCCACTTCCTAAGTCATGTAATCTTGCTGCTGGTCTTCCCATTTCTTAATCCACCTTTTCTATAAATCTTTTGTAGGACATTGTCACAGACATATTGAGAACAGCGTTGTTAGAGGAGTAACTTAAATCCAGAGGAGCGACTGACATACACCAAGCATCCTCGAAGACTAAGGAATAACGAATATATCCCTCTACGTCAAGGACAGATACCGTCATCTCTGTAACATAATCATCATAGAATGAAACGACAGCAGACTTAGAGTCAACAATTAATCCCTGCCAAGCCTCAAACATTCTTCTCACCTCAAAGTCTCCATCAACATAAAAGGTAAGAATGATGGGGTCAAACAGAAGACTATGTGGAACCCTATACGAAACACCTAATTGTTTATGTTCATAAGTCTGTAATGTCTTCTGTGGGACAGATATTGCAGAACAGAGAACCCCTACTTTTTGAGTATTAAACTGTCCACCAGCTTTATCACCAAGACCACTCTGTTTGGCTTGACGTTGATATTCATTAATGCCTTTTGGCATATTGAACTCAACCAAGTATCTGTTAGGTCTAGCATATCCACTAGAAGAAGATATTGCTTTTATGAATTGGTTTTGAGAGGCAATAAGTTCCCTATTACTTGGACTCTTCTTTACCTTAGTGTTTCCTAAAGGTCTGTCTCTCATTTGTTTAAGAACTTCACGAGATGCTGACAAGTTATCCATAGCATATCCGTATGCAGGATTAAATCTTCTTAAAGGATTATTCTTTCCACCATTGACTGAATCAATATTGTCCATCGTATCAATAAAGTCAATTCCCACCTGTGGTGCTTGTTGCGCTCTTAGTGTTGCCATAATCTATTTAATAAAAGTTAATTAACTACTTGAAATTTTAAAGAATAAAAATCTTCATTATAAATTTCAATAACTTAAAGAAAAGAGGTAAATCTTAAATATGCCAGCATTAGATAACTTTAATCCCACCTACCAAGTCAACACACAACTTGGTCATGGAGTTTTTCAAGATAACCCACCAATGACGTTTGCACAATGGAGAGAAGACCAACAAGCAATGCGACAAGCATTTCAACAAGCAGAACAACAAAGTCAAGAGCAACAATGAACCAGATGGCTCTTCTTTCTGAGGCAATAGGAATTGACAGGAAAGACCTTGATAATTTCTTCAGGTTTCTCGCTTATAGAGCTTGGCACAACATCTATGACGCCCTAGACGAAATAGCAAGAAAGAATCTAATTATCACTGTAGAGAAGTCACACAGGGTAGGAAAACTAGTCTTCAATTTTAGAAACTATCCTCACCCAGTAATCCTCTCAGCAGAGATGAACAACAGATTCAGACTTGAACATAAGTTCTTAAAGATTCTTCCCATTACCACAGCAACAAGAAAAGAAGAAATCATTTACTACTTTGAACAAGCTCTGAAAGCACAAGAAGACCTGTATAAAGACCCAACACAAATGAATACCAGAGAACACAGTAAGTTTAGAAGACCTTCCAAGGAAGATGTCTCTTCTCTTATCGGACTCAGGAATGATGGAGGGTATCAGAAAGAGGCTTCATTTGATTCTTCAGACTATCAAAGAAGAACACAGGTTCAAAGTGGTCTCTTTAATTACTATAACCGTTAAATAAATGTTTTAAAAGAACTTTTTATTAAATAACAAAAATAACTATTGTTAGTAAACAAAAACTTTAAGACTTAAAGGATATAAAAAACAATGAGTAAAGAACTTATGACTCCCCGTGAAGAACTGGTTGAATCTATCGACCCGTATATTAAACTCACTGATATTGAAGACAAACATAAACGTGAGGTTACTGCTGTTCTTCTGGAAAACCAACGTCAACAATTCTCCACTGACCTGACTTCCCTGCGTGAAGACATTAACATGACCCCGCAAGTCCAGAACTGGCAAAACGTCATGTTGCAAATGGCTCGTCGGATTACTCCTAAATTGATTGCATTTGACCTTGCAGGCGTTCAACCGATGACTATGCCGGACTCCGTCGCGTTTGCACTGCACGCACGTTATCCGGATGGCTCTACTCCGATTGACTTCACCAAAGGTAAAGAAGCTCTCTTCCAAGAGGTAGATACTGCACACTCTGGTAAAGGCACATCTGATTACTCTGATAACCCATTCCTTGCTGCGACTGACGTTCTCTCCAAGACTGGTTTTGGTATGGATACTCCGGAAGGCGAAAAAGCCAAATGGAAGAAAATGGGTCTGGACATTAAGAAGATTGGTATTTCTGCTAAGACTCGTCAACTCCGTGCTGATTACTCAATCGAAATCGAAAAGGATATGCAGGCAGTTCACGGTCTTTCAGCCCGTCAAGTCTTGACTGAAATCCTCTCTGATGAAATCACTCTGGAACTCAACCAAGAATTTGTCCGTCGTCTTTACCACATTGCTATTCCGGGTGGTCAAGGATTTGCAACTCCGGGTGAGTTTAACTACTTGACGGGCAGTGATGGAAGATGGCATGGCGAACGTGCTTTGGGTCTCTGGATGGCAATCGAACTCGAAGCTAACCGTCTGCAACTCTTGAACCGTCGTGGCCGTGGTAACTTCATCGTGACCTCTGCTAACGTAGCCTCTATGTTGGGCAACGTAGGCATCATGAAAAATGACACCGATTATCAGGGCAGTCTGAACGTTGATGTTATGACCAATACCTATGCTGGTATCGTTAATGGTCGTACTCGTGTTTATGTTGACCCGTTCCTTACCCATGACGGTGTTCTGATTGGTTATAAAGGCGCTAACGAAATGGATAACGGTATGTTCTATTGTCCGTATGTCCCGTTGACTATGTACCAAGGTGTTGATGTTACAGCAGATTTCAAGAACGCGCTGGGTATGCAGACTCGTTTTTCATACGCACAGAACCCGATAGTCCCAGACTCTGATAAAGCATCTGATGCTTGGGTTAAAGGTAAGAACTATTACTACACTAAGTTTGCGATTAAAGACCTGAAGTTCGGTGGCTAATCCTTGATTTAACTGAACTTTTTAGAAATGCGGGTTTAATTACCCGCATTTCTTTTTGTTTATTTAGAAACCAATGATATTATAATGCTCCTAAACAATTAAACTCGTAGGAGCTAAAAATGAAAACCGACCTATTCACAACACAAGAAGACCTAACTAACAGAGATAAATATCTCAAACTTTTTATGATTGATTCTGGAAAGATGAAACCCGGAATGTCAGAAGAGAAGTTAAAGAAATCTAATCTAGAACTTTACAACTTGTATATGAACATCCCAGTTCCACATCAAAACCCCGCATCCAAATTCTTAATTATTAAAGCAAACGATTCTTCTCTTGGCTATTGTAAACACTGTGGAGAATTTATAGAATCTAATGGAGCTTCAAAAGGATTTCCAGAGACACACAAGAAAACCTGTTCAACTGCCTATAGACATAGAGAACTTACAAAAGAAAGAGAAGAAAGAAGATGTGACTATTGTGGAGAGTTGATTGGCAATCATAAAGGGATGCGTCCTACACAACGTTATCATGACTCTTGCTATAAGAAATATGTCAAACACACATTAAGATATACAAACAAAGGTGTTGATTGGACTATGGAGGATATGATAGCTGATTATAAAGCTGGAATGTCACCACAAGAGATTAGAGATTCTGGTAAGTATATTAATCCAGAGACAGGAAGAAGCCTCTCTAACCATATCATTAGGGAAAAGATTAGAAAGGCTATTGGTGATGAAGAGATGCGTTCTTATGAAGAAGGAAGAGAACTTTCTCAAGTCAAAACCAATATACGTTATAAAAGTGTGGTTGATTATGATGAGCGAGCTAATATATTAAAAGATTTTAATAATGGTTATTCTATCTCTGATTTAGTTGTCAAATATAGCGTTCAGAATATTGTTATTTATAATATTGTTGGTAAACCTTATAGTCAATCATCTCAAGAAAGAAAGGTACAAACCCTTATTTCTTCTTTAGGTTTTGACGTAGATTGTAATAGAAGAGATTTAATAATAAATGAAATTGATTTGTATGTTCCTAAACATAAACTTGGGATAGAGATAAATGGTCTCTTCTTTCATTCTAGTAAATATAAAGAATCTAACTATCATTTCTCTAAATATATGATGTGTAAAGAAGTTGGAATATCTCTTTATCAGTTTACTGATTTAGACGTTGAAAAGAATTGGGGTTTTGTTACTAATGCTATTAAACAGAAGTTATTAGGAATTTCAGACAAAACTAAATTAGTAATTGGTACTATTAAAGATTTAGAAGGTTTAAAAATAGAACGTTTAAATTTTAGTTTTGTGGTTAAAGATGAGCATAACCAAATTGTACAAATCTATCTTATAAAGAATCTTACAGCTAAATTAAAAGATAAATTTAGTTTTGAAATTGAAGCCGTTTTTCCAAATATGAATAAAATAGAAGAAGTTATTGGAAATTTGTATTCTATGTATCAAATAGATAAATTAGTGTTGAGAGCAAATAACTTTTATTCTATGGATGACGAAATAACAAAGGCTGGATTTGTGTTTTATTCTTATACTAATCCTTCTTCTACATTTACTGATGGAAAGAGTCTTTTTGATAAGAATGAAACCGGAAAGATGTTTTTGTTTTATGATGCTGGTACTTCTCTTTGGTCTTACAATAGATAACAAAAAGCCCTCAATTAAGAGGGCTTTTAATTTAATCAATATTTGTTACATAGTGTAATGAAATAGTTCTATAACCTCTTCCTAGTTCTTTCTTATAAGACGTTTTCTTTTCTAATTCAAAACCAGCAAGTTCTCTTTCCAAATTTCCTAAAACATCGTATGGTTCATTAAAGGAAATAAGAGAAGAGACATCCTCAAAGTTAGAGGCAAACCTCAAAAGAACATATAATGACCCTTTATAATAACAACCTAATTTCCAACAAAATCTGACAATCTCTTTATCTCTGTGTTTCTTCCATCGAGATTTAGTTAACGCTAAAAGACATATCAAGTCATCTTTATAATCCCTAAGACCATAGTAAGTAACTTTGTTAGAAGAATAAGGAACTATTCCTTTAATGTTATTTCTTTCTAAGAAGATGACAGCTTCTTCTTCTGATACAGTTGTTGGAGTCAAGTCTTTAATGTCATACATTTTAATATTGTATTCTTTATCTAAAAGAAGCTGTTTAACAAAAGCATATTTATAGACCAAGTCTTTTACTATTGGTAATTGTCTTTCATAATTATCCATACAGTCGCAGTGTTTAAACACCAGAACATTCTTATTCTTTCTAACAAACTCTCTTCCTTCTTCTGAAAGGTAATGTGGAAAGTCTGGATTGTTATCTAGTAAGAAGAAATGTTCTTCTGGTGGTTCAGTATTAGAGATTAGTTTTATAGTATTCATTTCTCTTCTTTCCTTCTATTATTAACAATAGTTTGAGCTTCACTTTTACTTCTTTTGTTTATGTTATGTTCTTTTAGAACCCTATTAACAACAATTCTTGAAATAGAAGTTTCATTTTCCTTAGAGACAAGTTCAGCAATCTTTTCAAGTGAATTTCCTTCTTGATAAAGTTCAATGATTCTCTTTTCATTAACTTCTTTTCTATTTGGTGGAATGTATTTACCTTTCTTGTATTATATACTAGAACCTATAATTTTATCTTAATATTTCTTAACTTTACAAAATATTATTAATGGTAAATCAAAAACATAAAAGGAGAATCTAATCTTGTACTTAGCAGAAATCACAGTGGTTAAACCGTCTAACAGGCAACTCTATAAAGCCTGTGATGATCTGTGCTTTCTGTCTAAGAACTTGTATAACACGGTTTTATACATACAAAGACAGAATTATTTGGAAGGCAAAAGTTATATTGGCTTTTATGATATGTGTAAACTTTTGAGAGAGCAAAAGAATTCTGATTATTATGCCATTAATGCTATGTCTAGCAACTATGTTGTTAAACAGATTGATAATTCTTATAAAGCATATTTCTCTTTATCTAAATTAAAGAAAGAAGGTAAATACAACAAGAAAGTTAAACTACCTTATTACAAAGACAAGATTAAAGGTAGAAATGTTGCAACTTTTTATAAACAACGAATGGTAAAATCTTCTTATGATAAAGATGGATTAATACATCTTTCTAAGACAAATATTAAATTTAAAAGTAAGATTCCATTTAAACAAATACAAGAAGTTAAGGTTATTCCAAAGAATGGATATTATGAATTACAAGTTATTTACAAAGTAGAAGAAGAGAACAGAGTATCTTCAAATAATGTTGCAGCTATTGACTTAGGTCTTAATAATCTCGCAACAGTAGTAACAAATGTCTCTTCTCCAATGATTATTAATGGTAAACCATTAAAGTCTATAAACCATCATTGGAATAAGAGAAAAGCTAAACATCAGTCTAAACTTCCCAAAGGAGTTAAATCATCTAAACAAATAAGACAGATTACACATAAGAGAAACAGAAGGGTCAACAATTACCTTCACCAAACCAGTAGAACTTTAGTTAATGAATTTAGACGTTTGTCTATTTCTAAAGTTGTTATTGGTTCTAACAAAGGTTGGAAAGAGAACATAAGTTTAGGTAAAAGAAATAATCAAAACTTTGTTCAAATTCCATTTAACAGATTCATTGAAATGATTTCTTATAAAGCTAAATTATCTGGTATTGAAGTTATCGTTAAAGAAGAATCATACACTTCTAAGTGTAGTTTCTTAGATAATGAATCTGTTGAGAAACATGATGTTTACATGGGTAAAAGAATTAAAAGAGGATTATTTAAGACTTCAAATGGTTCTTTAATCAACGCTGATGTAAACGCATCTTATAACATTATGAAAAAGCATCTGGGAATAGAGATTTCATCTCTTGACTCAGTACAGGTGTGTAGTACGCCTAAAGTTTTGAAATCTTAATCTACGGATTAAAACTTCGTTTAGACTTTGAAACAAGTTTTATATTTTTATATGAAATTTGTAACTAAAGATTAAATTTCTCTAATCTTTTCTTTGTGACGTAGTGTTTGCCTCCGTCTTCCTTAAAGAAACATTCTTTAATCTTTTCTTTAATTGTTTTCATAATTAAAATTCTCCTTTGTTAAATGATTTGTAGAAGGTATGAAAAGAATGGTGAAAGCCTTTATCACCCACTCTTCTTTGTGGTGTTGAGAAAAGATGATTAAAGTCAGAAATGAATGCTTCACCAATGGCATATTTATCATAAGGGACTACATTAAAGAAGACACCACCATAATCTCTTTTAAATGGAAAGTGTTGAATCATCTTACTTAAAGCACCCAGAATAGTTATTTCTCTTCTGCAACAGAATCTAGATATTTCTAAATTTACATAATCTTTCATTATCTTCTTTTGATTGAAAGATACCATTGTATAAATGGACGAAGAGTTAAGAGTAGAAGTTAAACAAACATTAACAAAAGAATCATTAATTTTTCCCTTTATGTGATTTCGTCCATAGAAGTTATTAGCTTCCTCTAATGTGGCAAATCTTACATCAAAGTTAATGTAGGTAAATTTGCCTTTATTATCATCCAACATCCAATAAATAATTTCTTTATTTGAAGTACATTCATTCTCTGTAAAGATGAAGTAGTTGTCATCATCTTGTTCTCTGTAAAACTTGTTTCCTTCTTTGGAAAGATAGTTTTTATCTTTTGGATTTCTATCCAACCAAACTTCTTTTCCTTCAATAATTTCTATTGTCATAAACCTTCTCCTATTTGTTAATCATAATGAATTGTATCATGGCGAAAGGTAAGTTAAATATTACGAAATGTAAACATTAAATGTATAATAAAATAATGATTTATGTTTTATAAAGGAGTAGTAGAGATGGCTTATCAAAAAGTTCTTAAAAACGTAGATATTGATGAAGAAGAAATTCTTAGACTCTGGCTAGAAGAAAGTTGGAGTATAGGGAGAATTATTAGAGAAAGTGATGCAGTAATTGATAGGATTACTGGTGTTAGAAGAACAAAAACTGTTGTGAATAAACTTATAGATTCTTCGTCTAAACCAAGAAAGAAATATAACAAAAACAGGATAATTCCCTCAATGGATTTAGACGAAGAAGAAATAGTAAGACTTTATACAGAAGACAAACTTTCAGCAAGACAAATACTACTTGAGACAGACGCATCCATTGACAGAATTACAGGAAAGAGAGCTTCTCAAGATACTATCCTTAGAATTCTTAAAGATGTAAAGATAGATAAAAAGATAAGAGATGATGACTACGATTTAGAGGGAATTAAAGAAGCATATCTATCTGGAAAAACATTACAAGAAATAAAGGACTCTCATCTAGGATTGAATAAAAGAACTGGTAAGAAAATAGCAGCAAAAAATATTTCTAAACTTTTAAAAAGAAATGGAATTGAGTTAAGAGATGGTAAGTTAACAGGAAAGTTTGACTCTTCTGTTGAAGTTGACTGGGAACACGTTTATGAACTTTTTAAAAGTGGTAAATCTTTTCCTGAGTTGGCGAAAACTGAATTAGTTGGATATGCTTCAGAAACTCAAATAAGAAGAGAGTTTAAAAAGAGAGGATTTGAGGTAGAACGTGTACGGTCTTTTCTTTCTGATTATTCAGAAGAAACACTTAATATGTTTAGAGAGCTTCATATTAAAAAGGGAGTTTCTATTCTTTCGTTGTGCTCTAAACCAGAGGCTATAAATCCTGTTACTGGAACTAGAATTACTTTTAAAGCTATGCAAGATGTTATAGGAAGAGAGAATCTTAGAAATGGAAGAAGTTCTAATATAGAGAATGATGTTTGCGAAGAAATAAAGTTAAAAGGTTTTAACGCTAAGAGTAATACAAGACAAGTCATTAAACCACAAGAGCTAGACGTTTATGTTCCTGAGAGGAACTTAGCTATAGAAATAAATGGTTCTTTTTGGCATAGAACAGAAGTTAAAGGACAAGATTATCATTTAAATAAAATGCTTAAGTGTGAAGAACTTAATATACTTCTTTTGCAATTTACAGAAATAGAAATTTTTAGTAAACAAAATTTTGTCTGGTCTTTAATTGATGAAATGTTATACGGTTGTATAAAAGAAAAAGCAGAAGAAGTTAAATACATATCAGAAGAAACTGCTTTATCTTTTTTGCAAGAAAATTATACGTTTTTTAGACATGGTAAAGGACTTAAATACATTGGTGTATTCCAAAAGAAAGAACTCTTACAATTAGTTGTTTTAAAAGAAGAATCTATTATTTATGACGTTAAAAAGTTAAATTCTAGAAAAGAGTTTATTGAAGATATTATTTCTTTTATTGATGGAAATGTCTATTATTTACAAGATAATAGATTTCCAAAAAGAAATGATTTATTTAAAAATAAAGAGTTTAAAGTTATTAAACCGAAAAAAGAATGGTGGAATTTTCCTTCTATGTCATGTTCTTTTTCTGAACCAAATGAAACAAAGAACTGGTCTTCTGTATGGAACAGCGGTTGTAGAATTTTTACACTAAAAACAGAAAATATTGTTATCTGAAATAAATTTATTAAGGAAAAACAATATGTTAGCTTACAGTTCTCCTGGAATCACAGTAACTGAGCAGGATAGAAGTTTATACATTCCCTCACCAGACGTCGGCAGAGTAGGCCTTGCTGGCATCTTCAACTGGGGGCCGATTAATGAACCTCTTCAGACTCCTGCAACAAGAGACCTACAAGAAACATTTGGTAAACCTTCAGAAGAAAATGCTCAGTCTTATGTTGCTGCTGCTGATGTTCTCTCTTACACTAGAAATGTGTATGTAACTCGTATTGCCGATTCAGCGACTGCTCTTAATGCGACAGACGGGACTGCTGGTCTTCTTGTAGAAAACCGTGCCAAGTTTGATTCATTGAGTTCAACCTCGACTACTGGTATTACCTTCATTGCTAAATATGCAGGTGAATTGGGTAATGCAATTACAGTAGAGATTGCTGATGAAAACACCTTTGATACTTGGGAATATGCTTATCTCTTCTCTAATAAACCGGGTAGTTCTTATCAGGCTGAGAAGGCTGGTGTAGAAGCGTCTGATGAATTCCATATGGTCATTTTGGATGCTACAGGGGCGTTTTCAGGCAACGTAGGGGAAGTTCTAGAACGATGGGAGTTTCTCTCAAAAGCAAAAGATGGCATTGATTTCGATGGTCAGAAGACTTACTTTAAGACCAAGATTAATGAAGGCTCCAAGTATATCTACTTTGCCAATAAACCTGCTGCTGATAAATACGACACAGCCGCTGCTGGGTATGATGCTGAATGGGGAACATCTCTTCTCAAGAGTGATGGAACTTATTCCAAGTATAAGAAACTGAAAGTCGCTGAGAAGGGTGCTGATGGAACTAATCCTCCTTCTGCTGATAACTTGGCTAAGTACACATACAAATTGAAGAACGGCACTAATGGAACCGCTCCTCAGTTAGACGATTACATTAAAGCCTATTCAGTATATGAAAACGCAAATGCTTATGACATTGATGTCTTGGCTGTTACTGCTGTTCCAGACGCTGATATGGGAAAAGTCATTCGTCACTGTGTGAATAACATTGCAGAGAAACGTAAAGACTGTATTGTTGTTTACTCTCTGCCTCTCTCCAAGATTCTGAATAAGACTAATAACGAAGCAACAAAAGCTATTAATGATTTCTTTAAGGAACTTAACATCTCTTCTTCATACGCTTTCTATGCTCCAAACTGGTTCTTGGAATATGATTTACATACTGACGGGAATTATTGGGTTCCTGCTTCTATGGGAACTGCTGGATTGATGGCTGCTGTAGAAGATGTCTGGGAAAGTCCTGCTGGCTATAACCGAGGCATCTATAAGAACGTAATCAAGTGTGCAATCAACTATTCAGAGGAAGATGCAAACCTGTTTTATAACAAGTCTTCTGCAAACCGTATTACGGCTGATGCTGGTTATGGTGTTGTTCTTCTGGGTGACAGAACTTCCATGACTCGTCCTTCTGCTCTTCGTGAGGTCGGCATTCGAAGAATGTTGATTCAGGTTCGTAGAAGTGTTGCTGCTGCTGTTCGTTATGGTCTCTTTGAACGAAACGATGACGTTACCCGAAATCGTATTAAGTCTTTGATTGAACCATTCCTTCTGCAAGTTCAAGCTAAGTATGGTATTCGTGCTTTTGAGGTTGTCTGTGACTCCACAAACAATACAGAACGAGATATTGAGACTGGTGTCTTGAATATTGATGTTTATATTCTTCCGCATCACTCTATTCAACGTATCTTCCTCAACTTCATCCTTACAAACGCCCAAACGTTTACGTCAAGAGAAAGAACTTCTTTCTAATAGAGAGAAGAAAAACAAAAGGCTCCAGTTAAGGAGCCTTTTTTATTGTGTGAATTCTCATGTGAATTTAGTCCCCACGTATATAAGTGGGGGGAGTGGCTAAGAGACTAAAAATAAAAATTCTTTTATAATTAGCTAGTTAGGAATTAACCATATGAAAAAGAAAGAGTTTCAGTTTCTATCTGAGACTACATCACTAGATGAACTTACTCTTCTTCAAGAGTCAGAGGATAAAGACAACCCAAATGATAAATCCTACTTCATTGAAGGTATCTTTATGCAAGCAGAAGTGAAGAATGGTAATGGAAGAATTTATCCAAAGAAACTTTTACAAGAAGCGACAAGACCTCTCTTAGAGACTATTTCAGGTAGAGGTCTTATTGGAGAATTAGAACATCCCACACAGAACTCCAACACTATCAATTACGAGAGAGCAGCAATCAAGATATTGAATCTTAAAGAAGACGGAAACAACATTCTTGGTAAAGCTAAAGTATTGAAAGAACAAAGATGTGGAAATATCATTCACAATCTTCTTAAAGAGGGAATTACCATTGGTGTTTCTTCTAGAGGATTTGGAACAGTTAAGCATAAAGGTGGTGTTGCCTTAGTAGAGGATTTGATTCTCAAGACTATTGATGTTGTCTCTAATCCAAGCGCGCCAGATGCTCTTATGACTGCAATTATGGAGTCTAAGTCATGGGTTATGACTGGCAATGGTGAACTCAATGAAGTCTTGAAGAAAGAGATTGATAAAGCTGTTAGAGAGAAAAGAAATAGAGAAGTTCTCTTTAAAGAATTAGTAGAAAGTATTGTCTCTTTTTCTTTAAAAGAAACTAATATTTAAAAATAATATTGTAAACAATGATTTAACTCTTTTGCAAAAGGAAATTAAAACAATTATGAAAACCTTGAAAGAAATTACTGAAGCTCTGCAAGATTCTGGTGTTGAAAACGCAAGTGAACTTGCTGAATCTATTAAAACCCAAATTGATGAAGCTATTAATGCTGCTCGTAGTGAACTGCAAGAACAATATGATTTAAAACTTGCTGAGACTGTAACCACTCAACAAGAACTGGCAGAAAGCAAAGCAGAAGAAAAACTGAAAGCCCTTGAAGAAGAATTGATTCAATGGCATGAACAAACCTTGACTGAGGAAGTCGCACAAGTAAGTAATCAACTACAAGTGGCACAAGAAATCCGAACCATTCGTGCTGGTATGGAGAAAGTGGTTGAAGGTCTGCGAGACATTGGGATTGACGCCACTCAACTGATGGAAAGTGCTGCTGCTGCTGAAGTCGTTCAACTACAAGAAGAGGTAGCAACTCTTCGTAATGAACTTGAACTCTCTGATTACGAGACTAAGAAGTTCCAACGTGCATTTGTCGTCTCTGAGGCAACTCGTACTCTCTCTGACTTTACTCGTGCGCGTGTAATTAATGCTGCAAATAACCTGAGTGAAGAAATTGAACTTCCACGATTCTCTGCTCTGGTTGAGGCTATTGTTACTCAAGAATTCCTGAATGAAGGTCGTAACCTGAAAGAAGATGATGACGAAGACAATGCTGATGATTCTTCTTCTGATGACAACATGAAAGATGACGAAGCGTTGAACGAAAAAGACAAAAAGAAAAAGAAAGTAAATGAAAGCTATGGAATTAATGCGAAGATTCCTGCTGCAACTGCTCCTTCTTTTGCTGACATCTTTGGTAAAAGTCGTTAATAAACGTTAATCATAAAAAACATAAGGCTCCTTAACTGGAGCCTTTCTTTTTACCTAATTCTCAGAAAATTCAATAAGTTATAACAAATCAAAAAAGAGAATCTCTTAAATGAATGAAAAGAAATTTAATTTTAATGACTGGAAGAGAGGTAAAGAAAAGGATTCTTTTACTAATGAAGTTTCTGAATCTAAATCTATTCCGGTTCAAGACCAAAAGGAAGTTTATAACTTCTCTGGATTTAAAGAACACCTTGCACAAAAAGACTTGGTTGAGGAGTGCAGTAATAAGCTAATTGTTGAAGGATTAGTTAAACTTATTGATTATCCTTCCTTGAAAAAAGAAATGGAAGAAACTTTTGGTTTCTATCTTTCAGAAGATTTATCAGAACTTATTATTCCTGATAAAGAATTGTCTGAAGGTATTATTGCTGATTCATTCAAAGGAGTGCTTAAATTTTTCTTTAATAAAGAGTCAAGAGAAAACTGGAAGAAGAGAGGAATTAATGCTTCTGCTGTTTTGAAGGGATTGGCTAAGTTTTTGAAACCAGTAAATTTTCATCAGTTTCTTGTTGCTTCCTTTGCTGGTGTTACTTACGCAAAAGTTATACAAAGAGCACGAGACCCAGAATTAACTGGTATTGAAAACTTAGAGCTTGCTAACCTGATAGAAGCAATTTTGTATATCATTTATGCAAACGTTGCGGCTGTAGTTTCGAGATTTGTCATAAATAAGGTAAAGTACGGATATGTCTTAAAATCAGGAACAGTTTGGGACGCCACAACAGCAGACCTATTCTTTAAAACTTATCTAAAAGCCTTTGAAGACCATGTCAGAAACAGAAATATTCCTTGGCAAGTAATGTCCAATAGACAAGACAAGATTTGGCTTATTGCCAAGTTTAATCTGCCGGATATGCCTCCTCCAAAGATTACTATTACTGTTAAGAAAGAAGGACACATCTCTATCTTCCCAGAAGAGAAAGGTGGCTTTACTGGTCTTGATAAGTACAACTTTACCCGTCTGCAAATGGACGTTAAAGGTAAGACACTTGACAAAAGGACTAATACTCAGAAACAACAAGATGAACTGTATAACAAGTACGCAACTTGGCTTGATAGAGATTATCTTGGTGTAAATACCAAAGTCCCTAAACGTCCGTTAATGTTTCAATACGACTTTGTCGCTATTTGGGGTATTGCTTTGGATATGATGTCTGAGTTTATGAAAGAGGCTGCCAACAAGATGATTGGCTCTATTCAAATGACTGATATTGCCAGACAATCAGACACTGCTGCATTTGACCAAGCTGCCGCCAAGTACAATCTCTTCTCAGTCTATCTTAGAAAGATTGCTGGCGTCAAGGATGAAGACCTTAGACAAATGGTCGCTGATGCTGCTCAGAAGAGAAGAGAACTCGAAGCTCAGTATTCTGCTGGTGCTTCCAGACAGGCTTCTGCTAATGCTGCATATCAGAATCAACAAAGAGCCGCTGCATCTGCCAATAGAGCAGCACAGAGAGCAAGTCAACAAGCTCAAAGAAATCCTAACTCTACTGGTGCTAATCCCAACTGGTCATTTAGTCCACAAGGAACTCAACACGCAGGAAGTTCTTCTTATACATTCAGAAGAACGGGGGCGACTTCAAACTTTTCTCGTCCTTCAACACCTCCTCCTAATGGTAGTGGTGGCGGTTCTTTATCAGGAGGAACACCATAATCATGATTTCTTCTTTATTTGAAAGGTCAATAGTAAAAGAACTTCCCAAAGGATTTGAAAGAGTAATTACTTCTCAAACAGGAAGTAATGCTTTCCTTCAATTAAGACAAACTCTTGCTGACTTACAAAAAGAGGGAGCAAAGATAAAAGAGACAACTCCTCACTACTGGATTGCAAGTCTTAATGGAAGAGAAATACATATTGATGCAACATCTTATGAAGAGACAGGTTCAATATCTTATCTCGTAAAAGAAAAGTTCTCTTTATTTAAGGCAACAACAAAGGTTGTCCTTACAGCAGCAGCAATTATTTCTTTCTTGATTGGAACAAAGACTATCTTGGGAAATAACAAAAACAACACACCAACACCTACAAAGAGATTATAAGAAATGATTAAAGAATTATTTGAAGCAACAACACAGTTTAGAGTTAATCAATCTGGCTATGGATTTAAGAATAACGCCTATACACTAGATGGACTAGGACAAATTCCTTCTTTTAATGCAGGAGCATACAACTCAAGATTTCAATCAGGTCATTTACCTTCTTTTAATGTTCCTAGAAATAATGCTGTCTTAGTTGTCCCCGATAACTATTTCCCTCCTGTGACACCAGACTGGAATGCAACAGGTGTTTACATGAAGGAAATGGTCTGGCAAGAGCAAGTAAACTCTCTAAGAGAAAAAGGGTTTGTCGTAGAAGAGATTAAAGGCTCAAATGGAAATGCCTATAAAGTAAGTCATCCCTATTATCCGGGGTTTGTTGTTATTTCAAGAACTCCTCTTGGCAAGGTTTACTACAAAGCAAAGAATATAGCGGCTAAAGGCTTGAAGTTTGTTTTGACTGCTTTGATTGGTGCTGTTTCGTCTTCTGTCTTTTCCTTTTTAAGAGGACAATAAAAATTATTAGTGAAATCAAATATTTGACGAAAAAGGAAAACTATGGCAACTCAAGCACATCCAGCCGATGCACAGGCTTTTATTGCACACATTCGAGACGGTGGTTACAGACCTAACCGTTATCGTGTAACACTTGTAGGTATTGAAGGTCTAAAAGAAATTGATGCTTCTCTTGCTAAGGCAGCATCAGAGGATTTCTCCTTCATGTGTACTTCAGCACAACTTCCCTCTTCGACACTAGGCGTTGCAGAAGCAGCATACTTTGGACGTCCGATTAAACTTGCAGGCGATAAGACGTTTAACGATTGGACTTGTGAGGTTTACTACACCAAACGTGTTCGTGACCTCTTTGAAAAACTACATGATAATATGCTTGGTTTTGAAACCAACTTGGCATCAGCAGGTTATTCAGACCCTCTGAACTACTACTTTGATGCTCGTGTAGAGACTCTTGATAGAGAAGGCAATGTGGGTATCATCTATGACATGAAGCAAATCTTCCCGATGGAAATTGGTGAGGTTGCTCTTTCATATGAGAACAATAACCAAATTGCACGATTCCCTGTTACGTTTGCTGTCAACTACTTTGTCCGCGCTGATAATGGTGGCATCAATAAACGTTTGGCAAATCAACCTAAATCTTAGGTCAATCTTTTCTGAAAAGAAGAAAGCTCCCAATTAAGGGAGCTTTTTTGTTATGTGAATTTGTAGTGTTAATTTAGTCCCCATGTATATAGGTGGGTGGTGGTGTTACAAGAATCTAGCCAACATCTCCTGTGCTTCAAGACCTTGATAGGTGTGTTCATCATACAAAGAGTTAATCTCTTCTCTTGAAAGACCTAATCTACTGTACAAATCGTTTGTGTCCTTAACTCCATTCAAGTAATAAATCTTTGGAAGAAGAACAATACTATGACCATCATTGATAATTGCTCTTACTACTTTTCTTACTTGTTTGTTAGAACGGAAATCTCCATCAGGAATAAATCTTAGCTCTTCTAATGGAAAGTATTTAACTGCTGTCTTCCAGTCTGTTATTCCAGATAGAGCAATACAGTTATCAACAAACATAGAGTCAAATGCGCCCTCTGTCACAGAGATTACTTGTTTTCTTCTCACCCTTTCCAGACCAAAGAGTTTTGGCTTTTCGTCTGCTTCCTCTGATGTCCTTAGTGTCAGGTATCTTGTTCTTAAGTTTTCATTAGGAAGAAAACGCATTTGCATGAACCAGACTTCTTTTCCATCTTCTGAATAATGTGGAATACCTATTGCGTCAGAGGTTAAGTAATCTTTCACCTGTGAACAATAGGATGGAAGTTTCTTTCTATACTCTCTTACATTAGCAACGTAAAAGAATTTGTCTAAGGCAAATGATAGTCCTCTTCCTTCCAGATATTCTCTTGCAGGATTATCTGCTGAACACTGATTAATAGTCTTAAGAGAAGAAGTAATAATGTTTTCCTCTTCTTCTTTAAACTCTTTTAAAAAAGAATCTTTAATCTTTGTTAATCTTTTAATTCTTTTCTGAGAAAGTAATTCTTGTTTTATCTCTTCTACTTTATCTTCACTCTCTTCTTTATGTAAAAACTCTGCAAGGATTTCTTGTTTATAGACATCTGGAAAGTGTTCTTTCAGGAAGTGAGGAAAAGACTCTACAAGTCCACAGTTAAAACATTTAAAGACAAATGAATCTTCTACCTTGACAAAGTTACCTCTTGTCCTTGTAGGGTCTTTCTTGGAATCTCCACAAACAGGACATCTGAAATGATAAAGATAATTTCCCTTATCGGTGAATCTTTCTAATGAATATGAAAGTTGTTTAATGATTGAAAGTTGTTTATAGAAATCTAGCATTTATTTAGTCTCCTTAAAGGTTTCTCTTGTAGAGATTATAGAAGAGAAGTGGTGTTAAAGCAAGTGTGAATTTAGTCCTGACGTATATAGGTGAGTGGCTTGGTGTTTACATCTTTATGAAATGAAGAGAACATGATGTGAATTTCTTGTGTGAATTTAGTCCCCATGTATATAGGTGAGTGGTGTGCCTCTTCTACAATCTTTAAAATCATTACTAGTTATCAATCTTCTCTTCTATAAGACAAATGGCAAAGAACATAAAGCATCCAAACAAGTTAAGAGACCCAAATCCGAACAGAGATTTCTTCCGACAAATGGAAGCAACACACGTTTCTCCGTTCTTTAATCATATAACAGACCAGAACGAGCAAAATACAATACAATCCCTACAAGATGAATCTATTATCCTTGCGGGTTATATGGTGTACTACGTCTTTAGGACAGAGACAAACTTGGATGAAGTCTTGTTTGAGATTGATAACTCTCGTTTCTCTGAGGCTTTCCAAATAGCAGCAACTTATCCTGAACATATTATTGACTGGAATAACAATGATGCTCTAATGAACAAGTTTGGCATCAACATAGCTCCTCAAGGTGAGTTTATCTTCTCTCAAAGAGCTTGGGACGTCATTATGTCTGAAAGGAAGGCGAATGGTCTATTTACTTGGTCAAGACCAAGAGAAGGTGATTTAATCATCATTGACCAGAATCAAAGATGGAACATAGAGAAGATGACTAGGGAAGAGATAGATGATTTCACACAGAGATACGTCTTTCAAGTCACTTACGTTGACAAAGGAAAGAATAACTGGCAACTAGGTAAAGACTATGTTTGGAGAATTTCTGCGTCTGGTTATAAACACGAGACGACAGAGAAGATTGATGCTCTTGGTGATGATGATAAGCCTTTGCTTGATGAAGTACAAGATTTCTTTAGAACAACTCAGCATGAAGGTTTGAAACAAGCTGAGAAGAAAGTAAGAAAAGAAGAAGCAAATATATTCAAGACTTGGTAGAAAGAAAATGTCCTATTCAATATCAGACGGTGCAGCAGCAGTAAGTGATGCCATTTCAGGAACTTCAGGTCTTGTTGGAAACTTTAAGGGGAATTACGCTTATCCAAGTAATTGCGGAGATAAGGATTATCCATCTTGGATTCAATTCTCTGTAAGGTCTCGTAAGGGTATCACCTCTGATGCCATCATTACAAACATTGCTTTGTATATGCCTGAGAACGCCTCTGTGCCTTCCACAGCATCATGGGAGAACGCAGAGACCTCTGCAATGATTAACTCAATCAGAAATGCTCAGATTAAAAGAATAGAGTCTGGTGAGATTAATGCAGCCAAATCTCGTGATGCTGGCTTTGCTCTTGAGGCTATGACGGGGGAAATGGGGACAGCTAACAGTGGTGGTCTGGGTCATGCCCTTAGACAATTCGCTGATAAGGGTAATCTTCTTCCTGTGAGTGTACAACAAGTGGCTGGTGCAATGGCAACACAAGCTGCTGCAAATACAGTTGGTGGGGCTTTGAGTAGAAGTTTGGGTAGAACAAACTCTGGTGGAAACTTATCAACTGACCAATCATTGGGGGCATTGTTTGGAGCGACAAGGAATCCATATCTTACTGCTTTGTTTAGAGGAATAGACTTTAGAACCTTTGAGTTTACCTTTAACCTGTTTCCACATAACCAAGAAGAGGCAGAGACGATAGACGCTATTATTAAAGTCTTCAGACAAGCCTATTTGCCGTCATACGGAAGTGGTGTTGGCGGCAAGGCTATACTTGATTATCCATTAGAGTTCAACATCTCTTACAAGTGGGGAACAAAAGATAATCCATATCTGAATAAATTTATGAACTGTGTCTTGGTTGGTCTGGAAGTAAATCATACTGGATATGGTTCATGGGTAAGTATGAAAAACGGATTTCCTGCCTCTACAATCATTCAACTTAGATTCTCTGAGACTAATATCGTTACCAGAGAAGACGTTGCAAGAGGATACTAGTTGAGTGAGCGAAGCTAGCAAGCTAGCTTCTAGCTTGCGCAGACGATAGAGTAGTTTTTCTGATTAAGAGTTGATATTTCTCCTAGGAGAAAACAAATAAAAAGCCAGTTAAATACTGGCTTTTCTTGTTTGAGACGATACAGTAGTTTCATTTAACAGAATTAAACTGAGTTTGAATCTTCTGTAGTGAATCTGCTTCATCCTTATCCTTTCTGAACTCAACAAAGACAGGAAGAAATAAAGAATAATAGGGATTATTCTCAGTTGGCTTCATAAGAGCATTAGCCCTCACTGCAATAACTGTGTCAATGAATTCTTCTCTATTGTCAGAGACGTTTTGCTTACTCTTGTTAGTCAAACCAGAAGAAGAGACATTAACTTTCAGTAAACCATCAGAGGATTCACAAATAATACTTCCAAAGGTAAATTCATTCTTTCCTGTTCCTTCGTTAAAACCCTTAACCAATAAATCAAGAATGACCTCTTGTTTAATCTTAATCTGGTCTTTTGAAGTTCCGTCTTTAAAGAGACCATTACGATTCTTTAATACTGCACCCTCTCCACCAGCTTTCATAATCTCAAGGGCAAACGTTCTTGCTTCATCAAGAGAAGAAACAAGGTCACTCTTAACCAAACGAACACAATTACTCTTCAGGTTTCCAATTACTTCCTTAACAAAATTCCATCTTGTGTTGTAGTTTGTCTCAAATTTCTTGGAGAGTAATTCTTCTTTACAAACAGCATCCCAACAGACAAAAGAGACAACATCATTCTCTTGTAGAAGTTCTGTATCAAAGTTTCCAGAGATGACAGAGTTCATAACCCCATTGCTCTCTTCTCTTGGAAGAGAAACACCATCTCTATAGACAAGAAGCTCTCCCATGAATCTATAGTCCTTTGGAAGAAGAGAAACACAATCAACAAACTTCTTAAAGGAAGAAATGCTTTCATCAAAGAAGAGATAACTTCCTCCTCTAGAACGAAACACTGCTTTTTGGTTTTCATCAAAGTCAATGTTTAAGAACATACCATCCATTTTCTCCTGAACAATAGCAGGAAACTTAAAGTTATTCCAGTCTTTATCTCTCATATCTTTAATAAGAGAACAACGCATATATTCCATTGTTGGAATTAGATTTGGATATACTTTATTAATTGTCTTAACAGCTACACCAGCTTTTAAATCTCTTCCAATAATTCTTTTAATGACTTCATAAGCCCTTTCGTCTTTATAAACACTAGGAAAAGAAGAAATAGTGAATTGTCTTAGATTGTCTCTATAAGAAAGTTTATCTGCATTCATTAACCAATCTCTAATAGAGAATTCATTTAAGAGAAACATTACTGTTGGTTTTTCTGTGTCAAGACTAAATCCAAATGTAACAGTTGATGAATAAGTCAAATAAAGAACTTGTTTAAAGAGTTCAATAATCTCTTCTCTATCTTTAACAGAAGCAAGAATCTCTTCTTTCTTATTCTTTGATGAAATGTTAGCTAAGTCATTGATGACTTCGTAAATCTCTACCAGTTGTTCAACTGAAGTTTTCATAGGTGTTTACCTCTCTTGTTGTGTTGATGATGAAGATACATTGTATAGGGAAAGAGAAGAAGCGTCAAGAGAGAAAGAGAGAAGAGAGAAAAGGGGGAAGAAGAGAGACATCACTAGCGTCAGCTAAAAGCTGACTAGCTTCGCTCTTTGTAGAAAA